TCGCTCGCTTAGTCGTTCACGGTGCCTTTCGGCTTCCGCCTTGTTAGCATTTCAGCTTCCAAGTCAATCAGAGCAAATTATCTACTAGCAGATTACGCCGCTAGGAGTCCATGTTGAACGCTATCAATCCAGCGCAAACGCTGGGTGTTGGTGCCAGTTGCCGGGGGCAACGTGACAGTTTGATGAAACCTATAGCTGGCCCCAATTTTGTTAACACTCAAACAAGTGTGTCGAGTCATTTCTGCTCAACTCATACGGTTACAATTCCCGTATGTTCAGACTATTGCATCACCCAAAACAGGTGTTCTCTCGCTTAGTCGTTCACGGTCTCTTTCGAGTTCCGCCTCGTTGGCATTTCAGCGTTCGAGTCGATCAGAGAGAATTTAATGTGGACTATGCCGCTAGGCTAAAAAATCCACCGATGGTGGCTGTGGGGTCGAACGATGACGGAGGCGCGTCAGTTACAACGCGGCAGTCAATGGTTCTCCAATCGCCTTCATCTAGGTCAGTGTCGCCAGGAACCTGCAACCAAACGCCGATCATCGAATAGTTTCCGAAGATATACGTCCTGTATGCGGTCTTGGAACCGGAGTAGTTAGCAGTCTTGGTCACGAACGGGGTCTGACGGAAAAGAATGTTCGTACCCGGGAGCACGATTTCTTTCGTCTGATCCGATCCGGCCATTTCGTCAAACTTTCTCTGGCCACTTTCCGTGTGCTTCCAGTTGTCAATGATGGAGTTATTCACAGTCGTTGCGTTGTAAATATCGCCCAACACGTTAGGAGACACAACGCCGTAATACATGCCCTTTTTGCAAGGAAGTACGTCGGCGGAAACTAGCTGCTGCTTCATTTCACGAACGGTCGCTAGATCGAGCGTGAAAGGAGTTGCGAGCAACCCGTTCTGGTTTACGTTGCTGTCAACAGTGCTTGCACTGTCCGCAACGGCGCTGTACAACTCGCTGATCGACTGACCGGCTTGGTAGCCGAGTTCGACTGCGCTGTTGCCAACTAGTTCGTCGATTGACGCGGCGATTGCGAAAGCAGAAAAATTAGTATAATTATTCCACTCCCCCACGGTTGCTGGCGCGGTAATCTGTGAAACCACTTCTGGTGCTCCGACGTTTCCGTCTGCGTTCTGAGCAGTATCACCAGTCAAGGTGTTGTACTGGAAGAACTGACGGTTGACGCCCATATGCAATCCCTGCACGCGGCGTTCAGCCACGGTCACGAATGCATCGGTCTCACCCTTCAAGTTCGGGATGAGTTCTTTATCGAATAGAATTGCCTGCGCGGTCAGAACGTTCGATACGTTCGACGCTGATGGTGTCGGTCCACTCATGTGGTTACCTAACACTCCGTAATCTACGACTTGTTAGTCGTGTTTGTTCCTTACCTATACTTGATTCCGGCTGCGTCAAGCTGCTTGACGTAATTATCGTCACGTAGCTTTTTGCGGAATTCCGCCGGGGACATTTTTCCAATGTCCCGCATAAGTTTCGAACGAGTCTCTGCTGGTGTTGCTTGTAGCACCACGGGTCGTTGTGCGCTCATCGATCCTGGCTGCAAACCACCATTGACTCCCGGCTTACGGGCCGCTGATTGCGCATTGGGCGCGGCGGCAGACGTAGAGGCTGGGGCCTCGGCCGTCGGCGTCGGAGTTTCTTCCGCCTTCGGCTGTACTGTAGGTTTCTCTTCCGTTGCTACAGCAGCGGCTGGTGGTATTGCCACCGGGGTCGTTACTGGAGTTGCGGATGTCGTTGCCGGGGGATTAACCGCCGGTACGACAGATACTGATTCAGTTGCTGATTGCCTTTCAACCTTTGGCAACTGAGTTTTAACTGCCTGGAACGCCTTTTCGAGATTGTCATACGTCATAGTCAGCACATTTGCTACCATGTACTCACGCATGATGTTCGAAGAGGCTAAACAAGGCAAGAAATCTTCTTTGTGATCGTCCATCCAAGATTGGGCGACGATTCTACCGTGTTCGCGGGTAGCGACGTCGGCTTGCTCTGCGTCACGCTGGGCGGCGACCGACTTCTTCACGGCTTCTTTCATTTTAACTGGGTCTTTTTCGTTTGCGGCTTCTTCAGCCAAGCGGTCACTTTCCGCCAAAGCTGTTTGAGCAGCTGCGCTCTTTTCAGCAGAATTCATAGCAGCTGCTGATTGTTTATATCTGTTATTTTTCACACGGTCTGCGTAACGAGCCGCGTTGACGTGCGCGTTTTGAACTTTACCAATGGCCTCGATCAGACTTGTGCTTTCGAAGTGAGTCGGACGCCCGATAGGACGACCGTCTTCGTCGGTTCCTTGATACTCATGAATAACTTTTTCGATGTCGCCTTTGGCGTTCCGAACAATAGTCAAGCCATACTTTTTGGCCGCTTCATCTTCGATGGCTCTAGCGGCGTTAACTTCGTTTACTACTGTCATCGTCGTTTCAGGTGGCACAGTACCGTCTGGGACAGGCTGTAAAGCAGCTGCCGCGTCTTCTGTTGCCTGGGCTGCGGCGCGCGCTTCGTCTTCCGCAATCTGAGCGGCCTCTTCGGGGTCGGGTTGACGACGTGATTTAGGAACATAGTCCGGATCGTTCAACATCTCCGAGGCGATCTTTTTGCCTTCAGGAGACACGAGCAATGTGTTGACGGCGTTTAGGACGTCGCCACCACTGCGCATCGCTGTTTTCAAATCTTCTAATGTTGCTGACTCCAACCACGCTTGGTTGATGTCACTTGCGGTAAGTCTTGCCATGTTATTAATCCTTTTACAAAATTTGATTATACTGCTTTCCCCGAAGGGATTACTTTACTGCTACTTTCTTTGGTCGTGCTGGGTGGATGCCGAACACGTTTTTAATCGCATCTGCTGGTGCCCCTGGCTTCGCTGGATGAATGCCAAACATGTCACCTACCCGCGATACCGCTTCTTCAGTCTCTACTGCTTCTACTTTGCGAACCGAATTAGCATGTTCAACAATTGAGTGTAATAATAAATCGCTATACTCCGTCGCATTGCGAGCACGTAATGTTCTAGTTTGAGACACTCGGTCGTAGTCTTCTGATTCTGGGTCTAGGCGGATGATGTCCTGCGTATAGCGTAGACAAGCTTCGTTGGCGATCTCTTCGACCACTTTCCAACCAGGAGAAAGAATAACTTGCAACAATGATGCTTTCTTTGCTTGTGACAGGTTCGGCGATAGTATTGCCTGTTTTTCTTTTATAGCCATTGTTTTATTCCTTTATTTTAACTACAAAGCAGTGGTCGAACCAAAGCCTGTGGTCGTATCTTGACCTTCTAGTTCGGGCGTTGTCGCCTTATTGATTGCCGTACGGAAAGCTTCGTTACCAGCTTTGCCAAGCTGTTTCTGGTTTTCTATTTGCTGTTCTTGCGCGAACTTAGCGGCTGCCATTTTTTGAGCACTTGCTGCTTGCGCTTGCTGCAGTGCGGCTGGCGAATTAGCCTGATGTCTCTGTTGTTCGTCCGGTGTCATCTTGCGTAAGAAATTCTGACTGAACTTCCATCCGGCTGCGTCTGTGAACGCCTTAAAGATTGCTGGCGCATCAAACTGATAACCTGCGTCGTTTGCATTCGCTACGAACGTTGGATTATTCAAAAGTTGAATAATGATAGGCAACGCTTGAGCCATTTCTTTCTTGGCACCAAGTTTTGCTCCCGCCAATACCTCGTACTTAATCTTTGCTTCTCGATAATCCATGTGGTCGACAAGAGCCGGTTGGCCTAGTTCATCGCCTAATATATCGCGAAGTACGCTAGTCGGCAGCAATAAATTATCGAGTTCGTCCATTTGGAATAACCACGGCTCGAAAACCTGTCGAACAAATCTTCCAGTTGGGCCGTCAAGTCTACTGGCGTTAGCCTGAATAACTGCCGCCGCTCCGGTACCCGAGCGCATGCCTGTAGTTTTTACGCCAGAAGCACCCGCACCTTGAATAACTTGTTCGTTAGCACCGGATGTTGATGCGCCCGCACTTTGGGCCTGCGATATAAATTGCCACGCTTCACCTGGGACAGGGGGCATTTCAAGGAACTTGAATGCCTTATCGACGTCTTCTTCCACGTCGATAATTCCACCTTGACGCCATCTGACGTCTTGAGTGAGTGTGTTGAAACCCTTCTTACGAACAGCGGTTGGCTGCAGACCGTAGTTGAGTAAGTCGAGCGCAAGATTAGTTACGCCTTGCTCAACGATCTGTTCGCTACCAATCAACAAGCCAAGACCTTGACCGTAGAAGCAGTCAGGAATATTGCGCCAGTTGAACGAATAGAACGGGATGTGCCCGTACGGATTATTCTCGTTGCGAATTAAAATGTTGTGACCGTTGAAGGATAGAACAACAATAACCTTCTCGTCGTCCCAGTGTTCCAAAACTTCGATGGGTGCTTTACCCGGGTCAACCGACGTCTTATAACTACGCGGCAAAGCATGTTGGATGTAGCCCATCATGCCTTCGGGCAACGTCATCGTGATATTGTCTGGGCCTGAAGACGGATTCGAGTCAAAAATTTCCCGTAGCACTGCCTCTTCAGGAATATTGTAGCCTTCTACGTCTCGTAACTTAGCTAAATCACTGTACGTAGCGTAGTCGCGGTACACAACCCAACCAGCGCGACGAATATCACCAACACGGCAGCCCGGATTAACAAGTACTGTGCGAATATCGCACCACTTGATCCACGGATGGCAAACTCTTTTAGTATACGGCTCTGACGTGTAGTCGTCCGATTCCGGAGTGTCTTCTAACTTAACAGTACCGTCTGGTTGTTCGATCTGTAGACGCTCGCCCTTACGTTTATAGCGAATCATCTTCTTTTCGAATTCAACGAAGCCATACTTCATGATACCGGTGCCTAACAAGGCGGCTTGCTCAATCGTGCGCTCTACTTCTTCCTCGAACTTCATCATGTCGAGTTGCGTAGAGAAGACAGCGGTCTTGGCTCTTATCACATCTTGAGTTACAGCGGGTTGCGGGCGAAGAGCAAAAGGCGGCTTTTCGTAAAACAGCCCTCCCATCACTTTGGGAACGATAGATGAAATGTGGTTCGACACCATGTACTTAGGTACCGATGCGTTGCCGATGTTCCCACCATCAAACGCCGATTGAGTAGCAGGCGATTGATAAAGAAGGTCAGCCATCGTCCAGCCGTTTGACCACTGCTGGATGTTTATGTATGTATCAGCCGCTTCACAGTCATCGATGACTAGCTTGACGGCCGCTGCATCGTTGAACTGAATCGTATCAGTGACTTCATCAACAAAGGTATTTTCTTTGTTAATCTCAGGCGCAGCGTCGATGTAGAGGTCGTGAAGTTTCTGAGCTATTCGTTGATCCTGGTCGGGCATCTAATTCCCTTAATTTCTTCTACGCCTCATTCCTGGCGGTAGTATTTTTAATAACTGCTCGTATGCCCTGTTTCGGGGCGACAGCGATTCGGGTTCTACTGTCTCCACAGGTTTTGGCTTTGTAGGAGAAGGACCGCCGTGCATGCGATTATACCAACCGTCACGAACCTCTCTTGCTTGCCGCTCCTCGTGCTCCTTCTCAACTTCTTTTGGGTCCGGATCATATTGGAGTGCTGTCGGTGGTAGATGCGAAATTACACCAAGCGATATCGCGTCTGGTATATCGTCTTTGCGGTAGTTATTGCTTTTCTTACCGTTGTAGTCAATGAACTGTTTATAGAGTTCGTCGATCCAAGCACCGGATACAAATTTCAAGCGGCCGTTCGCGTGTAAGAACTCTAGGTCCTTAATGCGATTCTGCTTCGCGTTCGGTTTAACGTCTACCGGGCGAAGACGCGTAAAGTGCTCAAAAGCTGAGCCCCTAATCTTTGCTAGGTTCTTAATGTTACCCATCAAAAACCCTACACCGTTTGCCTCTTCGATATAAATCTTAGTGACTACCGCTTTGTGCTTGTCGTAAAACGCGAGCATCTGGGATGCTAGTTCCGAAGATTTCCACTTATCGTAAACCATGTCTAAAACAATGGCACCGAGTTGGTTGTGTGTATCTTTAAAAATTCCTATTGTCGCGCCGACGGAAAAGTCAGATGTGCGGTTTTCGCTGTACGCAATGTCCCACGTTTGAATGACTTCCATTTCTTTCGGAGCGGCATTAAGCTGGCATGTACTCGCGCGCATACTCTCTAGATCGAAGTTGTTGACGAATACATCTAGCTCTTTGGGATCGGTCGCAATATTAAGTTGCTGGTTCTTGAAACCGCGCTCTTTGTTTTCCTTCAATAGAGAACGAAGTCTACTGAAGCTCAGCTTAGACGGAAACCACAAATCGACCATTTGTTCCGTAACTAGGAACATACCATCGGGAGTTTTTAATAGCTGTTCATACGCGCGCTTATACTCGGGCTTAGGCGTCCAGGCCGAGATGCTCAAATACGCATATGGCTCAGGTTCGTTATTATTCTCATCCTTGGACATTCTACCGCCGTACCAGTCCTTGGTGAAGTAACGGGTTCCGATGACATCTGTGAAGCCCCAAGGCTCGGTTAGGTTATTGGTGGCCTTCACTTTTTCTTTCAGGTTTTCTCGCAACTCTTCTTCAGCCGAGTTTTTATCTTCTACGATATCGTCTAGCTTCCTAATATCGCAGCGAGAACCAACAGACGACGCATCCAATGACGAAATCCACACATGTGGTTCTTTCGAAAGAAACATTCGCGCTGGACACTGGAACGGTTCTTTGGATTTACCTGCTATGCCTGTGATGATATATTCAGGATAAAGAATCTGAAAAGCTGTCGGAGTCCCCTTCCTCGGCAAATAGAAGTAAGACTTGATTTCCATCATGAACATCTTCGCCAAATTCTTAACCGACGTCATGATCATGATGCGGATATCCGGACAATTCAACATCCACTGCACCGCGTCTACACCATCTATGGTCGACTTGTATCCGGACCTAGGGGCGAACAACAACATCGTACGGGTAGGCGTAACGCCGTCATTTGCAAATCTTTTCTGCACGCCGATCATATCGTGCATATCGTCTTTGGTATACTCGTCAAAATACAAACCGTCAAACTGCTTTTTGACAAACATATCGCAGACCATCTGGTGGGTATTGTGGAAAAAGCTGCATCCCAACAAACGACCTTGCCAGAATAAATCCTTACGGCCTTTGTCGCGAAGATCAAGCCATCGGCGGAATGATACGATCTCATTTACTTCGAACATCGTCTTGAGATTTATTACGTCGCCTTTAAGTGTCTTGTACTCTAGTTGGCTCGGATCGATATTAACTTGAACCTTAAGGTCCTGACCTAGGCTGTCGTCTTCGAATCGGACTGCTCTAATCTTAACAGGCTGACGAAAAGGTGCTGGGCGGTTGCTCTTCTCTTTCTTTTTGCCTTTCTTCTTATCCTCTTCTTCATCGTCATCTGATTCTTTGTCGAGGATATCCGCGCCTTCGTAGATCGCCAGTAGGTCGACTAACGTACGGCACTCACTCTTATAACGCTTACCCGTGGCATCTAGCTCTTGAGCCCACTCCAAATTCTTACCGTGGTCGTCTAGAACTTTCTCGGCATCTACGGATACTTCGGGTTTGACGAAACCAGCTGAACGTTGCTCAGCCAACTTCTTCCGCTCTCTGAAATTTTCTTGACGCTTCCTATTTCTTTCTCGTGCTTCTTCCTGAGTAAGAGCCATTACATTATCCTTGCCCTGTATTAGGGGCGTTGCGGCGAACTACTATTGCTTTGCTGCGTCTGTGTATTCTTTCACGTTATCGGATTTGGTTTTTATAGCCTGACCTGTTTCGGCCGCGTCTGCTCTTGCCTGTCGAGCCATGCTGTACGGGGTATCTTGGTGCGCTTGCGGGATTTTAGGAGCCGTTGGCTTCTTAGGTCCGAAACGAGACGTCGGATTGCCTTCTACACTTTCTGTAAACTTATTGGCGTTTTCTAATGTCTTCTTTGCTCCTGCCAAAATGTTTTCTACTGAGTTGGTTGCCATCTTAACTCCCTGCCTTAATATCTTCGTCTGCTGGGTTATCTTTCACGAGAGATTTTGCTTGGTAGCCGTTCGGCGATTTAAAAATCCCCACAATACCGCCAGGTTCAACTTTAACTGCGTTGTAATCGCCGTTATGAAACAAACGGGAAATTTCTCTCATAACCGAACCGTGGACACAAGAGATAGACGGCTTACCAGCTTCTTCACCGACTCGGATGGCCATCTCTATTTTAGGATCAATGCGATCTCGGAAGTGCTGCACGCTCTCACCACCAGGAATCTTGACCTCTGGGTTCTCACGGTACCACTCTAGTTTCTTTTTGTTCTTCTCGGTCTTTGGCAGACCTGTGAAGTCTCCAGTATTCAAGCTATTCATCTTTGGAACTGAAATCGACTTCATGCCTTTTGCTTCCATCAAAGGTGCTAGTGTTTGCGCGGTACGTTGCATACCACTGTGAAATGCTTTACTAAACTCCCGTGCAGCGAAGTAACGAGGAAGCTCTTCTGCTTGCGCGCGACCTTTTTCGTTTATTGGGATATCTTCGTCGCCGCGAAACTTATCGTCTTCGTCGTCGTTCCAATCTGTATCGCCGTGTCTTATGAAAAAAGCAACTATTTTCATTGGCTTTCGATCTTCTTAACTACAACCGATGACTCTGCTACAGAACCATCACTGGATTTTTTAGAAAACTTGGCAACGATATCTTCCATCTTATTGGCTACGTTCATTGCGCCGGAACCGCCTAGGAGATAAGCGATACCTGATAGGTCAGGCAAAATATGATTCTTATGGACGAGATATGTAACCCACGCGATGCTAGAGAACGTCAGTAAAAAAGCTATGCAGTGACTGGCGTTCACAGACTTATCTCTGTCATCAAAAATAGCTTTGAAAAAACTCATTATGATTTGTTACTTTCCTAATCCAATCTTCAAACTCTGTTTGTGTTCTGTCCCCCTTCGACCTGTTGCAATTCCAACAGGTTGGGGCTACGTTCTCTTTTGCATTTATTCCGCCACGGTTGAGCGGGATAAGATGATCCAAACTAAGCGTATTTTCCTTTTTAACTTCTAACGTTAGTTCTTGTCCACATACGTGGCACATAAAAGAAAATAATTCCACTTGTGTTCTCCACTCTGATTCAGTTAGAGTAGACAAAGTGTTGTAACGTTTAGCTCGTCTGTGTGCGCGCTGAACATCCAATCTAAATGGGTGACGATCACGATACTCGCGTCCACGGCGCTGATTATCGTCTTTGTGGTTGTTTTGATAACCTAAGCTAACTTCTTGATGACACTTCTTGCACCAAGATCGTAGCTTTCCAGTTCTCTTATCTTTGTAGAAAGATTCTTCCGATAATTCTTTTTCACAACGAGTACAGGTTTTCATTTTCATCTCCTAAATAGATGCGACAAGGAGCGTAATTTAGGTACGCCCCAAGTCTACGCTTCGGTGATCAAGCCGAAGAATTACTTTTTAAAACTTTTGAGTGTTTGTGCGAACCGTGCCATATGAGCCACATGAGCGTTATCGCTATGTGTTGCGGCTTCTATTTTCTTAGAAGGGATTTTTTCACCTTCGGGTACACCTAATGCGCGATGCAAGCCGCCCTTACGCATGTGATGAATCGCTCTATAAAGTGATGGATTCTTTGCCATATTATACTCCTGGTACCGGTGCCGGGGCCGGTGCTGCTCCAGGGGCCATCGGGATACCTGCTGGTGCTGCCTGGGCTTGAGGCACGCCGTGCTGACCCATATCCGCTTCTGGTTCTCCTGGGTTAGGCGCTCCCAAATTTGCCTGCATGCTGTCGTGCAAGTGATCCAAAGATTGAACCGCGTGCTTAACGTTCTTGTGCGGACCTTCGGAGTGATGGTGTTCTACGGTCGCACTACCATCCTTGTGAAGTTGCCCGGTCGTCTTATGAAATTTATGCTTTTTCATGATTACTCTTCATCCTCGGGATGTTTAATCTCATCGTGAATGCCTGGATGAACATCTTCTTCTTTCTTTTCCTCTTCTTCTTGTTCACGTAAGTAGTCTTCGAGACTATCGTGAATCGCATCTAGGTCCGCTACCGCGTGCCGCGCAGACTTTAGTTTATCTTCGTGCTCGTAGCTGCACATAGCGCTACCATCATCGCAATGTTCAATTTCAAAACCGATATGTCCGTTATGTACCATAGTACCTCAATAAAATTTGGCGGCGGTCACCACTAACGTGCTCTTCTGCACCCGATTGACCGGGGCTTAGGAAGCGGTTGGACTCAATCAACCGGCAAGTATCGTTTCTGCGTGCGCTACTCGCCGCCGCTCAAGTAGTTCTTCCGTTAGTAGGACTCTAGGATTCTTTCTTACGTGCTGCTCTCGCGTGTGCGTACGTTGGTAGATTATGGCGCGGAGTCGAGGCAAAATCATGTAACGCTTTGCGCGACATATCTAACATGCCTCGATTCTCTGCGTGTAGTTTTTCAGGATGATGAAGCGCTATCGCCATCGCGATCTGTTGCTTCTGGCTCTCGGCTGGCATAACTCTCCAAATAAACAATTGCCTTGCGACCGACATCTAGTCCACCTATCTCTAGTATGGCGATGAGTCGATTACATCGGTTGCACAATAATTTACGAACTTCTTTCGTTTCGTGATCGTGGTCAACATCCAATTCCCTATTAGGAGTGCCGCCACAAATAAAACATTTCCCGTCTTGCTCTTTAAGCATTTTTTCATACTGTTCAAAACTCAAACCATACAAGTATCGTACTGAGTTCTTACGAGCATAGTTCTTAATTTTATCTTTATTGTTTTCTCGCCAACGCGCCGTAGATAACCTAGACTTCTCTGGGTTTTTCCAATATCTTTCTAACGCTTTGATTCTGAAATTTTCTTTGCGACACGTGAGGCACCTTAATCGTCGTTTACCACTGTCGTGCGAAAAATCTTTATTACAGTTTACACACGTATCTATTCTCATTTTATATACTCTCCCTATAGAGTAAGGGCGGTGATAGGGCACCGCCCAACCTGTAGCTACAAACTTAAATTACCAACCGCCGCCCTTTTCCGCTCCACCCTTTTCAGAGCGAACGTTCAACATGCGGGCACGGCTCAAGGTTGCCTTATCGTGCGAAACAGGCTTAACCTTCTCTGCGCTCGGCTTGTTGCCGAAACGACGAGTTTCGTGATTACTTTCCCCGCTCGGAGCTTCCTCATGAGGACTCTGCTTCAATCCAAATGCAGCCAATGAGTTTCCGCTCGGCTTAGAACCGTTACGAAGGGTTGCTTCCGGATGATTGCTCTTACCAGTCGCGCGATGACCTTCTTTACCAGGCATGTTACCGCCTTGTGCGCCTTCTTTTACTTGCTTCATAAAAATCTCCTGTTAAATATGAACCTTAAAAATGTTTGCCGCTGCGTGTACGAGAGTCAGAGCTATGAACTTACCGTTCTCCCAATGTCCTGCTGATCGAGCCGCGCGTTCTATATTACCCACGCGTTCTTTTAAAGCCGCGTGCTGCTCCATTGCAGCTTTAAAATTACCTTCCATCGTTGCAGACGATGTATGTATCTCACCTATCTTTTCGATAAGAAATTGTTTAAAGCCTTCATCCGTGCTAGTATCAAACGCCGACATGTGGGTCCCTTTAAATTTTTGTCACCGGTTGTAACGGCCAGACTGACTGTGGATTGCGCACGATATCTCTGGATCGCCGTTCAAATAAGTTACGCGCGAGTCACAGAGAAAGTTGTGGGGGCCTTGTTAGACCCCCGAGGTTAATTAAGCTTCGATGCTGAACTGGTACAAGTTGGCCTTGTTAGCCACGTTACTTGCGCCGAAGGTGATACCAACCACCAAACCGAATGGAGCAGCTTGGTACAACAGCGGGTTGCCGCTAGCAAAGTTGATACCGGTCAACGAGTTCACCAATGCCACAACGGATGTGCTAGATGCGCCAGTGCCGTTAGTAACAGTGTTGTTCACGATTGACGTGTACGTTCCGCCAACGATGCCGCTGTTGTTGGACCCGAACAACTCAGCCTGGATGCTGAAGTTATACGCGATACCGTCAACGCCAGGAGTAAACGCACCTGTCGAAGCGAGAATCGTATAAACAGGGGCCGTCAAAGAACCGGTCACGCCGTAAAGAGCAACCGTAACGGTTTCAGACGTCGCGTTAGACGCTGGCGTAAAATCACCAGTCGCGGTAACGAACATCAACTGACCGTTCAACTTGTTGTCGCCTGGGACCCACATTGCGCCCACAGGGCTGGTCGCTGACGGGGTCGCCGGTGCGGCTACCCAGTTTGCGCCTGCGGCTGCGGGAACGTTGCGGCCGAAATACTTGACGGTCGAACCAGAGCCGCCAACTGTGGCTGGGAACTGACCATTGACTTGAAAATCCTGGATGGGATATGACACTTTTTGTTACCTCTTGATATACGCCTGCAGAACGGTAGCGGAAACTTCTTTAACTACTCCTTGTCCGTTTACACACGCTTTCGGAGAGAACAGAACTTATTCTGAACTATCCACACTCAGCGATTTGGATCGAACTATCGCCTTTGTGCTTTTGTAAATACCTTATGGCACTTACTAAAATTGTTTGACTTTCATAGCAGTAACCCAACAACAAATTACAGGCGCTGCACAATATATCTCTTAATTCGCCTGTCTTGTGGTCGTGGTCTTGGCATGGGGTAAGCATTGTATACTTCCCTAGAACCATCTGCTTATCACAAAGAGCACAACGACCGTTTTGGGCTTGAAATTTAGCAACAAACTCTTCGTGAGTAATACCGAATTTTACTTCTCTGTATCGCGCGGTGTTTTTATTAGATATAATCTTCTTAATCTCAACTGGAAGTTCGCGCCAATATTTTTCCCAATTTTTTGCTTGTATAGCCTTACGTCTTTCGGGGTTGTCCTTCGACCATTTAGAGGCACGCTTTTTTACTACCTCTGCACTAGCTTCATATTCTTCGTGTTCGCAAGAACGACACTTGCCGCGACCAATAGCCAACGTAGATGGGTTACTATTGCTTATATCCAAAACATTTTTACAGCTGTAACAACGCCCTGTTCCTATCCGAGTCTTAGCGCACAGCCGACAATACCCGGCGTGCTTTACAAACACTGACTCGCAAGAATTCTCAAGCGTTAAAACAACATGACACTTACTGCACAGTCCTGTTCCCATTTTATTCTCCTATTAAGAACGACAAGGGGGATGTAATAGGCACCCCCCAAGTCTGACCCCTGGGAGCAACCCCAAGGGCTAATTTATGCTACCACAAATCTACTTACTTGTCAAGCGGCTAGACGTAATTCACGGAGACGACTACCGAAGAGGACGGCGCTACTATACCAGCCGTTCCGCCTGTAGTCACACAGGCTGCGCTTAACGCGGTGCCGAAAGTCTTCCCGCCTGCTGCGCCCGTTTTGAAAATCGCTGTAACAACTTGACCAGCTGGGGCCAGAATAACCTCGTCTGGAACAGTAGTTCCAAGAGTAACCGAGCCACTAGCTAGATTATAAAGTTTGACATAGGATGCCGCTCCACCGTTCGCGCTGTTATCGACTGTAACTGAATAGACGAGTGCAGAGGATGCTTTGATACCATCGACAGAAGTACCCATCGCAGTATCTTGAAAGATTATTTCATTCGCGGGCGATGTTACGTTGACTTGAGTTATACCCACTTAAATCTCCTACGCCGTAGCAGATGCTACTGGGGTTGCCGCTTGCGCTGCTGCTTGGAGCGATTTATTCGTCGCTTCCAACTGCGCAATGTAAACTGCTTGTTGCGAAATCTGAATGTGCAATCGGCCGATCTCTTCGAAAATCTTTTCTATTGTGGTGTTCATTGTGTTGCTCCTTTTTATTTGATTGTTTTAAATACTAACTACTATAAATACTCCACTGTTCCCGACATACTTTCAACGACGGTACCTTGAAGTAAAGATGTTGCGGCATAGACAATGCCCGCCGAAAAGTTGAATTGTGCAAAGTACCCCGGTGAAATATTCAGAATTCCGTTTGCCGGGATTGGGGCGGCCCAAACAGGGACAGTTGTTCCAAGGGTGACAGCACCAGTGGTAGCTGCGTTGAAGAACTGAATCCACGAAGCCACGGCTGTATTGTTGAGAAAATACATCCCGTACAAATTACCTGTCGAACCTTTTATTAGTGTGAGTGCCCCAGTGGCACTGATAATTTTAGCTAAAAGGGCACCAGCCGCTGCTGTAGTCGGGGTCGCGGTGATTGTTCCACTATCAACGACCGTATGCAGGTTCGCGCCGTTTTGCTGCACAACAGATGACACTATTGTAAAACAGGCATTCGCAACTCCGTTACTGTATATAGTTACGTTGCCTGTGCCCGTCAGCGTAGTTACCAAACGACAGCGGTATATACTAAACCCTGCGATGTTAAACTGAAGGGCTATGGAAGAACCATAGAATGGTTGCCAATTAGTGAATATAGCAAACGTACTTTGAACAAAACCTGTAATGGGGTACCACACCACTCCGTCTGTCGATGCTTCAAAATCAATCAATCCCGCTGTGAGAGTTCCGGCGATGTTAAGAGTTACAATGATTGTAGAAGCGCTATCGACAGTACCTTGCAGAGTACTATTTGCTACAGCCGTCGAATCCCAAGTGACTGTAGACATATTATTCCTCCGTCCATTCCACCATTATTTGTAAGGTAGGTGTTGTTCCTACCACACTTACACATACGCCTATAAAGTCAGATGTCCCTCTTAAAACTAATTCTTGACCGTGATTATCACCAAACAGCCACTCGATATAAGGAACTGGTACGGTGACCGCTGGAGTAACAATCTCATAACGGTCGCTAGTCGGGCTACCTGCGGGTGTTACGGTTGTTGCGGCTACTGTCCAAAAATTAACAACTGCTGTGTTTGCCGCATTGTTAATATCCATTTTACAGATAAGATTCGACTGAGAGACAGCAGTACCTCCAGACAAGGCTGAATAACGGTACATAAAAAAGCTGGCAACAGTGCCTGTTGCCGCAGTACAAGAGAGTCGAATGCGATTAATACGAACTGTTTTTGTTGCACTTCCCGTAACTGAAAACGTCGGGCTAAAACTGGCTGACACGATTGGGGTACTAGCGACAGAGCAGCGATAAGTCTGCTTACGACCTGCTGTGTTAACCGCTTGAGCGCCTGTCGAGTCTGTTTGAAACTGAGATGCGTTGCCAGCCGTCAGAGCAGGAATGGTGGTATTGAATACGCCACCAGTAACCAATTCAAAGGCTAGTGGCGCGACGTTTTGACCTGTCGCTCCCGATACACGTTGAGCGCCGTGCAAATCCACAGACAAAAGAACTTGGTCACCCTCGGTCCACGTCGGGGCAGCCGCATTGGCAACGGCTGGGAGAACGCCCAAGTTTATCGTGCCGGGTGCCGCGTTATTGTTTGTGAGCGTCCCAACTGCCGTCGGAGTTACTCGAAGATTTCCGCTTAAATCCGTAGACAACATAACCGCGTCGCCAGTAGTGTAAGTAGGCGCGGCGGTGGTTGCAACCGCAGGCATAACCTCGATAAGGTCTGCCGTAGGAGCGGCATTGTTGTTGGTAAGCGTACCACGAATGCGTTGACGGCCTGTTAGATCGACCGACTCTAATACTTGATTGCCCTCTGTCCACGATGGGCTAGCAGCATTAGCGAGAGCAGGAAGAACTCCAACCTCAAAACTCGGGGCCGCGTTATTATTCGTGCGCGTTCCCACGATGCGGGTCGCGCCGTTAAGGTCAACAGACGCAAGTACCAAATCCCCTTCGGTGTACGTCGGAGCTACCGCGTTAGCGATAGTTGTGAGCGCCATCTGACCATCAGAACCGGGCGCAGCGTTATTCGGGGTCAGTGTGCCACGGATGCGCTGACGACCTAAGAGATCGACGGACAAAAGAACGTTGAATCCCTCGGTCCACGAAGGTGAAGCGGCATTCGCAATCGCTGGGAGAACTTCGAGAGCGGCGGCTGCCTCTGGTGCGGCAGCGTTATTGGTTTCGTCACCCTCTACCGTGAATGGTGTTCCCGTGTTGGTTACGTTAACGTTCAACGCGCCAGCGGTATTCGTTAAGGCAGTGGCACCTGAGAAAATTGAAGCATTTACAGCTTCAACGTTAACAGCGGCTGGAGCCGAACCAAAGGCAACGACTGATGTAGCGCCAATCTGGACGCCCGCCACAGCCTGTAAATCTTCATTGAGAGCGCCGTGCAGGTCTGTAACAGGCAGAACCATATCACCTGTCGTATAAGTAACAGTATTGTACGCAGTCTCGGCTATCGCGCCCAATACACCTATAAGTGTAGCGGTTGGAGCGGCGTTATTGTTCGTCAAGCTGCCTGCGACAACCCACGGCGTTGTGCCTTGTGTTACCGAGACAGTTCCGGTAATCGTGGTCGAAGCAAGGGTGACAGGAACTGTATTCGTAACGTCTACGTTCAATGAAGAACCTGTAGCCGTGATACCTGTGGTGCCTGCAAACAACGATGCGTTTACTCCCGGGACCGCAGCAGCGGCGGGAGCCGTTCCGAAATTGGTGACCGCTGTAGCGCCCAGTGTGACGCCAGCAACTTGAATGAGATTCTCGGCAACGGTATTTGTAACCGTTGTAGACGCGAGACTGACAACCCAAGGACTCGTTGATTGAGTTACAGCTACCGTCCCGGTAATAGTCGTCGAAGCTAGAGTGACAGGAACCGTGTTCGTAATGAACGCGTTCACGCCGATGACATTAACCGCACCGGGAGACGTTCCATAAGCGGAAGGTGAGCCAAGAGCGACAGTGTTCCACTCCGTGACATTCACATTTTGAAGACCAGACGGAGTAATTGTGACCGTTCCGCTGACTACCCAAGGTGAAGTACCTTGGAGAACGGTGACCGTCGACAGCGGAGTTAGAGCCGCGATTTGCGCCGCTGTTAAAACGACAGGCAAACTCTGTGCGGCCAATTGTTGGCCTAATGAAAACGGTACGCCACCCACTTGAACCAAATTGACGTTGCTGCCGCCACCACCACCGCCACCGACGGCCACATTTACTAAAAGGTTTCCGGCTGAATCGCATTGAAGGGAACAGCCTTGTTCATCTTGGGGCGCAGGTGCGGTTGCGTTATAAACCGCTCCGACCACAGTTGGCGTTCCGGGCGATGGACTTAGTAAAGGGCCTCTTACGGCCAGCGGGTTAAATGGCATCTAATCTCGTAAATTCAACTAAAACAGTTTATCTACTTCCCTGATTATTTCCGAAATTTGAAAAGCGTGGCGAGCGTCGGCTTGATGTATCGCTTTTTTTAATAATGCACGAATAGTTGCAAGTTTTTGGGCTTGTTCCGATAACAAACCAGCGTCTGACAAAATATCGACGACGAGTTGTTTGATCTCGTCAATGCTCAGTCCGTCTTTACCAGGAATACCTTGTGGGCCAGGGACCGTCGAATCAGCGCCAGCTGGACCTGTTATTGACTTCCCCGGATCGCCTTTTGGACCAGGTGTAACCGAATCTTTTCCCGGAAAACCTCGAAGACCGGTTGGACCTGGTTCGCCCTTGACGCCGCGCTCTCCTCTCGGGAGAATTAGACTCAAAATATAAACGCCGCTCTCATTGCGATGTAGCGTTGCCTTAGCTTCAGTACCTACAACGGCTTCGCCTATTACGAATTCTGGAACTTGGGCATCTCTACCGTCGCGGCCGTGTTTACCGTCTTCGCCTGCGGGTCCTGTGAGACCTCGGTCACCTTTAGCGCCAGCGGGACCGGTAGGTCCTATAGGACCTGCCTCTCCGACTGGTCCTCTTTCTCCGCGCTCCGCTTTCTCTCCTGCTGGACCTCTATCACCTTTGAGACCCGTAGGTCCAACTGGACCTATAGGTCCTTGGATACCTCGCTCTCCGCGCGGGCCTTGGGGTCCTGTGATAACGTCCAAGGCTTCTTTTTCCATTTCTGTGGCGCGACGAGCAATAATATTTGCCATTATATTGGCGGCTTTATCATCCATAATTATTTCCATACCCACGCACAGCATGGGCAAACTACTATTGTACCTGTTTTCTTTTGAAGCTGTGTTTTACAAATTGGACAGTCGCGTTGCCACGTAAAAAGCCTCCGAGGAGACTACGCAAAACTAGGAACCGGTCGCGACGCCTTCGGAATTCCACCAATAGGAGATATTTCCTCCCACATTGATTATTTGAATGATGTCAAGAAATTGTGGATTAGTGAAAGCGTCATGCATTACTTGCGAAAGTGTAGTTACGGGAAGACCACTACCAGACAGACCAAATCTCGTTTGATATTGGCCGATTCTCGTGCCATTAGTTGGTAGAATTGCGGGATAGTGAACAGCACCGCTAAAGTCGACGTTGAGTACAAAATTTCCACCTTCGTCAACGATTTGGACTAGGTCTAAGAATTGTCCTTGAACTCCGGGACTATTCTGCGGCCAAGCTAACAAAACCGACGCTCCCAAATTCTGAGAGATAAGACACTGAGCCGCACCGCCAGCCCTCGTAGGAGGTGGAGCGACCCCACCGCCCGATACTGGAACTGTCAAAGCAAGCGCAGTCGCGATAGTAATCGCACCGCTCGAATTGTTTAGACCTGCTAGGACACGACCGCTTAGAACACCGCCGCCCAATGTGGCAGAGGCTTGCGCCAAGATGTTGCCGACCATAACTGATGTGCCAGCAAAGATAGACGTGAATGAAGTGCCTACGAGCCACACAACGTTTTGTGCTGCGGCTCCGTTGACGAGCAAAACAGAGGCCCCGCTTTCAAGGGTAACTGTGCTGCCTGCTTTAAAGATGAACACAGCGTTCGGGTTTCCTTGCGCATCTAGTGTGATACTAGTAGGAATATCCATGCTAGTTCCTGCAGAGTAGTTACCGGGAGTGTAAGTCGAAGCCGAAGAGCCGTTGCCAGATACGGAGAGATTAACTGAGGATGCACCCAATGAAGTAAACGCGAGGGCCGCAAACGTATTGTATGCGGAAAGAGCATCTAGACGCGCTTGCAACGAATCAGCGTTGTCTATAACTGCTGGAGGAGAAAGCAGGCCTGGGGGGAAGCCTGTAATAGACGACGTCGGGAAAGACCCGATGTTACCGCCAGAAATAACGGTAAGACCGGAGTTCGTGATACCAGAATACGCGTTGAGCGCGTAATTTGCGCCAGTCAAAAGCTGTGAAGTAATAGACACGTTGTTTCCTCTATGCCACCGAAGTGGCTAAAAATTTACTACTTTAATCTTAGTAAAACTTAATCAACTAAATAAACTTGAAGGAACATAGCCGGATTATTATACTCATACACGAAAAATACTCCGTTCGGACCTTCTACAAAATATACGTCTTCATAAAGCGCCCAAGCAGGCCACACACTGCACTCAAACCAGTATCCTTCGAATCGGACGTTCCAATGACCATCTCGATAACGTCTCTCTTCGACGCGATGGTGCGTACCTGCGTCGAAAGAGCGCGGGTCTCTACGACCATGATTGTCTCTTTGTGCGCCGTGGTTCTGATTACGAACCTGAGTATGTTGCGTTGTGTGGTGCGCCGTCATTAGTTCACCAAAGTTGCTAACTTTCGAATTGTCAGGAATAGCCACGCGATGAGCGTATAAGAAAGCAGCCACGAACCTAATTCAAGAAGGCCATCTCCGATACTGTAAATAGTTGACCCGATGGGTATGATGTCCGACAATACTTTCAAGTGTGAGTTCGGACCCATAACGCTATGCGTCTCGTCGATCATCTCGCCGCCTTTGATACAAGAGATACTAGGGGCGTCTTCGTCTTCCTCGGACTGTGGGGTACAGTATTTATAGTACATGCCTTGGCTCAGCATCACCGGGAACTTACCGTGGTTGGCAACCAAGACCGATTGATTGGACACAACGCCCAAGCCGAATAGCAGGGCAGGTACTGCGATCAAATACCAGTAAGGGAACTTACGAAGAATCTTCATACCCAGTTACTCGACGAGCACGCCTTAGCAAAGCATCTTGCGCTCGTAATTACGCCGTACCCTTTCGGGTGCCTTTGCTCGGCGTTTGAAACTAAACTCCTAAAATCTTTCTAAGGCGGTTCACTTCGCCTTGCGCGCGCTCTAAATCTCCCGATGCTGCTTGCGGGCCGTGGTTCGCTTGGAAGCCGTCGAGCCAACGGTTCATCAACTTGCCCCAGAGCGCGCCTGACTGCGACGCGATCCAAGCATGCGTAGACATTGTCTCACCCTGCTTACCTGCGAAGAAGACGACGTTCATAAAAATATCGAGAGCCACTAGGCACCGATGAAGATAACCTTCAGCTGCGGCCTTGGCCTCGGCTGTAGGTACATCAGCAGGATAGTTAAATACTGGTTTATTCTTTTCAATAAGCAGTCTGATCGCTGCAATAGACGCTGATACTGCGATCAACGACATCGCCGCGATAATATAAATCTCTGCGCCTACTTCGACCTTATGGAGAACGCTCATGGAACCTCTTACTGAACGGCGTTAAATACTTCCGCGACGTGCCAAAATAAAAAACCTAAACCGATAACTAGGCCTACCGCTATGCTGAGCAAAACCTTTTTAGTTGTGGTCATTTCGCTCCTAAAAATTCTGGGGGAGGTGCGCCTAAGTCTCCACACTCTCGATTTGCGTCTTGCGACTTAAACAGGGAACGAGTGCTCTTATCGACGTCTTTGAGCTACCCAGAAATTGTCCCGACGAGTTAACGTCGGGGGTAACTTATTAAGCTGCCGGTGCTGCCGGGGCCGCTGGTGCTACTGGAGCCGGGGCCGGTGCTGCCGGTGTCAATGCTGCTACCACGGTTGCGTCAACTGCGGCAACTGCGGCTGCGTCGGATGCATCTTTCGCTGCTACGGCCGCTGCGACTGCGGCTGGGCCGTTCTCGGCGATCAACGTTGCGACGTCTGCTTGAAGCTTTGCGATTGCGTCTGCGAATGCCATAAGTATCTCCCTTAGTTCGCTTTGATAAGTCGAACCATAAAACATATGATTTTTCAATTTATCTATTCGGTCATGCATCTTCCCTCACTTTTAAATTATTTGGGGAATCTCCAGGTCCGTCTCATAGTGACCTGAATTGAAAATTGGTTGCCAAAGATCGATTCGAACGATCAGCCTTGCGGTTCAGAGCCGCCTGCGCTACCAGTTGCGCCACTTGGCAATTGAAAATTGGTTGGGGCGGAAGGATTCGGACCTTCATCTGGTCGGTTCAAAGCCGACTATTTTGCCAGTTAAACTACATCCCAATTGAAAATGGTCCCGAGTCGTGGAATTGAACCACGTCCTTTCCGGCTTCAACGGAAGGTGCTACCGTTACACCTACAAGGGATGTCGCCCCAATTTTATACTGTTAGCGACGGTGCTCAGTCCCCGTTAGGGTGTGTCTACACCAAACGGCATTTCAGCCACGAGCGTAGAATATGGAGGAGGAAGGATGAATCGAACACCGCGCCTTACAGCGCCCTCCGGGTTCAAACCGGATTGCCCCCTTGAGCGGCATCCTCCGTAAATGGCGGAAGGTTTGTGATTTGAACACAAACAACCTTTCGGTTGACTTAGGTTTAGCAAACCTATACGTTAGCCAGGTTCCGTCAACCTTCCGTAAAAATTGGCAGGTCAGGAGGGACTCGAACCCCCATCCGACGCGTTTGGAGTGCGTGATGTTACCGTTACACTACCGACCTGTTGAAAATGGCGGAAATGATGGGATTCGAACCCACGATGATCTCCCGTGACAGGGGAGTGCGATAGGCCTCTACGCGACATCTCCGTTTAAAATGGCTGGGGCAATAGGATTCGAACCTATAATGAGCGTTAACTCTGCCTGATTAACAGTCAGGTGCTGTACCAATTGAGCCACACCCCAGTAGAAAATTATGGTGGATAGTCGAGGACTCGAACCTCGGAAGGTCGCTAGGACCGCTTGGTTTACAGCCAAGTGTCGTTGCCGCTTGAGCTAACCATCCACAGAAAATTGGAGCGACGTACCGTAATCGAAACGGTGCCTAGACCTTGGCAAGGTCTCGTGCTACCACTATACCAACATCGCTCAGAAAACTTTTGTGCCTCGGTGGGTCTATGGACGCCTCTCACCGATGTGTTTTATGTCACAGCACAAAACTTGGAGCACCGCAACTGAATCGAACAGTTGCCTCTGCCTTACGAGGGGAGTGTCCTGCCACTAGACTAGCAGTGCTCATAAATCTCGTGGGGCGTTCGCGTCTCCGGAGTACCGGAGCATTATTCAGGTCTGCACTATCCGCCATTCCACAGACTCGCGGTTCCACGTTCTAGAAATTGGAGCACAGCGCTGGATTTGAACCAACGTGTCGAAGGTACAAGCTTCGCATACTAGGCCGCTGTATGAGCCGTGCTCAAAACTGGAGCTTCGTAAAGGAATTGAACCTTTACCTCATCCTTACCAAGGACGCGTTCTACCGTTGAACTAACAAAGCAAAATTGGAGCGAAGCACGAGACTCGAACTCGTCCGTTCAGTTTGGAAGACTGACATGCTACCACTAACATCAGCCTCGCTCAAAATTGGTTGCAGAGGTGGGATTCGAACCCACGGTGTGCTTTCGCATCGGGCTTATGAGACCCGCGACATCGGCCGCTAGTCGACCCTACAATTGAAAATTTATTTACTCATCACCCACACAACGTAGATGATTGAGATGATGACTCCAAGAATGTTACAGACTGTTCGCGTCAGTGCCATCTTCTGGTCTAGACTGAGCGACATTCTTTTCGTCCTTTTTCTTGGTGCGGCCTTCGTACCATTTACGGCGCAATCCAAGATACTCTAACTGGGCCTTCAAAGACTCTTCCGATGCGACTCTCATCGCATGATCATCTTTCCAAATCCCAATCAGGAACCACAAGGCAATCAAATCGACTGCTAGTGCCGCAACTGATGCTGCGTCTGCTATCGTCATATGTCACCGCAAAAATTGGTTGTCGCCGGTGGATTCGAACCACCTACCTCTCGCTTATCGAGCGAGCGCCCGTCCACATGTGCTCCGCGACAACAGGAAAAATTGGTGGACTGTGACGGATTCGAACCCTCACTTTGTCGGTGCAAGCGACACGTGCTCCCATTTAACACTAACTGCCCACTGTAAAATTGGTACCGCTACAGGGACTCAAACCCTGTCTACGAGATTGAAAGTCTCGTTGCCTATCCATAGCAGATAGCGGCACTGAAACTTGGTAGCGTCGGCGGGATTCAAACCCGCGTGACTTGCTTGAGAAGCAAGCATCCTAATCACTAGATGACATCGCCACAGAAAATTAATTCGATTGCGGTGAATGCCGCCGTGGAGTATTTACGGCCTCTCGGTTCCGACACACTCATCTACACCGTCGCCGTAAGCAACCGGGCAATCGAAAATTGGTAGCCCGTAAGAGAATCGAACTCTTCCGGCCTCGGTGTAGGCGAGGTGCATACGGCCAGTTTGCTAACAGGCTACAGAAAATTGGTGGAGCGCGTTGGACTTGGACCAACACTCGTCGGCTTAAAAGGCCGCTGTGCTACTTTGACACTAGCACTCCATTGGTGCGTCTGGTTGGCTCTGCCCCAACCACCCCTCGGGTAAGAGCCGAGTGCTCTACTGAATGAGCTACAGACACTTGAAAATTATTTTGGTGACGCTATAATCAGGCTTCTGTCTAGAACGAACATTCCTCTCTAGTCGCTTTCGCGAAGCACGCTACCCGCTCTTCATCAAACTCAACAAGTTCTCAGAGCCTATTTGCGCTTACACCCGAAAAGAGTTACTCGACTTGAATGACCTTTCGGTATCGAGCCTTACTTGTACGCTTACGCGTCCGGCAGCTTCCACCGTTCGATGTTGAGATGTGGCCTGAATTTCCTCGGCTTATAGCCCTCTCGGGTTTCTCGCCGCGTTCGTCTACGCTACCAAAATGTAGCACCGTCTTTCGTTGACCGTGCGAAAACGTTTTGGACTTTCCCCTGCCACTGTTAGGTGTCAGGTGCCCAAACTTGGAGCATGAAAGTGGAATCGAACCACTGATGGCTGTTTTGCAAACAGCTAACTTACCACTTGTCGATTCATGCAAACTTGGTGAGCGCCGAGGGATTCGGACCCTCATGTCTTTCGACGGGGCATTTTAAGTGCCCTGCGTATGCCTTTCCGCCACACGCTCAAATTGGTTGTCGATGAAAGTAACGATCTTTCCGGCAAGGCTTATCTGGCCCGAAGAGTTTATAAGACTCTGCCACGAACCTTCGCAACCGACAATTGAAAATCTGGGAAGTCGTGGAATCTCACCACTCATCCTGTGACTAGTCTAGCTTCATCACAGAGCCGCGCGGTGCGCGGGACCACCCACAGAACTTGGTCCGCCGCGAAGGATTCGAACCTTCACGCTGTTTAGGCGTCCGCTCTTGAGGCGGATGCGTCTGCCGTTTCGCCAGCAGCGGATTAAAAATGGTGAACCTGCACGGACTCGAACCGTGATATCAGCCTTCGCAGGGCTGCACCTTGTCCCGTTAGATGACAAGTTCAAAGCTGGAGGGCCTCCGCGAACTCGAATCGCGATAGCTGGTTTCGAAGACCAGAGCCTTGTCCTGTTAGACGAGAAGCCCATAAACTGGAGGGTCCACACGGGATCGAACCGTGATTGCGGGTTTAGGAAACCCGAGCCCTGTCCCTTTGGACGATAGACCCAAAACTTGGAAGCCCCCGTCGGAATCGAACCGACATTGTTCGGGTAGAAACCGAACGTCCTCTCCATTGAACGAGAGAGCCACAAAATTGGTTCCCGAGGTGGGACTTGGACCCACAATCTCTTTCGAGCGACGCGGTCTAAACGCGTTACGTATGCATTCCGCCACTCGGGAATAGAAAATTTGACGGCGTGCTACCATTGCACTAAAGGCTCAGGTGCCGTATACACGGCTGACTCACCTGTTATAGCCCGTGGGATTCGAACCCACATTTCCGTCTGATCCGCCAACACAATAGCTTCTCCGTGCTGGACTTAAATCCTGGCGTCTATATTTTAGTGAGCCGACGCCGAGGCTCGTTGCGATACCGGCTTCTAAACCGTACCGGTCAGAATTTTAAGGTTATCGCAATTGGACCCGGTGCCCTTACCAGCGCGCGAGCGTCTGTCATGATCAGACATGTTGGGTCCAAACTTAATAAAATGGTCGGGCATGTGTGAATCGAACACACGCCACATGCTTCCAAAGCACGGAGACTACCACTATCAGAACGCCCGACTGGTCGAGGAAGTTGAATTCGAATCAACGATCTCTGCTTTCCGAAAGCAGCGGGAACGGCCAGACTTCCCCATTCCTCGATTTACAAAAACATTGTATCGCGATCTTAAAACTTTGTCAAGCACTTATCTTTAAAAATATGGGGTGTCCCTTGGTATTCGAAACCAACCTTAAGGCTTCACAGGCCCGCGTGCTAGCCACTACACTACGGACACCATCGAAACTTTTACTTCTTAACCGCTGCGACCGCTTTCTTGGCCTTTAGGATCATCAACCCGTTGCGAACGTTCAAAGCTACCAAGCCAGCCGCCGGAATCCAAAAGAACAAGGAACCGGTGTTCGTATAGAAACCGTGATCAGCTAAAACCTTAGCCATAACTCCGGTGCCGATTACCCGAAAGCCACCCCACAAGAACACGCCGAACGCGCTCTTCAAAATAAAGTTACTGACACTCGTGGGGAGAATCTTATACAACGGATTCGCTTCCACAAAACCTGCGACCGTTATTCCGTAGCAAGTAAGAACTGAATCAACGCCGCCTGCGAAGCCGCAAACAAGTGCGGCCAGTGCATAGTTTACGTCTACGTTCATACTTCCCCCGTGTTACTAAAATGTATTCAACCACGAGAACGTTTCGAACCGAACGCCTTCTCGTAATTGGCGTTCTATGCAATACCGACCATAGGATCGGAATAACAAAGACACGGCTAGCAAACTCACCAGCTTGGCCCTGCAGAGCCTTAGCGTCTCACCGGCAAGCAGCAAGTAATAATATCGGGCGACTCCATCGTACTTCCGTCTGTGCCTTACGGTCACAGTGCCCGAGGGATAATATTTTGCGGATGTTGCATTCCGCCGCGTCATGAGCACAGATACTGGCGTTCTCCCCTACTATGTATGCCACAATCGGGCGCTCAGTTCACCCTGCATGACTCGTTTTGCCCACTCAGTCGGGAGTTCCCGTAACCGAAGTTAACGCAGATTCTCGATCCGGCTGAACGCAATCGAGTACTCACCGTGGACAAACTTTTATGAGCAGAGTGCTGGCACCATTTCAGGTGTACGCCGTTGATAACGTAATCAGATTTCTCCGACCCGTCTGACATGCTGTTCTGCTCAAACTTTTACTTCAAAACTTTTGGTTCGTTTCATAAGTCAGAAAGCCCGTCACTATAAGCCCACTAGTACAACCCAGTTGGGTCACGTGTTCGGTGAACCACCTGACCGCCTCGTGTTTGTCCGCTCCGGACAGGAGCCCACGATTTGAACTTAAAGGCGGGACATTAAGGGATGTCTCCCAAACCGAGCATCCTCGGCTTGCCGCGCCTAACTCTTGTTGCTAAACTTTTAAACGATATACATCCCGCCGTCTTCTGTATACCTAAAACGATCATCTGTCTCAAACACAACCCAAGGTTCGACTTTATTGCCTATTTTCTCAGCATGCTTCTTTGCTACCTCTTCGGTAGTAAAGATACCACTGATGTGGTTGCATTTATCTTTACAGATGTATATGATCATAAAATTTGGCGGTAATGGTCGCCACCCTCCGAGGCATTGTCGCTTCTGCGTGGTCGCTTTCTGCTATCGTCCTCGACCGTGATGCTATCGTACTACGGGTTAGATCGTTTGTCAAGCACTATTTCAAACTTCTTTTCGTCCGCTTCCGGAGTCTTTACGTTCTTCGCGATCTCGTTCAGCAACGAACTATACCCGGGGTACAAATCTTTCAAGCTGGGATCGGCGTCGAACTTGTCTTGGACCTTTTCAGCAGCCTCGACAAGAGCTTCGACCGTCTTCTCTGGGAGAACCTTTTTGAGGCGCTCTACATTTGTCGGCACGATAATCCGCTCTTTAAATGTCAGCCACATAAAAGCATCCTAGCATGGTACCGGATGCTTGTCAAGCTTTATTTTACAACTTGGCTTTTATGGCTGCAATTAATTTAGAAACTTCTGCACTAGCTGATGCTTCGACCTTTGCGATCTCGGCGCTAACTGCTTTCAACTTGCTTACGTTCTTCACGCGACCAACGCCAAAACCTGCGCCGAACGATACTACTAATGCTGCGATTGCGATGATCATTGTTATCCCCTCTTAACGGTTTCCCGTCTGCTGGTATCGAATTGTAAATTAGAAAGCTTTTGAAGTACCTGGCCGTTTAAACTTATTAGCTCTTCGCCCGTCTCGTCATCTATAAAAATTGGGTACGTCCGTTGATGCCCGAGGTCTTTCTGTTTATGGCCGCCGTGGACAACTGTCAGGTTTTGATCCGAGATGTGGTACTCCATGAATCATTTTCCTTGTGCCTGCAAAAGTACCGCTGCTATCTCTTGAAATCCGTCGGCAACACTTATTTCCGAACCGTCTAGGAATTTAATGTAACAGCCAAGGCTGTTTGGACCGATGCGTACAATTGTATCTATGTTCAAAATATTATCCACCGGTGGTTGCTGCGAACCGATGATGCGCTGTTTAACAGCCATCCACATTTGTTACTCGCCGCCTTGGTCGTGAGTTAGAACCGCGTTATCTCCGGACTGTGGAATGACATTGCGCCCGTGAGGCCAGGACTTCTCGTCGCTTGTGTTCTGCTTCTGGGCGGCCTTGATTGCCTTGCCTTTGTTAGCGTCGCGGTCAACGGTCGTAACTGCGGATGCCTTGGGGAGGTTGCCCTTCCTAAGTGTCGCCTCTGTTCCATTACTCTTACCAGTGGACTTCAAACCTTCAACGCCGGTCGCAGGGACCTTGGACCTGTTGAGATTACCATTGTGTGTTTCGTTCATGAAATCCTCTTGGCCTTTAGAATCGCTAAGGTCCAACCAAAGATACTAATCAGCGGCTTCACTGCTATCTCGTACATCGAGCCTCTTACTTGGAGGCGGAACTTTTTCACGGGACACCCCGCTATTTCTTTTCTTTCACCAGCTTGCCCGATAAGTTTGCGGGGTCTGATCCACGTTTCAAATATCCGGACTGGCGCTTGCTGAACTCATATGTCATGTGGCTGCCGTCGGAAACTTCGAACGTGACGTGCGTCTTGCCTCCGTCAACTTCTTTTTGGCTAACGATATTCTTTTTGCTCATGACTGTTCTTGACACTTGAAAATCATTAGCGCGCTTATAAATTTATCGACTTGCTCAGGTGACAACAGGACACAGACCGTCTGACCACAGTTGCCGTTCTGTACTGGGCCGCGCACGGTAACCATGACGTTTTGCCCGTCATCCGTATTCACTGATATATACTCAGGGTAGTTACTTCCCAATGCTGTGTACGCGAAAATATTGTTGCTCATTAGTTCGGTTCTCCGTTCACTAGGATATCGGCGTCTTTGATGAACATGTTATTTAAAACTATTTGCCAACCGGGTTCAACCTGAGATTGTATTTGGTCCATCTTCTCGACGATCATTCGAAACTCTTCAACATTGTACACGTTGGTTCTAAGTCTCTCTTCCAACGGCCTGATAGTTTGTACCACGGGGACCTCCCCGGTTAATCGGGCTCTCCTGTTAGAGAGCACCACACTGCGATGGCGATGAAGCCGAGAACAATGATTGCTAGGAATAGGAGGAGCCTCACACACGCTCTCCTTTCTTAACGTTGACACCGTTAGCTTTTAAAAACTCTCTGCGCTCTGACTCGGTTAACTTGGGTGCCGCCTTGTCGGGCTTCCAGTTGTCAATAATGTTGTTGTTCGCGGGCTCGTCGTCGACACGTTCAAACTTAAACACTTGACCAATTTGAACTGGTCCGAAATCTATGCTGTATGGAACGACGGCGTGTATAGTATAAACACGACCGTTCGATTCGTTTTCTAGCCTTATGCTTAAACTTGGCATCTGTTCTTTACTACCTAGCTTCTTTACTTCTGTTACCTCAAAGTCCATATACCCTCGTTTCGTCGACCACTCACTGCTGTCGATGTTATTTAGATTTTTGTTTTACCCAATCTGCTACTTTATAAATCTGTTCTGCTGTGGCGTTTGATTTTATGCCGTTTGCTAGCCTTGACAGCACCGTACAGTTATCTCTTGTATATCCCTTGCTCGGGATAAACTTGTCTAGATTAGCGGATGCATCAACAATCTTACTCGATGTGATGTTGTATCGAATACCAAGAACAGGGCATACACCATCACCGATTAATTTCAAAATATCTTCAACCGTAATGTCAAAAGGAAGGTTGTCTCGTTTAGCTCTGAACTTAGCACCACGATGCATATCCTTTGCCACCGTTATAAAACCGACGCACTGCTTACATCGAGAACGAAGCCTGCCGTGCTCACAGAGATACTTGTCGCCACAAACTCTACAATAGTGTTGACGCTTGCCGTGCTCACATTTTTTCATGCTTACTCATTTCGCCCGACCGTTAGTTGCTGCCGGGGGATTCGTTTAGATTTTAACTTCTACAAAATTTTTATTCTGTAAGAACAATGAAAATAAATACAGCAAATACGGCTAGAACAAGGGCTGTTAGTGCTACTAGAGGAGACATTAGAAAGTAGGTGTTCCGTTCGGATTAGGAATAATCGACTGTCCGGACAAAGGCGTTCCGCCTGCGTTTACTGCGAGAGGTTGAAAATTAATATTGGAATAAGTGGTCACACCGTCTGCGATGACTTGGTGCGTCACCAAATAGTTGACCTTGCCTGAACCGTCTTGGGCTTTCAAAGTGTACGTTGCTGCGGGAAGACCTGCGAACGAAAAGTTGCCGCTCGCGTCGGCCGCGTTCATAATTAATCCCGTTTGCGGGGAGTAGCAAGTGATTTGAACGCCGCTAGCGGATGCGCCGCCGAGATTTCCTGTAATAGTACTAGCCATCGATTATTCCCTCTTGGACCTTTGATTGCATGTTGTGCGTGCTCTGCCAAATTATCGTTGGTTGAGACGGTGCTGCCTTTCGTCCGCAAACCGGACATGCGCCACAACCTGGGCACGGTGCGGGATAAACAACAGGTGTTGGGTAAACGTACGGAACCGGATACGTATTCGGGATCGGGGCAGTCGGATACCAAGTGCCTCCGTTTATGTTGTCGCCCGTAAATGTTGGCTTATATTCCATTTCTTACTCCCAGCCGTCGAACCCTGACTCAATCGGACGAGCGCGTCCTAGGGACTCAGTGTCGAAACCTTCGTGTGCGTCGCCGATAGTAAAGTTTACCGTATAGACTTTCATCTTCACTCCAATCTGAGAAGGGACTGTCGCAGATGAAACAAGAGCGTGCTCCCCTTCCTTTGGATCGGTGAATTAGGGGCATCGTTACGTAATGTGGGGAAGTCGTTGATTACAAACCACGTTCGAAATTCGCGAATAGCGAATGGGCCTGGGGTGAGTGCGGCCGACGGACTACCCGGGGTCCGGAATTAACATTTGTGTTAAGTGCCCATATATTGACATTTAACACTTATGTTAGTTTTGATCCGGCCATATGATCGGCAAAAAGATCGGCAATAAATAAGCTAAGTCGTTTCGGCTCATCGTGGGGTGGGCGAATTGATCCGGCTATTTATCCGGACATCGAGATAGCCCGTTACCGTAACGGCGGTATATCCGATGTGGTGAACCACGTAAGCGCCGTCCCGCCGTCGAAGGCGGTGGGGGCGACTACGACCCGCCAGTCCCCCCGGGATCGATTTTTGGCAACGTGATTGCTGGGGGAGCAAGTTGATTGCCAAACGATAACTCCTTTAGAATGAGCGTCAGCGTCTTCGCTTATTGTTCTACCCGAACCGATGCGCGCGGCGCGACCGCTCCTCGATGCCCCGAACCCCGATGCATTTCTCTCACCCCATCTAGAAAACAAACGACTTAGCCCAAAATCGATAGCGCTAGAGAACTAGTTATTCTTTAGCGGGCGAATGAATAGCGAAAATGAATTAAAAATCGATATCGTTTTGATGATCATCGAAACGCCTGACCTCGTGATGTGCGATAGTATATGATTCTCGATTAATATATGTCTTTGCATATCAATATCTTGAGAGCTATTCTGAAACGATAGATGAAACGAGTCGAACAAACTGCGTTACACACGTCGCTTAAACGACAGTTGTTGCTTATCTTTGCGTAGATTAGGGCTAATATTCTACGCATGTCGTCGAACGCAGACATTCCACAATGTCACCGAGCGCTGACACGCTACACCCGTTGAGCTCTCCGACTGATATCCTGTGCTCGATACGTTGCCTGCCAGGTCATCTATTCGACACAGGATATAACTCGCGTTCCCGGCGCGCTGCGCGCTATCGCTGACCTGCCTGCCGTGGCGCGCGTTTGTTTATTGGTGGTGACAGCATTTTAAATCCTTGGTGACAGAATACAATTGCTTTACTATCAGATGTTTATGCTGTCCCCCACAACATTGGTGACACCACGTTGTTATCGAACTTTCACATCGATTTGACATATTCATTGATTATAAATGAGTTAGTCTATATAAATTGTGTCGACTTGTGGTCAGACTTCTATCGATTGGTGACGGCATCTTAAAATAAGTCCTTTGCTTACAGTCCAACATTCTGTCACCAAATACCCCCTTGAGGGAGAAGGCCTAACATTGACAATTTACGTAGATCATATTCAAAGAAGCGAAGAAAAAGAGAAGAGATAATATATAAGCCTATATATGCCTAGTAATTCGCTATTTTTTATCGTTTTTGGCATGATACCCTGTCTCCCTCTAGGGCCTATTTGGTGACAGGATTCGTTGCTGCAAACAAACGAGTTGTTTTCACTTGCTGTCACCAAGCGACCGTTATATTACCACAAGTCTGCATATTTATCTTGACATCTGTTTCGTTCTATGAGACTATCTGATGTAGAGGACAACACAATGGCAAGGCCACTGACAGCCGCAGACGTAAAAGAAGGACGAATCATATACCTGGAAATTCGTGATCGCTTCGTTGGTGGCATTCGATTCGCTGGCCCTTTCCTTCCATCCGAAGCCGATGTTGAGGCTAATGGACTGCGCACGGCTGGCTGCGTTGTGGATTCTATAGCAGCGCCAACAGGCTATCAATTGAAACTGGAGCCACTAACCACGCACCGAGCCAAGAAGATTGCAGCCCAGGCACTGACCGATTATGGCTTTAAATTCGAAAAGCTAACAGCGCAAACCGTTTCATTCTCGGACCTTGCTCGCGGCGAATCTATATTCGTGACCATAAAAGGACTAAGCGATGACTTCGCGTCTTACGAGCGCCCTTCACACTGGGCAATGGTTAAAGACGTAGTCCGCAAAGCCGGATTTTGCATCGATTAATATGGCGACTAAAGAGGAGGATTATGACCGAGTATTTGACTAAAGCAATTGCGATAGGTCGTATCCCAGATGCTGTCGAAGCACCGATAAGCGTTGTACGCGGCCGTTCAGCGTCTGATGCCCGTCTCCGGATGATTCGCGTACTGCAAGAGATTCCACCTGGAGGTTTCATATATGAGACCAGAATCTATAAGCGTTTCTCGTCTAAGCGTACAAAGCAAGAGATCGCGGATGTGTTAGCCGAATTCCTGTCTAAAGGTTATATTCACCGCCTTGGCACAGGCAGGCGCGGCGACGCATGTAGAATTATCCTGAGCTCTACCTGGCCACACAATCGCTGCCCATTGTGCAACCACATCGAATACCCGACTGTATCCAAAGACAACCAAGAGGAGATCGACAAGCCGTGAGCCCCCGACTAGTCTGCTATTACTGCGGCACAGGCTGCCAGATCACGCCACCAAACCGTGGATACATACCAGGCAACAGCTACACGATTGACCACGTATTCCCACATCAAGAGCGCAAAGAGATGCGGAAGACACCAGGCTGGCGCGTATCACAACTGCAATATACGCTGCCCGCGTGCTATCAGTGCAACCAAGCACGAGGCAGCACACCGTTCTTATCGTTTATAGGTTTGCTTGCAATCGAAGGGCCAAAGATTTAGCCACTCGTACTATAGGTGAATTGTCGGTGTCGTGAGATTATTCCAGTATGGACATCACACCAAAGCACCTCGACAAAAAGTTGACACTCAAGGCGCGTCGAGTCTTGGCATTCTCTGCAAATGCGCCATTGCCAATGGATAAGAACGAGGCCAAGCGTTTTTGCCGCATGGTCTACGACTTCATCACCACTGATATTGGTACAGCGCGTCGACAACTCGACTGGCGCAATCAATGCCGATTGGCAAGGATACATCACGGTATGCAATCTGATCGACGATATCAAGAACGGCAAATTCGCGGAGGTGGCACAGTGAATCTTTTGACCGCAACGAATATAGTGGACTCCGAATTCCGAAAGTACAGCTTGTATCAACAAGGCTGGACCTTCCAGTGGGACCGTGCGAAGCAACGATTCGGCCAATGCACGTATCACAACAAACTTATAAAGATGAGCCGCGAGCTCACCGAGCTCAACACAGAGGAACAATTTACAGATACGCTTAGGCACGAGATCGCACACGCTATCGTAGGTCCCGGGCATCACCACAATACGAAGTGGAAGGTCGCAGCCATCCAAGTGGGCGCGAAGCCCGAGCGCTGCTACAGCAGTGCCGATGTAATCGAAAGTAAAGCGCCTTGGGTAGGCACTTGCAAAGATTGTGGCATGACTGTTAAGCGCCACCGGTACACGCGTAGAATATATGTCGGATGCTGGCATACAAAGTGTAAGCGTTTGGGCAAACCCAACAAAGGCGAAATTGTTTGGGTAAAAACGGAGGGACTATGAAATTCAATTTAAAGGTAGCGCATCTAGAAATTAGACCCGAAGGCGACCGCTTAGACGAGCCTTGGATCGAAGACTACAATCGATCAGAGATCAAGACCGAGAAAGAGGCGCGCGAATACGGTTTGCGTCTCATAGATCACTTCAACAATACGCTTCGACCAGGCGAGCGAGCCCGCAAGCTATTAGACGTAACGTTTGAAGACAACGATGCCATCGCGCAACATAACTGGCGTAAAACGAATCTGGTAACTGTGTCCGACCCACGCCTTGGTTTGTATGATACGCTAGAGTGTACCGTTTGTTTTATCACAGGCAAACGTTACGGATTTACGAACATCATAATAGATAGACGATGGCGCGCTAAAAAGTATAAGTCATGCAACCCAGGAGAGAAAAAGTGATTACACCAATCGAACGTTTCGAAGCAATCGGAGACTTGTACTATCGCAGGCACCACCGCCTGCGTCCTGGTAAAGCAGAGGCACCAGAGACAGGTCGCTTTTCAAGCGACGAGGAGAATTGCACGCAGTTCGATAGCTGGTTCGCAACCCAGGCGTTCTCGGATGCTGTAGCGAGAATCATTGAACTCGAAAACGAGTTAGAGAATATAAAGTCAGGTACAACGAGGTATTAAAATGACCACTAACAGCAAATCAAGATCGCTTGTCAGGCAAGGCTACAAACCGTGGGCTATTGTCGACGGGAAAGAATTGGTAAGCTACCCGTGGTCAGAGAACGGTGTGGTCAAGGTCAATGCGCGTACGACACCTGGTGATGCTACCACAATGGAAACATATGTCATCGAGGACGGTTCGTGTACTATCAAGGACGGTAAACTCATACTCGACTGGGAGACTTGCCAGCGCTGCCGTAAGGCGAAGCCTGATGTACACGAGCGCCCAAACGGTTATCGTCGAGACGTAAATAACGATTATGATGCTGCGTGGACCGCTTGTGATGAGTGCAACGAAGCGAACAACAACGACATCTAGTACTAAAGAAAAGTACCACGGGAGTACTATTGCATTCAAGCGTGAAATTTGAGAGAATTGTACCAGTGGAGGAACACATGGCAAAGATCAGACAACTCGAAGAACTGGCGAGCGAGGTTATCGGCGACAACGGTTCGCCTAACTTGTATTTCGTGACCGAAGCTGGTCGCGGGGTTATCCTGGTGTCACGCGAATTTGATGTAGCCTATGATCACTGGCGGCATATGCCTCGCAGCATCGAAACTAGCTTAGAAGATCGCAAGATCGGGACTATTTGCTCAACGACACCTTACGAAGATGGCTCGACGACTTTAGTCACGTATGACGATTCTCACATGGTGAAACGCTAATGTCTCTTGGCCGCCCAGCAATGCGCGCAAAGGAACGCCGCCATACGACGAACTTACTCCGTAGCCACGCTATCGTTATGCAGATCATTAGCCACGCTATCGTTATGCAGATCATGGTCGACGAGGGTATCCAAGCCGACGTCGCCAGTCGCATCGCGTACGATATCGTTACCACTGCGAAACGCCGTAAAGCTATTTGGGGCCATAATCGTTTTGCGACTATACAAAACAAAGCTTCTTTGGAGGCAAAATGACAATCGTTACGGCGACCGTCACGAAAAAGATGAACAGCTTTTGGTACGGACGTGGTCTAGTAACCCACGTCAATTTGGAAAACGGCATCGTGTTTATGACGATGCAAACCGGCCGCATGAAGGGCAGGGTAGGCGGCTTCAATATTCAAGGTCTACGTTTTAAGATTGAGCGTCGCAAAGAGGAGAGATCATGAAATTGCTCACGGCTGCGATCATCAAAAAACTCGAAAAGAATCCGCTATACAGCACCGAGAATCAGAACGTGGTGCCTGTGCTGGTGAAGTTCTTTGCCCCTTGGTCAGGCTACACGTTATATGTAGTCGAAGCTAAGTGGTTGCATCACGGGGACTGGCAATTTTTCGGTCTGGTTACCGGGCTCGATGTTGACGAGCTTGGCTATACCTTGCTGAGTGAACTGGAATCTATACGCGGCCGTTTTGGATTGAAGATCGAAAGGGACATGTACTTCGACGGTATGGTGCTCGACAAGACAAACAACGAAGTGAGGAAAGCATGATCATCGCAAACGAGACCGCAACAACGGCGCAACAGTTAATCGACTCATTGCAACGCTTAGTACAATACAGTGGCCATAACGGGACACTCGTTGACATGAAGAAGAATTTTGGCTACAACACTGTTTACCTTTCGCTTGAAGAAGAAACGCTAACTGATGGCAGCAAGGTTTACAACATCATCGTACGCTAGTACCAGTCGAAAGTACCACGCGAGTACCATTGACGTAGGTCGCGAAATTTGAGAGGATGTTTCGTAGAGGAGAACACATGAGCAGAATTTACAACGGCAAAGTCGAAGTCACGCTGCCTCTTGGTAGCCAGTATCAAACGGGATACTACCTGGGCCAGCAGGGCGTGTTTGACCGCTTGAAACAGGTTCTTGATCAGTGGCATGAAGCGCATCGCGCCGACTATATGAAAAACTATAAGCCTGAAGGCAATTGGTTCGATGAGCGTGAAGAGAAACACGCGCATGTCGGCGACAAGTACATCCGTCTGGACGTTGGTGGTTCCGGCGCGTGGATGCTGGAAGCGGAGACTGGCATCGTGTATGGCATCAAAGGGTACGGCAAGGTCGACAAGAAAAAGATCGCCGGTGATATCACTGATCCCGAATTCGACGGCGCAGTTTTGTTTCGCGACCGCTTCCGGTACGGTCGGTTCGACAATCGAAAGGTGGTCGCGTGATAGCCACACAAGAGATGCGTAATCAGGCAGCGTGGGAACAAGCTGAAAGAAAAAGGCTGTACTCCGACAATCCCTGGGCAGGCGAAGGCTGGCAACAGCATGTGCTAGAGACGAGCACATCAGACGCAAAGTGGAAAGCGATTTTATTCTACATGTGGTTCATCCCAATGTTGTGTATCTTGCGCACACCGGTATTAGCTTTTGTCGTAGCACTCGGAAGATAACAGGAGAAAATATGGCTCTTAAAAGCGCAGGTCAGAAGGATCACAACTCTCGGAAGAATCCAACATCGCGCGCCAAGCGGCTCCAAGACAAGAAGGTCGGTCGGCCGAAACAATCGTACGACCTAGCTACTAAGACGTACACTAAGACGTTTCCGTCAGGGGTGAGAGCGTGAATTATAAATCGTTTCGGGATATACCAGTATTTAAAGAACCACATATATTCCCTAAGGCCGCACAAGGTGAGATCGTTGCCCTTGCCCAGGATTTAGACGACTACGAAGCCACCATCGCACTCGCGTATATCAAACGTTTGATCAAGTCACGCGGAAGTAGGTAGTAGTATGAACTGGGAGTGGATAGCGGGATTTTATGAAGGCGAAGGCTCTGTGTCTTACGCGGGTACAAAAGACAGGCATTCGTTAAGTCTTTGCATTGTACAAACAGAACGTACCATTCTTTCTAGTATTCTAAAGTTTGTTGGTTTTGGTAGGATACACCCGCGTACACGAGCTAAACTACACCATAAACGTCAGTGGGTTTTAGTATTTAATGGTGCAAAAGCGCATCGTTTTGCCAACATGTTATTACCGTATTTGAAAATGACACGTCGTGTTAAACAACTACAGCGGTATATGCGCTCTTGCCCGCCACCTAAGAAATTGTATAGGGAGTATCAGACTAAAAGTACCACTAGTAGGATGTAACCACAGTACTATTGCACGAAAACCAGTCTCGTGAGATACTCTTAACAGTGAGGAACACAAAGATGCCGATGACACAAAAAGAAGCCAACCAGCTGAACCTAGCGAAGATCGAAATCAGGAAAGCTTGGATCATGGCTTGCACCGAGGCAGGCGTACCGACCGACACCAAGTTTGTGGTGTTCAACAACGCCAGCGCCTTGGCGAAACGCCACAACGAACTGATGGGCGAATTTTTCAAACTGCGCAACCGCATCCAGCGCAACGTGAATCGTCGCGACCGTCACGCAGTAATGTCCGACATGGGTACGAACGAGAAAACCTGATGTTGTACCGTGATCGCACAATCCCGTCGCGCCAACAAAAGCGAATTCAAGAGCAGAAGGCGCAAGAAGCAGAAACGATTCGATTCGCTCTCAAGATAGGCAACGCAACCGAAGCAACTCGGGAGGGAAAATGAATCTTGATGATTACGAGTATACGAAGGAACAATTCTTTGCTCGAACCAAAGACGGCCCTGAGGTCGATATAATTCGAATCGAAAGAATCAACGAGTTGCTCGACTTAAGCGACGTATGGTTAGCAAATACAGTTTACAAAAATTCCTAGGAGGAATTCGTGCTCGGCACCGACTTATTTAATTTCTACGTATTGACTGCGTTGTTCCCTGTACGCGCAGACAAGCTAGGTAAGATTGAAAATTTTCACACCTGCCTTTTGTTGCACAAGATTTACACGGGCGAAATGAAGATCGTAACTGATGTACCAGAGTCAGGAGTGATCCACACTAGCCAGTGGGTTGGAGAAAGATGGCGCACCAAGTATGTGCGCGTTAATTGGCGTGGGCTCACTTACGCTAGCATCTAGCATGCCCCTATTTAACCGATCCGATGAATGGAAAGCATAAAAGCAAGAGAAAAACGTTTAATGGACAGTTTTAAACTAACTGTCGAAAAATGGGATCGCGTAGAGGCGTTTCAAAAGAAACGTTGCGCTCTATGCGGCCGACTAGAGCGTCGACCAAACCAACGCTTGGCATCCGACCACGCCCACTCGGATGGCCTGTTTAGAGGTTTGCTTTGTTCTCAATGTAATCCTTTGTTAGGTAAGTTAGAGAACGCTTTTGTCCGACTGGGCCTGCATAAAGAAGAAGGGGTAACTTTGCTGTATATCGTTCGTATGCTACACATCTATTTGGAAAATCCCCCCGCATCCCAGGCGCTAGGTTATGACCACTATGGCTATCCCGGGAAAGTAGGAACCAAGAAACATCGAGCAATGTTGAAAAGGCTCGCGCGAATAAAAAGCAAAGATCAGGGGCATGCCCCTAAACTACCGATCCAAAGGAAGGGGGAGCATGAATGACAACTGAAATACAAAGTATCGAATCCAAGGCAGGCGTTTGGATAACCGCGCACCACGCCGTGCTATACATTCTGCTAGGCATAGCGCTGCTCTCGGGCGTTTACCTCTTTGAATCCAAATATGCGGCCATCGAGACCGCGAGAGCCAACCAGGCCGAGCAAGCACTGGCCGTCGAGAAGGACCACAGCACACAACTTGCGAATCTGTTCGCAGCCAACCAGGCCCAACGCGACAAAGATAACGCAGCTTTCCTATTAACAATATCCCAAACACAGTCACAAGCAAAAGTCCAAATTATACACGACAAGGCCCTGCCTGCGCCGGATTTAGGACATCGCATAGAGACTATTACGGGATTTAAACAAGGGACAATCACTCTAGATTCGACCCAGGATTTGATAGTGCCGTTGCCATTAGCTGTCGATATAGTCACAAGGCTAGACCAAGGCATAGCGGACGCACAAACGGTCGTACAGCAAAACGGAATAATCAAAAATCAAACAGCAACGATAGCTGACCAAGCGAACATCATAGTCGAAGACAAGAAAGTCTTAAAAGACCAGATTGATACAGACGCTAAAGTGCTAAATGCAGAGAAAGCAAACGCGCGTAAAGGTAAAATGAAATGGTTTGGCATCGGATTTGTTGCTGGATTTGTCAGCCGGGAGATCATAAAGCCATGACAGTAGTCGCTAAAGCAGATAGAAAGTCGCCGGAAGATGTCTTAGCAGCTTTTGAAAGAAACGCAGGTAACATCCGCGCTACCGCAAAAGAGCTCGGCATCAGCCGTTCGTCTGTACGCCGCAAGCTAACACCGCTTGGTAAGTTAGACAAACCTATTGCAGCGGGCTCCGAGGAAGGTACAAAGTCCGTCAAACGCACCCTACCCAAGAAAGGCGAAGTTCGCCGATACATTCTAACATCCGCCCAAAATAATACGCACTTACACAAATCTGCGTGGCAAAATTTGCTGACATTAGCTGAATATTACAACGCTGAAATTATTGTAGGCACCTTCACGTACAATCAGAATGCGTATGGCAAGCTGAGCGTGAAGCGTGGTAAGGCAGCAGACAAGGAAACGGAACTGTGGTACGATCCGTTCATAACAAAATACATCAACGATGAACGTATTGAGCTCGCACCAGGTCTAGTTTGGTGTGGAGAAATGAACATCCTGCCAACCGCCGTCAATCCCCTGGCTGGACTCGAATCATATACAGGCCGTGCGTCGGCAATCTTTCCTCATGCTAAGTTAGCAATGCGATCTATCGCAACGATGCAAGGTGAAGGCGTGAAGCTGAACTATACGACTGGCACCGTGACGCAGCGCAACTATATTCAGAAGCGCGAAGGCGTGATCGCAGAGTTTCACCACATTTACGGTGGGCTCCTGGTCGAAGTGAACTCAGATGGTAACTGGTGGGTACGCCAGTTGAACGAAGATGAGAAGGGCACAATCCAAGACTTAGATATTATCGTGGACAACGGTCATATCACGAAGGGCAATCGCGTCGAGGCAATCACGCACGGTGACTTGCATGGCGTCTTTGCCGACCCGAACGTAGTCAAAACTTCACTCGAAATGGTCGACGCGCTTCAGCCAAAGTTTCAATTCTTGCATGACGTAATGGAAGGCGCGGCAGTCAACCCACATCAGCGCAAGTATAAAACGAATCACGAGAAATTTCATACCTGGCTTCGTGGATATCATAAGCTAGACAACGAGTTGATCGATACAGTCAAGTTATTAGATCGCTACGAACGCCCGTTCTCGAAGACCATTATCGTAGATTCAAACCATGACGACGCGTGGATTAAGAAGTGGCTCCGAGAATACGACTATCGGAAGGACCCTCCCAACACCGAAATATTTCTTGACCTACAAAAGTATCTGTACAAAGAGATTCGCAATGGTGTTACTGACGAACAGTCTCGCGCTCGCACAGCCAATCCGAAGATGGTTCGCGACATCAACGTGCTTGAATATGCGCTGCGCGAGTATGGCGGTTACAAAGCTAAGACAAAGTTCTTGTTGACCGACGAGCCATTTAAGACTTGCGGTAAGAAGATCGAAAACGGAATGCACGGTCACCTCGGCCCTGCGGGACGATTCGGAACGCCTGAGAATCTATCTAAGATGGCACGCAAGGCCAACACAGCACACACACACGCCACCGGCATATACAATGGCTTGTACGTTGCGGGCACAACTAGTAAGTTGCGCTGGGATTACACAAAAGGTCCGAGCAATTGGACGCACACGCATATCGTGACGTATCCGAATGGCAAGAGATCGCTAATCACAATCTACGCGAATAAATGGAGAGCCTAGTGAGTAAAAAAGAAAACAAGCCGAAGTTTCAAGTCCAAGTGAAAGCCAATGTTTATTTCTACGCCGAGATGGAAGGCGCGACTTCTTTAGAAGAAGCTCTAACAAAGGCCCGTGAAATGAAAAACAGCTTTAACAGATTGTGGGAAGCACCCGGTGACATCATCGACACCGAAATCGAAATCGAGGGAGTGAGCAAGGCGTGAGCAGACCGAAGCTCATGATATTCGGTTATGCTCGACACGGTAAGGACACGGTCGCTGAGATTCTACACAAGTCATTAGGTCTCCGGTTCGTGTCTTCAAGTTTCGCAGCAGCTGAAAAGGTGATGGTGCCCTTTCTTGCATCGAAGGGTATCACTTACGCAAATCTCGAAGATTGTTACGCGGATCGCGTGAATCGTCGCCAGGATTGGTACGAGCAGATCAAGGCGTACAACACACCGGATAGCGCTAAGCTTGCTCGTGAAATTTATGCGGATAACGATATTTACGTGGGCATTCGAAACGTGGTGGAGTTTGAAGCAATCCGAGACGAGGGTCTTTTCGATTACAGCATTTGGGTAGACCGCAGCCAGTACGTACCGCCTGAGTCGACTGCATCGACTTCGGTGCTACCGTCGATGGCTGACTATATTCTCGATAACAACGGAACGTTAGAACAACTTAAGGTTCGTGCATTAGCTTTATACTCGTACCTCACATTAAGAAAGGGAGCGAATGAGAGACGTTAGTAAGGCGTGGATTTCGACATTTACCGGAAAGAAGTTTTACCTGCTCCAGCCACGGTTGAAGGACATCGACATTCGGGATATCGCGCACTCATTAGCTTACCAGTGCCGCTGGACAGGTCACACTAAGTATCACTATTCGATTGCGCAACACAGCTGGTACTGCAGTTTTATCGGACCTGAGGACGAGGCATTCGACAGGCTCATGCACGATGGGAGCGAAGCGTACATGGGCGATATGAACCGCCCGTTGAAACATTTCACCCAGGCCGGTCCAGCGTATCGAGCCCAAGAAACAGTTGTACAAAATTCAATAGCTGTTAAGTATGGGCTGGCTTTGGTTCAACCGCCGTCAGTGCATTACGCCGATAATCTTTTGTTGTACGCCGAGAAGGAACAGCTGATCGCGGGTAACCACCGTTGGAAAATTAAGTGGGGAACCGGCGGGGTATCTGCGAGAGTGAAGATCACTCGCTGGACGCCCGAGAAGGCCGAGAAGAAATTCTTGGAAAGGTTCAAAGAGCTCAGCAAGAGAAAAAAGGCGGCGTAATGGTTTGGGACAACAACAACACAAAGGCTCATATCGATCATCAAGGATGGGCGTCGAGAAGCGATTGTCCCGGGTGCATTACAATTGGGAGCACAAACACTACAATTAAAGCAAAATCGATTTACATAATCGGATCGCTTCGTAACCCAGCAATCGTATCCTTTGCGAACGAATTGCAGGAACAAGGATTCGAGGCCTTTTCGGATTGGTTTTCTTGCGGACCAGATGCCGATGACTTCTTGAGAGATTATTCAAAGGCTCGTGGTCGGAACTATAAGCAGACCTTACAGAGCTACGCGGCGCGTCATATTTTCGCATTTGATAAGTCTCATATAGATCGCTGTGACGCAGCTGTGATGGTAATGCCCGCAGGTAAGAGCGGTCATCTCGAACTAGGGTACGTAATCGGAAAGGGAAAACCCGGTTTTATTCTTTTTGATGAGGAGCCTGAGAGGGTTGAAGTGATGCACCAATTCGCTACGGACATATTTTTCAACAAAGAGGAACTGTTTAAAACTTTAAAATCGCTTGTAAATATAGGAGAATAAAATGCCCGCTATAGACACTAAAACACTGACGTGTGACGGACCGGAATGCAATAAAACAGTCACCTTTAACCCAGCCGAAGGGAAAGAAGTACCCACCCGACCAGGCAACGAGTGGATGAAGGGGATTCGACTCGTTCAAACACCAGATGGTCGCGTGCTTTTGTACCACGATGATGTTTGCGAGATTAGCGGAATCCGCGCTGGCTTGCACAACATCCCTGTACCGAAGAAGATCATCGAAGCAGGCAATGCGGCAGCTGTGGCAGCGGCAGCCCAAGCGGCGGCAGCAGCCGTTGTTTCCGACGCTAATTTGAAGAGTGGTACTGGCGGCCCGATAGTATTGGGATAATTATGCCAACCTTTCACTCTACGATCACCGGTCATCTCGACTTAACGAGAAAGCCAGTGCTGTTGCCTAATGCGATTCATCAAGTCTTCGTTGATGACGTGGAGACCCCGGCCGAGTTAGCAGAGCGTATTATGCAACGTTTAAAGGCTATTACGGAGAATGGTGGCATGATCGCAAGGCTGGAGCCCAACCACGAGACGCAAGGCAAGCAGTCTAAACGCGTTTGGGTTCCGATGCACATGTTGACTTACTTCGAATCGGAAGTTAAGGCAACAACCGTAGAGATGCCGCAACCTGATCCAGAGCACGAAGGTGAGTTTGTCGACAAGAGCGGGAATAAGGTGAGGAAGCAATGAGCGTACCTAATAAAGAACTTCTCGACAAGCTTCTCGCACTAATGATAGAAAAAGAAAAGAAATTGGCGGCCCAACCGGCTAAAACGAGACAACGGCAACGACTTGATTGGGATTTTCAAGGCCTGTGTAGAAGTTTTAATCGCCAGCAAAACTGCCAGCATTCAAAAGGTGGTCGGTACGGTAGACAGACAGGCAGAGATAGTAGCGTTCATCGTCATGTGTTTATCGATAGTAGCGAAAAGATTTGGTGCGCTTACTGCCCGTTCGAAGCGTGGAGTAATAATCCCAAGTTTAGTTTTAAATGGCAGTACGCTTTAAAGCTATGGGGAAGATCGGTAGAGCACGCATCTTCGTCGGAGCGCATCGTACCGGAGTTCATGGGACAGGAGGCAGGACGAGGTGAATTCAGATATAAAGATTTGCGTCGCGATGAAAGCGAAACCGGCACACTCCCGTTAAAAGAGAACGAAGGCCCAATCAAAGGCCTGAAGCCATCAGTTCTAAATTGGAGAACACCGTGATTTTAGCATCCGTCGACATCGAGAGCACGGGATTGGATAAACAAAACGACCGAATTATTGAATTCGGACTTGTGCTTTACTCAACAGGCCAAAACAAAATTCTTGAAAGCACAGGCTTTCTCTTAGAATCAGACGTTAAAGTTTCCGACGAGATTACAGGTTTAACTGGCATTACACAAAGTGCTTTAGATAAGTTTGGGTACCCCCAAAAAAGCGGGATCGAGACCTTCAACGAATACGTATTACAAGCTGACGCGGTAATAGGTCACAATATTTTGTGGTTCGACCTTCCGATGATCCGGAATACTGCCAAGCGTGAGGGTATCGATCTCGCTCCTATGAAATTGGTCATGGATACTATGACCGATCTACCCAATACGAAGGGAGAGCAGTTAGTAACGATGTGCGCAAAGGCGGGCTTTTTGAATCCAAATGCGCATAGCGCCGAAGATGACGCAAAGGCAGTAATCAAGCTGGTTTCAAATTATGACATCGAGAAAGTCGCAGAACGCGCGGCTAGTCCGACGCTTGTAATTCTAAGCCAGCAAGGGAGGGATCAAGCAGCAAACAAGGCAGCAAGGAAAGCGGGCTTCAGGTGGAATCCTAATGCTCGCGTTTGGTGGTCGGCAGTGAAGGAAATGGACGTTCAAGCACTCGCAACAAAGGTGCCGTTCGCCATAGCAATAGCTCCAAAAGAAATAACACTCGAAAGTTTGAGAGATGATTAACAAGGAGAAATAAAACATGGAAGTACTTCAGGGCAAGAAATTCGAAAAACCGGCACCGGGCATGTACTTGGCAACTGCGGTGGACTTGGTCGAAATGCCTAATGTCCAAACCGCATACGGCATCAAAAACAAAGTCCGCATTCACTGGGTGTTAGCACATCTCAACGGTCAGCTGTATATTGGCAAAGACGGCTCACCGGTTGAAGCAGTTGGAATTTGGGCAGCTAATATGGGTGGAAAGGCTGAATTGCCTAAGCGTTTGACGCAGATTCTCGGACAAGCACCGCCTTTGGTGACGTCGACTGAACAGCTAGAACAGCTGGTTATCGGCCGTAGCAACATTCTCGTGTTGGTTCAAAACCCGAATCCCAAGGACCCCAACGACCCGTACATCAACGTTGACGGCATCGGTCCAATCCAAGCCGGTATGGTCGCGCCCCCGATCCCGGCCAACTACGTGCGCTTCAAGAACCGCCCCAAGACCCAAGCTGGTCCTCAGGGCACCACCGTGCAGACGTATGCGACGCCTGCAGCAGCCCAACAGGCTCAGCAGGCTCCTGCAGCATCTACCGTGGATATCGCGGCTCTACAAGCCCAGCTAGCAGCAGCTTTGGCTAATCAAGGCAAGACTGTGGACTTGAACGCGGGTACACCGGCGGCAGCCCCAACAGGCCCTCGCCCCTTCTAACTTTCCCTCGGCGGTGAAAGCCCACCTGAAAGAAGGCTTGACGTCCGCGCCAGAGCGCGCGGTATTTTATTGCATTTTATCCGAGTTTGTATTAAGATAGAGAGACAATGGGTTTTCGTGATATCGCATTACCTTTATCGGCGCTTGGAATTCCTGTCACGCCGGTCGGGGCAAATTCGAAAGCAGCTTTCCTACCTGATTGGCCGACGTCGGCTACAACGGATGTGGCGCAAATCGAAGCTTGGGATCGCGCGTATGGAAACATCAACGCGGCCGCTGTAGCCAAGGGTACGCCAGACGGGGTGTGGATGTTTGAAGTCGACGCGCCCGAAGTGCTTGGCCGTATCGAAGCAGAAACAGGACACAGTTTAACGGCCGAAGTCCCGACGTATCTCGTGAGATCGAGAATGGGCAGGGGACATATTTATTTTAGAAATACCCCCGCCGCGCTCGCGATGGGCAACATCTCACAATCCTACGTAAAACACGGGGACTTTTCCGTCCGCGTTAATAACATGTACTGCGTCGCAGCTGGCTCGATCCACCCCCATTCAAAAGAACCGTACGTTTGTTTAACGCCCGGGGTACAACCTGCTCCTGCGCCACAATGGCTTATTGATTGGCTATTGGCGCAAAAAACAGAAAAGATTCCAGCAAAGGGCGGCGATTATCCACAAGATGCTAAGGGTTTAATCGAGCACGGCTATATTCACGGTTGGTTGGTAAGTCAAGCGGGCCGCCTGCGTGCAGTAGGTCTAGGCGGCGACACATTAGAAAACGCATTGATAGAACTAGCGCATAAAAACTGTGCCCCTCCGCTCGACGAAACTAAAATCCGTCAAGTGGCTCGCTCGTTCGAAAAGTACGAACCAAATCCTGTCGCCGATATTATTTTAAATCAGAAACCGGATATTCAAATTCCTACAACGACTGATGAAGTCGTGGAGCTTCCGGATTTTGGCGCGATGAGCTATCCTGTTTTCCCCAGGTACGTTTGGGCAGGCACGAGTATCTACGAAAACTTCGTGAAGCCTGTTTGTGAACAAAACTCCCGAATAGATTATTTCATGTGGCTACCAGCAACAATGATGCTGCTAAACTATCTCGGGACAAAAATAAAAACACAAATCAAAGGATTCGGCGTCGGCCCTTTCATTGGTAGTATCTACATGGTCTTGATTGGTAAGCGAGGTGAAACGCATAAGTCCTTTTCAATCGACGACGCTATGCAATATTTTAACTACATCGGTTGCTTGGCACATTCTGGCCGAGACGTTAAGACAGCCGAAGGCCGCTCGCTGGTATTCACGCCTGGTTCGCTAGAAGGCCTTGGCGTTGAGATGCAGAAAACCAACACGACTAACGCAATCGTTTTCTTCGAAGAGCTCTCGCAGCTAACCAAGAAGGCGGGTATCGACGGAAGCGCACTTTCGTCAGGTTTGCTTACGATGTATGAGTCTAAGAAATTTAGCAACTTGGTGAAGAGTGGCAAAGAAGCGTACTCTTTGGAGCCGAGCTCTTATTGTGCAAGCTTGATTACTAGCTGCACGGATGAAACGTTTCAAGACCTGTGGTCTAAGATGTCGGGCGAGGATACGGGTTTGAACGACCGTACAATGTTCGTATTCCAACCAGAGGTACTACCTGCACAAAGATTAAAAGTTACAACGGATTTTTTATCAGGATCGTCGAAGACTCGCCAGTTAATCGACCGAGCAGTTCAAAGGGGCACGTTCGAGTTAGAAAATATTAACAATCCTAATTTGCAGCAGCTAGTTGCAAAGGGTAGCCGGTACACCGACCGCGCTGTTAAGTGGGCCTTGGCTCTAGCGGTTGACCTGGGGCTCGATTCTATAGACGACGAGTGCGTGGATCGCGGCGTTGACATTGTGCGGTATGAAATTGCTGTGAAGGAATTCTTGAAGTCCTATGATGCCGACACCAGGGAAGCAGCCTTGCAAATGCGCATTCGTGCGAAGCTAGAAATGCACAAAGGTCGGCTGTTGACGCGCGAGCTAATGAGATTATGTCATGCCGACAGAGCAGGAACGTCGATGTGGAACACAGCTTTTTACGGACTCGTGAAGGCAGGAATCATTCGTCAAGAAGGCACCGGCAAGAAAGGCGACCCTTTTTTCACTCAAGTGCTAATTAAGAGGGACGTTGAAGAAGTCTAAATGCAAAAAGTGCTAAAAATCGACTTCGAAACACGCGGACTCTTCGAGATCGGCGGCCAGAAGGGCGTCGGTCTCTATAATTATATCTGTCATCCGCTGACTCGAATCTTGATGATGGCTTACAAGCTTCCAAGTGAAACCGTCACGAAGCTCTGGCAGCCGCACCAAGGCCCGATGCCCGAAGAGTTACGCGCAGCGTTGCTCGATCCTAGTGTTTTAGTCGAAGCGTTTAATAGCGCCTTCGAACGCTATTGCTTGCAGTTTTTGCTCAGTATCAAACTCCCGCCCGAACGATTCATAGACCCCCAAGTTGGCGCTCGTTATCTAACCCTTCCTGCGGACTTGGAGTCTGTATGCGAAATCTTAAACGTACCGGCGCACTTAACGAAGGATAAACGCGGTGACGCTTTGATCGATTTATTCAGTAAGCCGAAGTATCCGAAAAAGAAGAAAGGTGAACCGCAAGGCGAGCCTTACTTCAATGATTGGAACAGTCATCCGGTTGAGTGGGAACAGTTCGCAGATTATTGTAAGCGCGACGTCGACGCTGAAGAAGAAGTGATGCGCCGATTAGAGATTTTGGAAGCGATGCCGATGCCTGAGTTCGAACGCAAGCTTTGGATATTCGATCAGACGGTGAACGACCGTGGCGTGCCCACTGATTTAGAATTTGCGCAAAAGGCGTACAAGATTGCGTTAAAAGCAAAAGCCGACTCGCTCGAAAGTCAAAATAAACTAACAGGTTTGGCGAATGCCAACAGCCGAGATCAGTTGCTCCCTTGGGTTAGGGAACGTGGTTATCCGTACAATACGTTGAATAAGAGTTTCATTGAAAGCGTATTGAGTGACTCTGAAATTGTTTTAACAGAAGAATGCCGTACGGTTCTCACGGCCAGATTGACAGCTGGTTCTAATAGCTATACCAAACTGGCAGCCATTATGCGCCACATTTGCCCAGACGGCGTGTGTCGTAATCAGTTCATATATCTCGGGAGTTCTCGTTGCGGCAGGTGGTCAGGTGCCGGTATGCAGCCTCAAAATTTTCCCCGGCCTTCGCCGCCCAAGAACGTAAACGGATACGACTTCGAAGAGATGGAAGTGATCGTGGAAGCGAGACGGCTTATATATGCCGAAGACTACCAGGGAATTAAGGATAAATACGGAAACGTATTAGAAGTTATAAAATCATTATTGCGCACTGTGTTCGTTGCGCCCGGGAGCAAATAATGGCATTCTCAGGATTCAGCGAAGAAGATGGCGAGCCTTTGTACGACACAAAAGAGTCAGCAATCGAAAGAGCTCGGCAGATGATAGCTTGGCATGGGGAACCGGATACTGTAATATTTGTTCACCGTAAACACGTCCCTTTGTGGATCGCCCACATGCTTCAAGACACAGCACTTCAATGGCTGGCTTATACGGAGTTAAAGTGACCACATTGACCAAGAGAAATACCTGCGTTCACGGTAAACTAAAATACTACTGTAGAGACTGCGGGGGCTCAGATTTTTGTAAACACGGTAAACGTAAAAGCCTATGCGAGAATTGCGGTGGGGGCTCTTTGTGTACCCACGTTGTCAGAAAAGACCGCTGCCGAATTTGTCGAGGCAACGGCATCTGTGAGCATTCAAGACAAGTAGAATCGTGTAAAGAGTGCGGTGGTTTTAGCGTTATGGCAACTAGACTATTATACTGCGCAAAATCAAGAGCTAAGAGGAAGGGGGTACCGTGTACGATTACTAAAGAAAATATTCTTTATTTAATTGGCGATGGTGTTTGCCCTGTATTGGGTATGCCGTACAACCTGTCCTGTCGAATTCCACAGAGCGATTCAGCTAGTTTAGATAGATTCGCTCCAGAGTTAGGGTACACAAAAGAAAATTGCTTTGTAATATCCAGATTAGCGAATATGATTAAGTCAAACGCAACCCCTGTACAAATCATGAAAGTGGCTAATTGGGCAGCCGAGATGGAAGATTACGCTAGGGAAAAACAATGAGCACCCGTCTTCAAGCGGCTGACCTCAACGCTATAGAAACCAGGGTGGGAAGTTGGCTTGCTGAATGTCCATCACTACTTAATGTATTTCAACCGTATACAGATCAATTTGATAAATTCCATCGCAACGGCCGCGATCCCTATTTATCTTTTGCCGCCAAGCTGTATTCGACGCCGTACGAAACGCTTTGGGCGAGCAAGGAAGGTCGTAACGGTAAAGAAGCCAAAACCGAGGCTAAGATAAAACGACAAAAGGCTAAGGTTCCAGTTTTAGCGTCTCTTTATCGCATGGGTGGTGGCGGTTGGGGGCAAGGTAAAGCATCTTACATTGACGAGGTAACAGGCGAGAAAATATACGACCGAGTTCGCACCGGGCTATTCGGGTACGCGCGAGGTATGGGCATCGACATGAGTTTACAAGAGGCCCACACAGGTACCGAAGTTTTTAGAAACGCTTATCCTGAGATTTGTGGCAACGGATTCGGTGATAACGTAAAGGGCATATGGGTTAAATTCGAAGAAGCAATTCTTGACGTAATGGACCCGGCGCATCCAGCTACCGTGCGATATCTTGGTCCTAATAATTGCGTAAAGATCGATAGGCTGAACGTAACCGGCCGCAACCCAATTATGCGAATGACGCTACCATCAGGTAGAAGGCTTCATTATCTAGACGCATATGTTCAAAACACGTTGATGCCTTGGACAGACAAAGAAGGCGGCCCTGTGTACCGACCGGCTTTGTGGTACGCAACCGAAGATCAGACAACCGGCAAATGGACGTCTATCCACACGCACGGTGGTCACGAATATCAAAACGCAGTCCAGGGAATTGCCCGCGACGTCTTGGCCGTGAAGCTCCTAGAATTCGAGAAAATTGATTGCCCCGTGGTCGGTCACTTTCACGACGAAGGCCTATGCTTGGTTCCCAACGATCCGTTCAGCCCAGGGGTAAACGACATGATCGATATTATGAGCGCGCCTGTCGATTGGGCACCGGGCTTACTTTTAGGTGCAGATGGATTTCAGGATTCGTTCTATCACAAATAGCTTGACAAGCTACAAAAGTCATGGTACTATCGTTTAAATTGGAGAAAATATGAGCAAAAAGAAGCTGCTGATAGAGATTAAACGTTTGCGTTTGAAGTTTGGCGATATCGTTGTTGTCCGAGACCATCGCGCAGCAGAGACGCTAGTCCGCGCCGGTGAAGCCATCAAGCTTAAATTTCTGGTTCCGATAATCATCGCGCCATACGGTGATGTCAAGTCGTACAGTCTGAAGCAACTAAAGGCAATCGGTAAGGACATCGAGGCAAAATCATGAAGATTGACCGCTATACTGTTGACTCAGATGGCAACCCGAAATCGAACATAGTGATTCGAGACAGGATTTCGCCGATGGGAAAGCAAGTTTATCCCAACGACATTGCAGTCGAAGTGACAATGGGGATGTTTCGCAATAGAGAAAAGACGGTGGCCGTTGCAGAGGCCATTTGTCAAATGTTGAACGAGGAGAAGGCATGAGCAAAAATTTTAGTATCGTCTACAATCTTGAGACGTTGAACGACGCACAGCGGGACCAATACAAACGCGACGTCTCCGAATTCTTCGGTCTCGATCCGGCCACTAACTGGTTCGACATTTTGTGGATCGCCGACGAAGGCACAGGTATGAAAAAGCTGCAGCTATATGCTCGCCGAGGCACCACCGATGTTTTGCGCAGTCAGCGCGAGATCAACGTTATCAGCTTGACGCAGCACGACGGCCCTGGTTACGTCAGCTTCACAGCCGTAGGTAAAGATAAAAACGGTCGCCAAGAGATCGCAGTCGGCGCACACTCTACCGAAGGTCTCAAGGGCGAGAAGCTTGCAGCAGCTGTGGCGACCGCAGAGACCCGGGCGGGACGTCGATTAACGTTAAAGTTTGTAGGTTTGGGAATTCTCGATTATTCTGAAGTGAATCAAGACGCGCCGCTATCTGCGCCTGCACCGGACGTGCAACTCGCTAGCACTTCGGTAGTCTTCCCACCGATGCCAAAGATTTCGCCGAACCCAGCACCTGGTAAAGACGTGACCGTCTCGACTACAATTAATCATAACGAAGGAACTATCGCACACGAGAAGCCAATCGACCCAGATCGTTATGGCTCTTATAATAACTTGAAAGCACCAGAGTCAGCCAAGCCGTCTATGCAGGAAATGCGCGACGAGGCCATCCGACAACTGCACAGCAAAGACGTAACGAAACAGGTTTTGGCCGAAGCCGAAGCAGGATTACCGGGCTCATTATATACACCTGTTTCAGCAAACGTTGAAACACCCCAAACAAGTGAAACAGCATCGACAGAGCCTGTTAAGAAGGCCCGCAAACCACGGGGACCTAATAAAAAGAGAAACACGGTTGACATGTCTTCACCGGGACAAGTTTCTACGCCACCTGCTCAAGCCACTGATCCGATAATTGTCGAAGCAGCGAAGGCTTTAGGCACTATTCCGGCGGCTGTGGCATTTCAAATTAACGAGGCTATGCGAACGCAAGCTAATCCGGTTGTGCCAACGCAAGCGAATCCAGCTGTGCCTCCTCTCGCCGAAACCCCTAAGTATGCAGGAACACCCCATGAAGCTCTGACGCCCCCAACACCAACGGTGCCGCCAATCTCTTCGTTATCGTCTGTACCCATTTCGGGTACGCTTGTACCCAATCAGGGTACAGACTTCCCAGGCAAGCCGACGAAGGAACAAGAAGAAGGCTACCGCGTGTTCTTGCGTGAGTACGCCAATAACGTACTCCCGATGGCAGGGATGCGGCCCAGCGAAGGCATCGGAGGAGCTAGCGCCAAACTGCGGCTCTTTGCCGAGAGACAGTCGGGCAAGGCTACCTCGCACATGACGGTTGACGATTGGGAGGAATTCAAAGCGTTCTTTCCCGACTTCTTATCGCGTAACTCGCCGCAGAATCTGGTTAAGTATATCAACGACGTGATAGGAGCAAAATAAATGGTCGTTCAAGCAAAAACCCAGCTATACGTTCCGTGCCCAGGTTGTATCGAAGGCTCCTCGCGGGCCGATCACTTGGTTATCGGTTTTAAAACAACTTGGTCGTGCTCCAAGTGCCAAGCTAACTTTAAAATAGAGAGGGTCTCGGAGTTCGACTTCGAAACGTCTTTGACAGGTTGGACGAATACCCCGGTTACAATCACCCTTCAATCTATTACCGAACCCAAAATCACAGTCAAGGTAAACGCTTGGAAGTACTCACACTCTCAGAACGACACACCGGAAGAATACGCAGAAGACTCGCGATACTACTACGATGAGCACACTTGCCCGACGAACTGGACTCGCGATATTGTGCAAATAGAGTTCGAAGGCGACAAGGACCCGCACGGCGTATTTAAGTTTGTTTCTGCAGAAGACGGGCACTTAGATGATTAATATGAGTCCGGGAGACAAATACGGACGGCTCACGCTGATGCCAGTAGACGCAATTCGCAGTAGCAGTAATCAGTGGCTATACCTGTTTCGTTGCGAGTGTGGAACTGAGAAACGGATACTGCGGTCCCACGTTCAAAACGGTCACACAAAAAGCTGCGGTTGTTTGTGCAGTGAAGCAACAAGTAAATCAAATAAAGAGCGGCTTACAAAACACGGGCACGCTAAAAATAGTCAAACTACTCGTACTTATACTACGTGGGTATCAATAAAAGCAAGGTGTTTTAATCCTAAAAATGTCGGCTATCAACACTATGGCGGGCGTGGGATTACAATGTGTCAACGCTGGATTGATTCGTTTGACAACTTTCTGGCTGACATGGGCGAGAAGCCTATAGGTTTAAGTATCGAGCGCAAGGATGTTGACGGCAACTATGAACCTGAGAATTGTAAATGGGCTACCGCTAAAGAACAAGCAAACAATCGTCGTTTCTACGTACGGTATGTAAGAAAGGCAGGAGATCAAAATTGAGTCCAGAACAACAGTTAGTTCACACCGCAGTAGAAGAGCTCTTACGCTTAGCCAACCGGCACAAGGTCGTTATATGCGGCTTTGCGTTCGCAGGCGATCCGGAGCCGATGGTTGTTAATTTCGGTAATTGTACCGACGCTCATAAACTTGAGCTATACGAATCATTGGTAAAGTTGTGCGAAGAGAAGCGCGCGAAGGGCCAGTCTATTAATTCTCTAGTGAGCGAAGTACATTGATTCATTCGCTAGACAATGACCAACAGACTTGCGCTGACGCAATCAGCGGCAACGTAGTTACGATTGCAGGCCCGGGATCAGGCAAGACTACCGTCTTGATTCGCCGATACCTGGATATGATATCCAAACATCGAATCCCATCAACGGATATCTTGAACTTAACTTTTACGAACGAAGCAGCAAAAAATATGGTCGAGAAAGTCGGTCTATTTGGAGCGGAGAAAGTCTTTAGGACGTTTCACTCGCTGGCTCTAGATATCATTATGAAAGAAAAGCAGCATCTACCGTTCAAGGTCGGCGAGTTCGTGCTTCCGAGTTACGGCCAGGACTTTCAGCTGCTCAGAGATTTGATGAAGATGTACCCAGCGATCACATCTTTTCGTTCGTTGAGAGATAAGATAGCCGAGTGGAAGGCATCTAATATCAGTCCGGAGCAAGCGATAGAAGACACGTATTGCGACACCACTAAGAAGGGAAGCATGTTCTTTTACGCGGCTGCTTACCGTGACTATGAAAAGAAATGTCGCGAACAAGGCTGGCTGGACTTTTCGAGTTTGATGGACGAAACAGTGAAGCTGTTGGAGACGAACGATGAGGTACGATCTCGATATATACGAAAGTACATATGCGTGGACGAATGTCAAGACACCGACGTTGTCCAGTTCAGGCTGCTACAACTTCTCTACGGTGGGAATATATTCGTGGTGGGAGACGAAAACCAACTCATCTACGAATGGCGCAGTGCTGTGGCTGGCAACCTTACTAACTTTGCCACCCATTTCCCCGGAGCTACTACGTTATATCTCGGAAACAATTACCGCAGCACAGGCGCTATCGTGGCCTTCCTCAAAAAAATCATCCCTGTCGACAACGGACTTGCTAGCCATATGGTGTCAATGCGAGAGTGGGGAATAGACCCGTCCTTCACTCAGTATGATGACGATCTCCAAGAGGTTGTCCACGTATTGTATCAAATAAACGAATCGAAAGATTTTAACAACACCGCGATCATTGCTCGCACAAACCGTCAGCTTCGCACCTTTCAAAAAGCTGCTATGGCGCTCGGGATCAAAACGATGATCCTAGGTCAGAAAGACCTTTGGCAGAAAGACGAGGTTAAGCACCTACTCGAACTGACCAAGAAGTTCAAAGACTCCGGTCGCAAGGCTTACGATGTGATGGAAGAGCAGATGCGCGTAAACAACTTGACGCACATATATCGAAACACCGGCGGGCCAAACGAAAAGCCGCCCGTCGAGAACCTAGCTGATATCGTCAAGCTATCTGCGAACCGTGGCACCGTGAAGGAATTTTTGGACTGGTTGCGTAAACTGACGTACGCTTGCGAGGCAGCTAAGTCCCCGAGCTACGAACATCGCGACAAGAATCCGACCTTGACCTTGACAACAGTCCACCAAGCTAAGGGAAGAGAATACAAGAACGTTTTCGTAATCGGATGTAAGCAAGGTATGATGCCGCACAAAGATGGCGAGATATTAGAAGAAAAGCGAATTTTCTTCGTCGCTTGCTCGCGCGCAGCTGATAATTTGCACATAAGTTTTGACACGGTACGCAGCGAATTTTTAAATGATTTTCAAGGGGAGATAAAACATTATGAGAATAGGGCAAAAGGGCAACAGGACTCGACTCCGGTCGGGTCAACGACCAGCCAAGCCAGCGGAGCGTCGCTACTCGATTCAGTCGGACGATAGCGGGCACGACTACTTCGTAGAGGTTGGAATGGAAGGCGAATTCGAGCGGTGGCTACAAGCTGACTTTGACGACGCCGATGCCGATGGTTATGATGAAATCTATTACGAAGGCCACAACTACGAGGAAAACAGAATCGATGGCCGCTTCACTTTCACTGACCCGAGGAACAGCTGATGGCTTTTCTCTATATCAATGCTAAAGGCCAACCGTGGAGACGTCACAGTTACAGCGCGGGCAACACCTACGACAGGTCGCCATATGGATATTATCTTCAAAAAATCGAGGGTTGGCGTGAAAAGAACAACCGCGCCAGATTCGAGTTTGGTAAGGCCATCGAAGAGGCCGTGCAATGGCATCACGAACACGACGGCACAGGCGCGGTTCAACACTTTATAGAGAAGTGGCAGGTTCACGCGCCCAATAAAGAACTTCAATATACGAAAGTTGAAAAAGATTGGCCCACGCTGTACAAGACTGGCATCGAGATGATTAAGCTCTACATCATCCGTCAGCCTGAGTTGCCGATTCCTCTAGGCGGTGCCACGCTGTTTCAAAAAGAATTTGAAAAAGAGGTGTTCCCAGGCGACCCACTTTATGGTGAGATTACAGATATGGGAAAACTCGACATTGTCTCATACGTCGATCCGAACCATCCACTATTGCCTAAATTGATTTGGAAACCAGAATACGGCCCACTACGCCCAATAATTATTGATATCAAAACATCTGGTGTGGACTTTCCGGAAGCGTACGGCATCGCCGCTTATGATACCCAGCTTCGACGCTACAGCTGGCAAACCGGTATCCGAGACGTCGCACTTTTGACTTTCGTCAAGAAGGCCCATACTCTTCAAAAAGGTTATTCGGTTACACTCTTGGAAGACGCTGGTATCTTCAAAGCAGGACAAGAGGCAGTCATAGCTCAAATGGACGAAGACCACGCTATTCTTGTTGCTAACGATTCGTTAATTGAAGATATGGAGCGAGCACAAGGTAAGAAGGCAGACGGTAAGACCGACCAAACTAAAGTGGCCAAGGAACGCAGAGACGCGTGGTTGGCACAATTCGGAGCCCGAGTCTCGGTAGACGTTTTAACAAAACAACGCTTGCAATTCAACGCTGGATTTGTTACAAAGGAAAGCGCAGATGACGCAGGAGAAATAGCCGGTCAGCAGATTATTAATATCGTGAACGCTTGGCACAGGAAGTCTTATCCGAACAAGTACTCAGTCAGATATCCCCACGACGATAGCGCCGATCCGTATTTTAGAGCCTTCGTGTTGAAAGACGAAATGTTCAAACAGCAGAATTTCACGAAATCCGACGACAGTAGTTTGGACGACCTTTTCAAAGAGGACGATGGAGGAGCAGATGAGTAAGAATATAAAGATAACGATTTGCCCACCGGCACCACAAGACGTGTTTTTTCAAGAGCAGCAGTTTGAAGAAAACCTACCAGGGCGAAGTGGGCTCGACGGAACCAGTCAATCTGGCAATAGAGGAACAGACCCTATCGTTTACTGGAGAGGCGGATATTCAAGTCGTAAAAAGCTACCGCGCGCTCCTCTCTATGCTAGTAAAGCAAAAGAAACCAAGTTGAAAAACGCGGCAAAGGATTTAAAAGGCCATGAGAACAAAGAAGAGATTCTCAAAATATTAAGGTCAGGTCTATGAATTCTCAATTGAGGCGATCATTAGATAGGAATGAATCTTTTTTAAACGGTGGACACCAAACAGTGGGCGCTCGTACTTATAAACGTACTGCGCCGGGTTGGACGAAGGACGACAAGTTTATTCGAGGGTTGCTCTTGCAATCATTTCCTAAGCTAGCTAGTAATGATAATCAACGGGAGGCAGCTGGACGCTGGGCTACTGTTATACATCTTTACTTTAGAATGGGGTATACTCGGTCGCAAATAGCAGAAGAGCTAGGGAGCACAGAAGAGAGAATAAAAGGTGTGATTAGAAGCATTTATAGAGCTTCAAAAGGCAAAAGAGCCGACGGCTCTGGCACCAGAACCCGGGGTTATGCCCCTAAAACACCCCTCCAAAGGAAAGTAAGCAGTCGGACCCCATAAAAAATGAAGAAAGTGAAGATGCACCAAGGCTGTTTAGGGCAAGAGATGGTCGCAACGGGCGAATCGGCCCCGCCAGCCCCGAAGTGCCGTTGTAAGAAGATGGTCGAATATGCGTACGCCAACGAACTGATTAAGACGAATCAGGCCAAATGGGTTGTAGTCAAGCGCACGCCGGTAGAAGTGATCGAAGATTGTTCCTTTTGCGAAGCTATGACGGACGTCGAGAAAAAGAACTGCGCGTTGTGCGCCGGTTCAGGCAAAGTCAATGGTCTAAGAGAAATAGAAACGTACAATAATGACATCGTTTTAATGAGTCAGATGTCAGTAGACGTGAAGAATAAGAAGTATCGGAGGAACACGCGGGCCAAAACGCCTCGCGTAGCGACGATAGAAAAAAAACACATCATACGCGCCTTCGTGGACGATCTCAAATATGCTGTAGAACGCATAAAGGAATACGAAGTCATGATCCAAGAGTCGCTGGCGTGGTTTGGCCCCTTGAACAGATGTTTAATGGGTGCTCGGCTAAGAACCGAAAAAACAGGAGAGGTTTTAACGCCTGGACTTTCCGAACCCAAAGACGAAGTAAAAAGTTATCCACCTGGGTCGATTACGTTCTCGGACGGCACTAAGAACAAAAGTTGGTATTGGAAAGTCGAAGGTCGAAGATTTGATTACGGCCGTACGATATGAGTCGGGGCGACCCGAATCAAAAGCTGTATAGCGCCAAGCACCGTCGTAAGATGAAAAGACTAGGTCTGTGTGGTGAGTGCGGCATAAGAAAAATTTCTGCTAAACGCGCGTCATTGTGCAGGCGATGCGGAGAGAAAGGTAGAAAAGGGCGGCGAAAACTTAAACGACTCGTTATAAACACTTATGGTGGAGTTTGTGTTTGTTGTAGAGCTCGGGATATTGAGTTTCTTACACTGGAACACTCTCGGGGAGACGGGCAAAGGCACAGAGCGTCTATACCGGGTGGAGCCGCCGGTATTTATCGGTGGCTTAAAAAACTAAATTTTCCTAAGAATCTGGGACTACTGGTTCTTTGTATGAACTGTAATTTTTCTAAAGGACACTACGGCTATTGTCCTCATCAGAGAAGAAAAAGGGGCACCTAAGTGAACGAAAATCCTGAAGTTCAAGACGTCGTCGAAGAATTCGATTTTAAAGCTAGTGTCGAAGCTATCCTGGCAGCTGATGCCGCGCTCGCTGCTATACGACTTCGTAGCTATAGCGAACGACACCCTGAGCTCGGAAAAATGATTAAGTGCCAAGTGTGCCGCTCCCGTCACCGCTCTAGCCAAAAGTGCGAACAGAAATTCAAGCAGCTATGGATCGACGAAGACGTTGAGACCGGTGAATTTTCTATTCAATACGCGATAGTTCCGCTGCCTGGGCAAAATGGTACACCGAAGTCAATCGTTGGCGCTGCCTACTTCGCTAAGAAACGTAAGAATCCGCACCCGAGCAAGCGTAAGCTGCAATTCATCGAGTTGGTTCGTAAACTGATCCCGGACGAGTACACGCAGGAAGACTTGAAAGACGCGCGCGAATTGGCAGCCGAAATTTTGGGTTTGAATAAAACTTTTGCGGATAAATGCTCAAAAAGAAAAGGCTTTCCGTTGCCTAAGACAAAGGCCGTAGGTGATACGGAAGAGGTAAAAAATGCCTAAAGAGCTACATCACGATACATGCCTAGATGCAATATTCAAAGGTAACGCACACTATTTTATTAATAAGATAGGGTCAGAGGTACATACAGCCAATCGGAAGTGGTGGATTAGTCTTAAAACAGGCAAACGTATTAAGCGCAACCGTGGCGAACAATTGATGCTCATCGTCAGTGAGATCGCTGAAGCGATGGAAGGCGAGCGCAAGGATTTGATGGATGACAAATTGCCACATAGAAAGATGGCAGAAGTAGAATTAGCAGACGCGTTCATCCGTATTCTAGATTACGCGACTGGTCACGGCTACGACCTGGGTGGCGCGTACGTTGAGAAAATGGCGTACAATGCTACTCGCGCCGATCACTCTGATAAAGAGCGAAAGAAAAAGAACGGGAAGAAATTCTAAATGCTCTCTGTTACAGCTGCGATAGGTTTGGGTAAGCTGATTGGACTAAGCTTGATAAAATTGCACGATTGGTTTTGTCCCTATAAACCGGAACCTATTAATCATTCCGAACTCGGAAGCGTTCCGGCACTGTTTTTCGATAAAAATTTTATTTTGAACCTTAAGGGGTAAACAATGGGACACGAAGATTTAATCGGAAAGCATACACATCTATTTGCTAAGCCTGAGAACTATACGCAGCCGACTAAAGATTGGAGGGATTGCATTTGCGGCGGCATGCGCGAAGATGGTCCTAGGAATAGTCGATCCCTGATTGCGAACTGCCCTTGCTGTGACGGTGTACAGATTTTGGTGGTAGACGTTTGCGACTGCCCTGATTCTAGTTTTATCAAGTTTAGAGTTGTGTTGCCGCCAGATTCTACAATGAGAATAAGGCGCATTGAAAATGTGGAGGCTATAAAATAATGGACGTTATACTTTCTCATGCAAGCTGTCCCGACGGTTTCGCGGCCGCCTACATCGCCAAAAAGAAGTACCCCGAGGCCGAGATGATTTTCCTCGACCACGGCAAATCGGCCGAATATATTGACACCTTGATTCAGTCTCTTCGAGGCAAAGACGTATTGATGACAGACTTTAGTTTCAGGACGAGGTTAGAGAATGATAATCTCGCGTCTGTCGCAAAGTCTTTTAGAATTTTGGATCATCACCTGACCGCTCAAGCAAACCTGGCTGGTGTGTCTTACGCCACGTTCGACATGAATAGATCAGGCGCAGGGTTGGCGTGGGACTACCTATTCGGCAAAGACCGCAATCAAGCAGAGCCTTATGAATTGAATGGTGTCCGCTGGACCAACACATCTCACCAGCGTCCGTGGTGGGTGAACTACGTCGAAGATCGCGACTTATGGCGCAACGCACTACCAAATGCAAAAGAGGTTGCGGCCTATTTGATGACCCAGCCCTATACCGTAGAAGCGTGGGACGCACTAGCAAATATTAATATCGAAGAGGCAGTAACGTATGGCTCCGGTGCTCTTCGTCAAATCGAATACTATGTTGGCAACGTCGTCAAGAATCGACAGCCTGGCACAATCGACGGCCTGACCGCAGGCATCGCAAACGCTCAGTACATTAGTTGTTCTGAAATCGGACACGAACTAGCGAACGAATCGCAGGTCGGGATCACTTGGTTCGAACGTGGTGACGGCGTGATTCAATTTTCGTTGCGCTCGGTTGGCGATATCGATGTTTCAGCGATTGCTAAACGTAGGAACGGGGGTGGACATCTTCATGCGGCCGGTTTTCAATTACCTTTGCAGGAAGGTAGAGACTTGGTCGATCAGATTATAGGTCGTCCGTCATACATGCAGAAATTGGCAAACGACATTCTATTTGAAAGTCAGAAGCAAGTAGAAAAAGCAGCAAACGACGCGTTTAGAAAAACAATCTATGATGCAACTAGCATATTGCCGATGGATGCCGTCACAAGATCGAGACAAGGATGAACTTAGCCGTCTGCGTAAAATCCTGCCACAAGGACCTCGACAGGGGCTACCACGACGCAATTAGGTCCACTTGGGCTCGCGACCTTAAGGCGCTCGGTGTAGAGACCTATTTCTTCGTTGGTACTGACCCGACACAGCAAGATACCCGCCGTTGCCGTCGGTACGTTTCAAACGAAGTGGTCGTCGACTGTCGGGATGACTACGAATCGCTGCCCATCAAGACCAGGCGCATATGTCAATGGGTTATGGGCAAGACGTTCGAGCGAGTTTTCCTTTGCGACACAGATACGTATATCAACGCGAGGGCATTTTTGATGTCTGATTTTAAGTGGTACGACTACGCAGGTTGGTTTAAAAACAATCAACTACCTGGCGGCGCGCCGTTTTCGTATACCGACGCGTACGGTAGCTACCCAGAGTGCAGGGCTTGGGCATCAGGCGGTTGGGGCTATTTCTTAAGTCGGAGGGCAGCCGACGTTGTTGGTTCTACACCGCCAACTTTTTGGGCCGAAGACCTTCAGACGGGTCAAACGCTTGCACCGATGATCGATAGTCACATGCTCAAGGCTACAAATTTTACACCTGGTGTTTTAGGCACATCACACTATCCAAAGGTCAGTATGCCGTACAAACCGGAATATATGAAGATGACCGCAGAGGTCGGTGGCGATTTTGACAATCTTTTCAAGAAGGGGATACTGGTAGCATGATCGTTCGATTGACAGGCGGCTTAGGAAATCAGATGTTCATGTACGCATTCGGCCGCGCGTTGTCTTTTCGTCGTAATGAGCCTGTTCAGTTTCATTGGGCGAGGTCAACCCGGGATTATGCCTTAGATAAATACAACGTCAACGAAGAGCTTGTCAACCCGCTTGTCAACCCGATTAGTGCAACTAGTCTATACACCGAAGCATCGTTTAATTTTGATGGCAAAGCATTAGGTCAACCGTCTAACGCGTATCTTTGTGGCTATTGGCAAAGCGAAAAGTACTTCCAGGACTATTCGTATTTTATACGTACAGAACTGACATTGAAAACCGATCCTAGTCCGTTGACAGTTGGCACCGGCAACGCACTCTCCGAAAAAGAAAGCGTCTTTATCCACGTAAGGCGCGGGGACTACACTAACCCGAGTACAAGCGCGGTTCACGGCAATTTGGAGGACACGAATTACTATCAACGAGCGATTGAATACGTTCGAGAGAAAGTTCAAAATCCTAAATTTTATGTATTCAGCGACGACCCTGACTACTGTAAGCTCCTCTTTCCGGATTTAGAAATAGCTAGTTTTCGAGGATCGTCAATGCACGATGATTTGTATCTGATGTCTTGCTGCCGTCACGGCATCGGGGCAAATTCATCGTTCAGTTGGTGGGGAGCGTGGTTAGGTGATGACTGGGCGGGAGCCTACCCAGGTCGTGTTTGCGTATTCCCCAGGAAGTGGTTTGTTAATGGAACAGACACCAAGGATTTGATACCCGATAGGTGGGTGCGCTTATGAAGAGAGCTCTTATCACTGGCATTACAGGTCAGGATGGATCGTACCTCGCCGAGCTATTACTGTCAAAAGGCTACGATGTGCATGGTATCATCCGCCGGTCGAGCAGCATTAATACCGAGCGCATCGATCACATATTCGACCGCCTATACTTGCATTATGGGGATGTTACTGATGGCAGTTCGACAACGAATATCATCAACACAGTAAAGCCGGATGAAATCTACCACTTGGCCGCTCAATCGCATGTTAGAGTTTCGTTCGACATCCCGGTTTACACGGCCGAATCCACTGCTATAGGAACTCTTAATATCCTAGAGGCTATTAAAGGGAAGGGCATTAAGTTTTATCAAGCAAGCTCTAGTGAATTATACGGTGGGATTTATGGGGCAGCTGTTGATGAGACCGTCCCGTTTCATCCTCGTAGCCCATACGCCATCGCTAAACAGTTCGCTTATTGGACAGTAATAAATCACCGCGAGGCATACGGTACCTTTGCTTGCAATGGAATTCTCTTTAATCATGAAAGCCCGAGACGTGGCGAGACATTCGTGACCCGAAAAATTGCTAAAGCAGCTGTCCGCATATCGCGCTGTCTTCAAAACGAACTTGTTCTCGGTAATTTGGATGCCAAACGTGACTGGGGGTTCGCCGGGGACTACGTCGAAGCGATGTATTTGATGATGCAGCAACAGACTCCGGATGACTTCGTTATCGCCACCGGTGAGACGCATTCGGTGCGAGATTTTCTCGATGAAGCTTTCGGTTATCTTGGTATGAACTGGCGTCCATATGTCGCGATAGACCCGAAATACTATCGTCCAACAGAGGTCGATCTCTTGCTCGGCGATCCATCGAAAGCAAAACGTATTCTCAGGTGGGAACCAAAATTCAAATTTCGTGAATTAGTAAAGATGATGATGGACGCAGAACTACAATGCAATTCTTGATCGCTATTCTAAGCTGTGTCAAGCACGCCGTAGGCGGTCAGAATCAAGTGATGCGCGATACATGGTTGAAAAATGTTGAGAACTATAAGTTCTTTATGGGGGACGGCACGCCGGTTATAGGAGACAACTACGCGATAGAGTCTTGGCACAATAGTGATTGGCTGTATTACAAAAGACTATACGAAGACACAGACATTCGGACTTACGTTCTTCGAGAGGATGAAGTCGCTTTGCGTATCCCGGATAGTTACTCGCACGCAAGCTTTAAGCTTAGAGAAGCTTGTCGCTGGGCTTTAGAAAACGGATACGATTACATTTTCCAATGCCTTACCGATACATACGTTGTACCAGAAAGACTATTGGAAAGTGGATTCGAAAAGTTCGATTATCTCGGTACCGCAAATGACGAGCGTACAGCTTTGGGTGGTGGCCCCGGTTTCTGGTTAAGCAAGCGCGCGATGCAATTCTTAATCAACGCGCCAGTTACCAAATGGAATTACGATGAATGGACAGGTGATGTGATGGAGGCAAACGGAATCAAACTTAGCCACGATGAGCGGTATACAAATTTGGACAGGGATGACCCACCTCGCAAAAGCAACCGGGTGATTACATCGCATATTGCTAACTGTCCCGCCGTTTATGATACTCAACAAATGATTTCACTTCATTCCGTCTACGAGGGTGGATTATGAGCACTAGAGTTGTGGTCACCGGTGGCGACGGTTTTCTCGGTAAGCACGTCGTTCAACGTTTATGGGAACACGGTGGTTACGATATTCTTGTTCCGAAACTAAAAACCCACGACCTTAGATATTTTCACGAAGCGGATCAAATGTATCGAAGGATGGAACCTGAGATTGTTATCAACTTAGCGGCCGCAGTTGGCGGCATCGGTGCTAATATCGCACTACCAGGAAAGTTCTTTCATGATAATTTGATGATAGGTATGAATTTGATCGAGGGTGCGCGAGCCTATGGGATTCGGAAGTTTGTCCAAATAGGCAGTGCCTGTGAGTATCCCCGAGACGCAGCGGTCCCGTTGGTAGAGTCAGATGTGTGGAACGGATATCCAGAAGGCTCTAACGCCGCATATGGCGTAGCCAAGAGAGCCTTGCTTACGATGGGTCAGGCTTACCGCCAGCAGTACGGCATGAATATCATTCACTTGTTACCGACGAACCTGTACGGCCCAGGCGACAATTTCGGAGAAGACTCCCACTTTATCCCTGCGATGATTGGTAAAATAGCAACCGCAGTAAACGCTGGCAAAGAGCATATCGTATTGTGGGGAACCGGGAAAGCTACTCGTGATTTTCTATACGTCGAGGACGCGGCCGATGCTATCATACTAGCAATGGAGCGGTACAATAAAGCGGAACCTGTTAACTTGGGCTCAGGTCGAGAAGTCAGCATATTTGATACAGCGCAGAAAATAACGGTGCTCTCAGGATTTAGAGGCGGTATATTTTGGGATACATCCAAGCCAGATGGCCAGCCTCGCCGTGTTCTCGATATTAGTCGAGCTAAAGAATTTGGATTTGAAGCAAACACCTTGCTGGAAGCAGGGCTGTCAAGGACAATAGAATGGTACAACAGCGTAAGATAACATTAGGTACTTTAAACATTAGCGACAAAGGTAAAGAATATGTAAACGCCGCATTGGACAACAATCGGTTGTCATACGGCTTCTTCACGCAAAAATTCGAAAGCCAGTTCTCGTTGATGCACGGCTGCAAGCATGGCATCTTCATGAATAGCGGAACCTCGGCGCTTCAAGTCGCCTTGGCTGCGCTGAAGGAAACACATGGATACCAAGACGGCGACGAGGTGCTTGTACCGGCAACAACGTTCATCGCCACAAGTAACATCGTCATCCAGAATAACCTAGTGCCCGTCTTCGTCGACGTGGACCCAATCACGTATAACATGAGGCCATCCGCGATATACGCGAAGCTGACGTCGCGAACGCGTTGCATCATCCCGGTACACCTGTTCGGTTTACCAGCTGATATGGATTATATTATGGAGATCGCTAAAAACCACAAGCTTCAGGTTATCGAGGACTCTTGTGAAGCTGTAGGTTCTAGCATCAGAGGTCGATTAGTAGGCAGCTTCGGGGACGCGGCGTGTTTCAGTACGTACGTCAATCACCACGTAGTCGGAGGGGTTGGTGGCCTGGTTACGACCAACGACGATAAGATAGCTGAGTTGTGTCGGTCACTGATGGCTCACGGCCGGGATTCTGTCTATACAAACATCGACGCCGATGACGGCTTGTCGGGCTCCGCACTTCAAAATATCATCGAGCGCAGATTCAAGTTTGATCGAATAGGTTACTCCTACAGAGCCACAGAACTTGAAGCGGCTATAGCCCTGTCAGAACTAGAGCGGTTCGAACAAAATGAAATGAGACGACAACTCAACGCTAATTTGTTGATAAGTTTGCTATCGCCCCAGCAGCAATACCTACGGCTTCCATATACTCCCGAGGGCTTTACGCACGCTTACATGATGTTTCCAATGACTTGTAAGCCAGGTGTAGATAGAGAAAAGTTGCTTATGTTTTTAGAAAAAAGCGGCGTGGAGACCCGTTATATGTTTCCGTTGTTGGAAAGTCCTGCGTATAGGAAACTTTTCCCAGGACTAATTGAACAGTATCCGATTTCCCAACGTTTGGCCCGCGATGGCTTTATGATAGGGATTCACCAAGGACTCGATGCAGACGATATTAGATATGTCGCTAGTGTTATTGACAGATATTTATTGTGGTCGTCTAGATGAAAGTTCTTATAGCAGTCTGTAGTTGTCAAGGAGACGCCGAAAACGGTAATCATGACGCTATTCGGAGCACCTGGGGCAAAGACGTCGCGGCAGCTGGTGCCGACTTGCGATTCTTTGTCGGCCGTCGTTCGCCCGATTATCAACCGAAACCTGACGAGGTGCTAATCGATTGGGAGCAGCCGAAGACATGCGAGCACCCTTGGTGGCAGTGTGTTGAAGGATGCTGCATAGACTATTGGCAAAAAAATATAAAGGAAAATCTTCGTTGGTCGCTTCAACAAGGATATGATTTCACGTTCGAATGTGAGAACGACACCTTTATGGTGCCTAGCAAATTAATGGCGCTAGACTTCGCCAGGTATGACATCTCTGGATGCTTCTTCCCGCTCGACACGCCAATTGGCACAAGAACCACGTACCAGATGTGGCCGCACAGCCCAACGCGTAACCCAACGTCCGATTGGAGGGTCTATCCGTATCCAAATCCCGGCGTAGGCTATTTCTTAAGTCGCAAAGCGGCTGAGATAGTTTTGAACGCAACGCCTAGCCATTGGGACATTGGGCCTTTTACCGGTCAGGCCTTAGGTCCTGCGATTGAATCGGGAGAGATATGGGCCACCAATCTCGATGATTTGTGGAACAACGCATCCTTTCATTACCGGGATGTTCACAACAGCGAATCATATTTTCCCGGTTGCGGTTGGCAGTACGAGATGTACGAGAAACATGGTAAGTTTAAATGAGAACTTTAATCGCTATTAAATCGTGTGTCTGGGATTCGGATCGAGGCGCGCACCAAGCTATTTTAGAAACATGGGGTAAGGACGTTGTCGGGGCTGATTTGCTTTTCTTCGTTGGGTACGACCGCGCACTGAACAACGCCGTAGAAGGTACAGTTCAAATCCCTACGCGAGACGATTATGAGCATTTACAGCATAAGACTCATGCGATTTTGCGGTGGTCTATACAACAAGGATACGATTATACATTTTTAGCGGACAATGACACTTTTTTGATCCCCGAACGTTTGATGAAGTGTCACTTCGAGAACTACGATTACTTTGGACTGTTCGAAACGGGCAACGTCATGCTTGGCACAACTTTTACTCTTGACTGGTATGGAGAAGCGGTCCCTAACTTCTATCCTTGGGCATCCGGTGGTTATGGATATTTTGTATCTCGCAAGGCAGCTGAGATAGTTGTGGCCACCGATCCCGGTCGTTGGACTGAGGATATGTATGTCGGGCAGTCGTTAGGGCCGCGTATTAAACGTGGGATTGCGGCTGGGAAGATTCTTGGATTTCAAAGAGAAATTTCTTGGCATTACCACAGCGAGCCTGGTAATTTCGAGACTTATAACCCAGCATCTAAGTGGATGCAGAACATGTACGAGAAAAATAGATGAGCGAACGAGCAGATTGGATGAGGGAACAAAAAATGTACAAGGCCGTCACATATGGTAATTTTGAATTGAACCTGCCTGAATTTAATTGGGGTGTCAGCGTTTCTGTGGACTGCTTCAATTTTGAAGATAAACAGCCTTACCGTGTTTTTTGGGGCACAGAGCCGAGGGAAATTGTTGATAACCAAGAAAAGCTTATTAGAAATCACGAATTCTACGACCTCATTTTGACGTGGGATCAAGAAGTCTTGAGCCGATGCGCGAATGCCAAGTTGTTCCCGATGGCGAGCGTGTGGGCCAAGGAGCCCGACACGTCGCAAAAGAAATTCGAAGTGTCTTTTATAACAAGTTCTAAAAATTCATGTTACGGGCACAACTATCGACTAGATGTATATAATTATTTACCCGCAACGATTCCATGCCATCAAAATAAAAAGTGGACTGTGCCTTTGCCAGTCACAAAGTATAAATCACCACCTTATCTCGCGACCAAGCACAGCTTATTAGTGCCTTTTCAATACACTATCACTATGGAGAACGCGCAACATAACAACTATTTTTCCGAAAAGCTGCTCGATGCCTTTGCAACTAAGACTCTACCAATCTACTGGGGCTGTCCTAATATTGGGGAGTTTTTCAATAAGGACGGTATACTACACTTCGATAGCATGAAAGAGTTAGTAGAAATAATACATGGCTTAACGCCGGAACTGTATGCCCAGAAGCAGGCAGTGATTGAAGAAAACTATCAAAAAGCGTTAAGCTATATTGATAGGACTGGAAACGTAGCAAAAGCAATTATCGAATCATGGACGCCCAAGATTTCGACTACTCATTCAGGAGCTCCGAATGTCCCACCCGCTAGTTAGCTTAGTGATGCCGACATATAACCGCGCCCAGTATGTGCCAACGGCAATCCGTTGCTTTATGCAGCAAACATACCCAAACGTTGAACTTATAATTGTTGACGATAGTAGCTTCGGACGGCCTTCGGTATATCCAGATGATAATCGAATACGGTGGGTTTATCTCGATAGACGAATGCCAACAGGCGCAAAGCGCAACTTAGGTGCAGAACTAGCGCGCGGCGAAATCATCGCGAATCTAGACGATGACGATTGGAGCTCCCCGTTCCGCCTTCAAGACCAAGTGCAGCGGCTATTAAAATCCGGTAAAGCAGTGACAGGCTACAATACTAGTATAATTTACGACGAGGCTACTGGTTTATTTTATCGTAACGCAGGCGGTCCACCGTATTTTGCGTCTGGGTCTAGTCAGTGCTACGATAAAACGTGGTGGCGGGAACACCCTTATCCAGATGTTTCTTTCGGAGAAGATAGCGTTTTTTCTCGAAGGGCGCGATTAGCGGACCAGTTGGCGATAGCTGATCCAGGCCGCATGTTGGTTGTTCGACGCCACACTAGCAATACATCGGACCTTAATCTACCTAGGTATCCGAAAGTACATCGAGACACCATTTGTCCTGAGTTTTTTAAAGCTATAAGGCATCCGGCCTCGACTTTGGAGTATATGCAAGAGGCTCACATAGCTTCTCACCAAGACGCGCAGATGCAGTTTAAAAAACCGATTGTGGAGTACAAAGTTGACCGTCTCCCCGAGGTAGAAACCAGATGACGCGTCTCTTAATTGCCATTGAGTCCTGTCACCGCGACCGAGATAAACATCAAGCCCAACATGAAACGTGGTTGAAGGATTTATTTATCGTAGAACACAAATTTTTCATTGGCTGGCCGCTAGCTCAGTCACTAGAAGAAGACGAGGTTCAACTTACCGTCGATGACGGATACGGTGATTTATCCGTAAAAACCCAATCAATCTGCCGTTGGGCCTTAGCACACGATTATGATTGTGTTTTTAAATGCGACGTAGATACATTGGTGAATCCATACAGGTTCCTTTTCAGTGGATTTCAGCGTCACGACTATTTTGGAGGCGAAAACGCAGACGTCAACGTCTCGGGATTTGAGCCTGAACGAATCGAATTTTGCTCAGGTGGGGCCGGTTATTGGCTATCTAAAAAGGCCTTGACAATCATTGCGGAAGCTGGTAGTATCAAAACAGCTGCCGAGGACGTCTTCGTTGCCCACGCTTTGAAGGAAGCGGGCATCAGACCTGTGTTCCATCAAGGATACCGATGGCATCCCGGCGCGGCGATGGATAAGGATACAGTCACGTTGCATCTATCTAGTGCTTTGCAAAAGAAGTACGTGCCTGAAATGATGTACGAATACTATCAGAAGATCGTGAATATTCAATACGACCAGTATACAGGGAGTGCAAGGTGAAAAATAGAATCGAGCTCATAAAATTTCCAGTATTCTCTGATTTCACCGTCCACGTAGAAATAACGGACGATATAGAAAAATCTATCAAGAAGTATTCAGACATCGCAGATTTGGCTGATGATAGCGACAGCGAAGCGGATGCGATTACGATATATGCGGGTGGAAAAGTTTGTTTCGTGTTCTTAAACCCCGATGCGTCTATTGGAACAGCGGCCCACGAGGCGTTCCACGTTGTTGAAAGTATGATGAAACTTGTCGGTATTAAACTGAAAGGGGAAACACCAGCATACCATATTGGCTATATAACGGAACGCATATGTAAATATTTGAGGAAAAGGTGATGGCTTATTATAATCTCAGGCACGACTCGTCTTTTTCGAATTGGGTGGACCGCAGAGGCACCTTGTGGGTAGTTCCAGCGTCTTCTTTTAACCCCGTCGGTAATGAGTATTTTGTAAAGTGCGCGAAACATTTAAAAACAATCCCGGTAAACGCACATATACTGTCTTCCCAGGATGATTTAAACGTGGCCATAGACGTGGCCTTTGATCGGTGCCCAGGTTGTATAGACGAAAAACAAGCGTTTAAAAGTCGCTGGCCTGAGGGGGCGGAACTGTGAGATTGGCGGCTAGTATTCTTTTATCAACGATTTTGTTTTTGACTGTGGCCGAAGCGGTGGTTTACACGTTAAACGTGTTTTTCCCACACAAGCCTAAGCATAACGTGACTTGGATAAAATTATGAGCTTTTACTTGTTTTCGGATAGTCACTTAAAGCACACCGCGATGCAAACGTATTGCCAGCGGCCGCCAAACTTTTCTGAGATCATACATCGAAACATGATGAACACGTTGAAGGCAGAAGACACGTTGATACATCTAGGTGACGTGGGCATAGGGAAGTATGCGGACTGGGAGTGGATGATACGAGCGTGGCCGGGTCGTAAGATACTGATACGCGGCAATCATGATCGCCAACATAGCTGCTCGTGGTGGATGGAGCACGGTTTTGACTTCGCGTGCGATGGCTTGAAATTCCGTAGCATGTGGCTGACTCACGAGCCGAGCACATCGCTTGCAGACGGATGCGAATTGAACATCCACGGGCATTTGCATAACATCTGGCACGGATTCTCTAGCCCCGAACGCATCGAACGCGATAAGAAACTGCTAGGCGCTGATTTTATGAGACGACTCAAGAATCCCTGGCAACGTCTGTTTTCTTGCGAGTACACGAATCTTATGCCAGTAGAATTCGACAAGTTTATTGCGAATCCCGATAAATATCAAGCGCGCGGCCCAATAGAGGAAAACCAATGATAACAGTTATAGGGGATGTTCACGGTCATACCGACCGGTATCAGAAGATGCTGCGTCAGAAGTACGCAGGACAGCGAACTTTTCAAATTGGTGACATGGGTATCGGATTCGCTGGCACCCCAGGCCTCCACAAAGACATTCAGACGAATGGTGATCACAAGTGGATTCGTGGTAACCACGATGACCCGGCGAAGTGCAGGTCGACGGTAGGCTACGCGGGCGATTACGGATACCTACCAGAGGACAAGTTATTCTTTCTAGCTGGCGCGTTCTCCATAGACCGTATCTGGCGCACCCCGGGCGTCAGCTGGTGGGCCGACGAAGAGCTCAGCTATACGGAACTTCAAGAGGCAATCGACCTTTACAAACAGGTTAAACCCAGGTTTGTGGTCTCTCACGAAGCACCTTCAAATGCCGCGAAGATTATGCTTCACTCTTTGTCCGGTGATTACTTCGCAGCAAAGGCCGATTGCACAATGTCTCGAACAGCCGAGGCGCTGCAAGTGATGTTAGACGCGCACGTTCCGGAAGAGTGGGTCTTTGGTCACTATCACGTAGACAAAAGTTTTGAGTTCCAAGGCACAAAATTCACTTGCGTGGCGGAACTTAGCACGTATGAACTAGGAGAATAAAATGGCTGACTTTAGAACGGCGGTACTCATTACAATCGATCCCGAGCACGAAGGCGGATATCAAGACAGCCCCCACGACCACGCGAACTGGTCTAGCGGAGTTATCGGGCAAGGCGAACTCATAGGCACGAAATACGGCATCACTGCAGTAGACTTGCCCGGGGTCGTGATCAAGGACTTAACGCCCGATCAAGCTATAGCGTACTACGAAGAACATTTTTGGAAAACTCTTTATTCGCAAATCGAGTCTCAGATCGTGGCGAACAAATTGTTCGATCTGGGCGTTTTGTTCGGAGTGGGTACGGCCATTAGAATACTTCAAGCGGTTTTGGCCCCTACATTTTCTGATGTAACAGTCGATGGGAATTTTGGGCCTAACACCCTTAGCGCCGTGAACCAATCTGAAGAAAACTCTTTACTCCAAGCGTATAAAACGTCGTTTGTGACGCATGCGTTCAATGTTACCGTAGCCAAACCAGAAGAGAAAGAAGATTTTGTCGATTGGGTACGCCGGATAAATAGCTAATGCCCTTCGCCAACCGCAAGTTGGAATGGAAGATCGGGGAAGAGGGCGCGAACGAAATTGTGCTTAAAAATGTCCAAATGCTGGACGGCCTATTTCGCCTGCTCACTAAGAAATGCGCCAATCCGTACTGTAAATGGCCAATTTCGTCTCTTCGACTCACTACGTACGCTGCTCCCAACATAGGGGACGTTTGCGCCACCTGCCATGATTTGTATTCGGCTATTACCTTTATGAACTTAAACTTGGCCAACTCAAACTATTTTAGAAACCATCACGAAATTTGGAAGAGAGAGCAAGATGAAATTAAGAAAAAGAGAAGAAATATGGGTTTAGACGAGGGATCAAATGGATTCGCATAAAATTTCGATAATTGTGTACGCTCAAGGATTCGTAGAAGGGTTTATCGACAGTGAAGCCGAGCCAATAGAACTAGACGAGGACTGGTCGGACGAAACCACGCAAGACGCCAAGGATGAAAACGAGTACAAAGAACAGGTTCGCGCGATGTGGACGGTCTTGTCCGAAGGATTGGATCAGCTGCGTAAAGAGAACGCCAGTCTTGAGAATAAGTTGGCCTTGATTGATATGGCGAGAAACACAGAAACGTAGTGAATATCCGCTACAACGCCGGGAGTTTTGAGGCAGAGTTCACAACGGATTTTAACGGGGACTACAACGCGGTCAAAGCCGCCGGGTTCCGTTACGAAGGCTTGAACAGAATTTGGTACACTAGCAAGCTAACGGTTTTGAACAAGCTTCGCGAGAACAAGCCAGCGTCCGGTTTGACGATTGCTGAAGATGCGTACCAAGCGTATTTGCGTTTGACTGAAACAGAGCGTATAAACGCAGAGGTCCGAGCCAAGTTCGCCCCGATCAAAGAAGAACAAGACAAAGAGAAGAAAAAGCGAAAGAAGAAAGAAGTACATGATCAGACTTATATCGCAGTTAGTATTCCGCCAAAGCCTGGACAAGATTTCGATTACATTGGCGCTGAAGACCTGCTGCCGATGCCTCCGTTTGAGAAAGCCTACGTCCCGTCAACCTCGCCTTCGACTACGTGTTCAACATGCCGCCAGCCTACTTATTTCTACGAATTATCTAATTTATGTCTCTGGTGTGAGATTTTCCTTGACAAAGGGACGTAAGAATGATACGGTCTAGGTAGAGGTTACACAGGGACATGTTGAGCTTGATTCGTGAATGGGAGTGGGTAAGAGCGTGTGAGAAGTGGCTTTCAAAGCCACTCCCGGTAATAGAAGTAGATCGACACGCAGGAGAAGAAGTAGCTCGGTGCGTAGACTGCCATCGACTTCTACAAGTCCGATACCATCTAAGGCTGATTATTCATCTACGCGTTGATCATAAGCTGTCGGAAGACGCAGCTATCGAAAGTACCAATTGGATTATGGATAGGGTTTATCGCAAGCGTATGGAAAACGCCAGGTTGGCGAGGGAGGCAGGAAAACTATGACTGATTTACTACGATTGGTTGTGGTTGTAGCAGTCGTGCTCTTACTCGAAGTGGCCGCGCTTTACGTCATCGGCCCTCCGAAAAATAAGTCTTGACATCGGATTGAGCTCGTGGTAGGCTGTCTTTGTGAGATACAAGCGCCAATTCGATAAGGCAATCGAAGCCCGCCGCGCAGCCCGTAACCAGGCCGCAAAGCCGGGTGCAACGCGCAAGATCGAGGACAAGCGCAATAAGGCACCGAAGCATTCTAAACCTTTGGAGGATAGATTATGATGTCGAGCGAATATTTCACACCTGCTGGCTATCTTACTGATGGCGGTATCGTGTGCGTCAATTGCGGCGACAAACGAAAGTTGCCGGTATCCGACCAAATTCTCGAATCAACGGTGGCATCTGATTTCGAAGAACATGGGCTGGCTTGCGACGATTGCGGCGCAGTTATCTTGGAACCATCCGAGGTCTACTACTACGACGATGAGTATCACGGCGATGAAGACGACGAAGAAGGCGGCGACCTTGAAACTGACTAGGGAAACACACGGCTTTTGTAGCTGCACTAATTTACCCGCCGTTTGGCAAATGACGAGCATAGAATTAGGCATGTTGTTGGGCACCGTGTTGTTCTTCGGGTTACTAGGTGGCGCGTATTTGATGACGTTGGTGCTATCGTGAAACTGACTGACGAACAGAAACTGCCACCAGGTAAATACGTCGTGCAATTTAGCGAGGAGACGTCTATAGTAACGTCGGAAGACGGACGGCTCATGAATACGGATTATCCTCTCGCTTGTTCTTTGTTGTTTTATTGGGTATGTCAAGGTGCAGAACGCGTACCATTAGGAGAAAACAATGTCGACGAATAAACCGGTAAAGCTAAGCGTTTCGCAAAGAATCAAGCATCCTAAATACGGCCTGGGCACAGTCGTCGACGTATGGCACTCCCGCCGTGGTTCCACTAACCTAGCTGTTAAATTCGACAAAGGCGGCCCAGTCGGATTTGCAGAAAAGGCTACCCACGATATCAAGGATTTGAGGCTCGCATGAACTTTCTGAAATTCCTAGAATCTCCCAATCCTGGCAAGCTTACAAAGCGCTGGCTGATAAAATCAACCAGTGACGATTTACTCGGTTTTATCCAGTACTACGCTCCGTGGCGCAAATACACCTGGAGTATGGCAAATGCAGGTATAATTTTCGATATCGCTTGCACGCAAGAAGTTATCGAGTTTTTGAAGCTACACAAGGATGATCGCCAATGAACCCAAAACACGAATACGAAGTTTACACATCGACCGACAAGGCCCAACGTGATAGATTGTTTCAAGCGCTTCGCACAAGCGATGATCCGTTTGAACGGCAAGCCGTAAAGTTTAGTGGCGTCGAGCCGGTGCTCGGTGAAGACGGGAAACAGTTGACCCAGGAGCTACCAAATTACGCTGGTAAAAATCGCTTACACAACGGCGTAGACGTTCACAACTACCGAGTTAGGCCAGCGTACCGTTCGACCTGGTCGGTCGCGCATCCGAAAGCAGAAAATTTCTAGGAGGAAACATGAACATTATTAAATTTAGTGCCGTAGGAACGGTTGTGATGCTTTTAATTTGGTTGATTGCGTGGGGTACAATTGCTTTCATCGCTATTCATTTCCTGAGAAAGGTTTGGTAATCATGTCTGACGAAAAGAAAGTCGCAGTAGAGGCTGTGGTTCCACAAGCGGTCGAAACGATGTCGCACCGCCAGCTTCGTGCAGAACTGAAGCGCGCGGCTAACAAGCCATACGCGGGCAAGGGTTTCGTGATGGGCGGCGTCGACTTTGGCGACATCAAAAAGAAAACGCATGCGGGCCTCGACAATGCGTTGGCAGCGGCTCTTGCCATTGTTTTAGACAACACGAAGATCGAGTCTCGTCGGAAGGATCAAGTCGGACCCGGAAAGTTGAACAGCTATTTGGTATGAGCCTGGTACGAATAGACAAAGGCTACACAAGCTGGCGAATGAAGGCCGACCCGACTAGCGTGTTCTTAGCGAAGAAGACCGAAGGCGGCTTGTGGTACTATATCATTTTGAGTAACGGTCACAGATTGCGGCACACGGCCGATGTCGTTGAGAGATTGGCAGAACCTATTCCAGTGGGGGCAAAGTGATACGAGAGCTTCTTCACGCGGTTTACACATCTATTTTGCACAATCCGAATCAGTTCGCGAGCGGCGGCATTTTATTAATGGCCCTTGGCAGCGTTATTGCGGCGCTTCGTTCTATACCGGCTAAAATTTGGGCCTGGATAGTCCATCAAACAACCGTAACCATAACGGTCACCGACGACCAAAAAGCATACTATTGGACTAAACTGTGGTTGGAAAACCAACGCATTATGAAACGTACCCGACACCTGGATGTATACAACAAAGGCGCGCGGTCGTACGCAGTTGTTCCAGCACCTGGTCATCATTGGATGCTTTACCGAGGGAGAGTTCTGTCTGCAACATTTTTTCGTTCGGAAGAGAAAGCTAAAATGGCGGGCGGTATATCCATGACTACTCGTTCGGAGAGTATAACACTAAAGACATTAGGCCGGAAGCAGGATATATTTCGAAAATTAATGGACGATGTTTTTAATCAGTTCGTCAAGCAAGAAGAAAAGAAACCTGAACTTTATGCTTGGGGTTCTTGGGGTGAATGGCAGGAGATTCACGCTTTTCAGCCCCGTGGGATCAACACTGTTATTTTGCCCGAAGAAGACAAGGATCAAGTAATACAAGAAATCGTCGAGTTTAAAGCCAAAAAAGAATGGTATGCGGAAATGGGTATACCATACCGCAAGGGATTTTTGTTCTATGGGCCTCCGGGGACGGGCAAAACTAGTTTGGTGGCGGGGTTGTCGGCAAAATTCAATGCCAATATTTATATTTTGAAATTAGCGGATATGACCGATACATCTTTGATGGAGTCATCCAAGACTGTCGAACCGAACTCGTTCATAATTGTCGAAGATGTCGACGGGGTTCACGCATCACATAGCCGCACGAAAAAGACAAAAGCATCAAAAGATAAAAACGGTGTTACGTTATCCGGTCTTTTGAACGTTATGGACGGTCTGTTGTCCCCATACGGCGCGATCTTCATCCTGACCACGAACCACAAAGAGAGTTTAGACACCGCTTTGATCCGCCCAGGCAGAGTTGACTTACAACTATGTATCACGTATGCCAACGACAAGCAAAAACAAACGTTGTACAGCCGCTTCTTCGAAGGCACCTGCCCACAGAAATACCTTGATAAGCGTATGACGATAGCTGATTTACAGCAGGCTTTGATGGTCGAAAAGAGGGAGAAAAATAATGGTAGTAGCTAAAGGCCAGGGCGGCATTGTAGCCCATGTTATCTTAGCTGACGGCGAAGCACTGCCTCAAAATTTAAACAGCGAAAAGGTGGTCGTCTATCGCAGGGGTAAATCCACCAATATGGAATTGATGCTAGTGAAGCCGCTCGGCGTCTTGGCCGATGCCGACTTGTTGCGCGACAAAAGCAAACCGGTTTGTAACTTCGAGGGCGGCCCCGATCCACTGCATGAACACGCGGACGGCACGTTTTGGTTCTACGAAGAAACATGGGCCTTGGAGAACGGTCCTTTTTCGACATATGATGAAGCGTATAACGCCTTGGCCGAGTATTGCGTCGGCTTAGAAACTGTAAAAAATCACTTGACAAGTCTTGAGAATGATGATAAGGTGAATTCCTATGAGAATACTGAACTTCAGCCAGCGACTACAGCTACCGAAGATGACGAGGAATGAAAAGATAACGATAGCGGTGATTGATGCCGTCATTATCAGTACCATAATTGTTTGGGCATTAGGTTGGACACTGACAGGAATGTGAGGAGAATACAATGACTTTGGACCGTTGGTATACGGCAGCACACGAACTGATGAAGCATTTCAAAATTTGCGCACAGTGCAAATCTAACGCCAGCAGCAACTTCGCTGGAGGATATCCCAAAGTGGCAATCGAGTGTGTCCAGTATTGCTTGGATGGGCATCATACGCCGTCAAAAGAAAAACAGCCCGTAGCGTCAATTCCCTATAGTATTCCGGGATTACAGCCTATCTGCCCAGAATGTAGATACGGCGGGTCTATGTGTGAGGTTTGCCAATGAAAACTCATATCGATAGCACTTGGTCTCGCAATGACTTACTTGATGAGATTGTTCGTCTCAGCGGTATATCTCAAACCCAATCGAAGCACTTGGCGCAAGCGCTGAAAGAGAAGAACGACCTCGCTGTGGCGCTGGAAGACGAGGCGCGCGGTGGACAGAAGAGCTACGGTAGTATTGCAGCAGAAAATAATAGGTTAGGACTCGAAATAATCCGCTTGAACGATATATCCGAGACCTGGCGCTCCCGCATCGACGGTTTAAAATTGCAACGAGACGATATTCAAGTGCGTTACGACGAGCTCGTGCGAAGGATGGGCGAGAACCTTTATTACGATCTCGGAAAGCATTTCATAAACCCGAATAATTTCTGGGGTAGCGGTCTCGACAGACCCGTTCCCGTGCCCGCCAAGCCGAAGTTTCGCGTCGGACAGTTCGTTATGGCTTTGACTAATAATCCCAAATGGGATTCCGTAAACGGCGAACCTTATCGGATAGATAAAGCTGTCGTGCGAATCACGCAATTCACCACCAGCAATTTTCCAAAGGGGTCGCCTTTCTGCTACAGCCACAACGGCAAAGAGGGAAATTATTCGATCCCCGAAGTCTGGTTTCGCGCGCTTCGACCGGAGGAAATTTAATGGAAGATACCAATATAGTACTAGTGTTAAAGAGCGGAAAAACTGTAGAGATTACTTATCCTTTGCGCGTTTTTACCGAATACGAAACGCCGTGGTTAGACGACCGAGGCTGTCTTCAAACCAGCGATCCGTTGGAAGACTTAACAAAATTTAAGGCTGGAAAATCCTTTGGTTACAACGGTCGATTCGTCATCGGAACTTGGATGCCTCGTTACGGAAAAAGCGATAACCGCGTTGATACGATCTCAATGGGTCAAGTAGAAAATGTTCTCCCAGCCAGCGAAGAAACAGCAGCAAGAGGCAAGAAAATTAGGTGGCAAGAAGAGCAAACTCGACTCGACGACGCTTACCCAAACGGAGTTGTCACGCGTCGAGAACTCGCAAAATTATTTCCAACCTTAGCTGATGTGATTTTGAAGCGACCGGAGGAAATTTAAATGGCAATTGATCCAAAAATACTCAAAGCTGGGGAGGATATCAGCCGTCGCGCAGGCGAAAACATGCGCCAAGACATGTTGGATGCCGGTATGACAGAGAAAGAAATTTCAGAGACTATCAAGAAGGCATTCGCTTGGCTGCACAAGCCGGTGATTAGCGACGAACGTTTGGAGGAATACGCTGGACAACTCTGGACCGCAACGACCGACCCGTATTCAAGTGACGCGAGCCCGGTCGAAGATTTTACCGAGGCTATCGGTATCTTACGAAAATTGTTAAAGGAAGCTAATGCGATTGAGAACTAAAATCTTGTTGACCATTCTCCTAGCATTCGCTTATTTTTGGACTACTCAGCATGTTGCGCGAGAGAAAACCGACGGCCCTATCACAGGAGGCGTCTCTCAGGTGCAGCTTTTAAAATGGTACCTGGAAGCAAACAAGGACTACTTCGACGACCAGCTTCCCAAGGGTTCGCAAATTGAAATTGTTTGGGCCAATTTGCGGTACGCTAAGGCGATGGGCGATACGATTTGCAACGAGCAAGGCTGCCGCATCCGCTTGGACCCGTACGTGAACGTTGCGCCAGCCACGACCCAGGAGACCTTGTATCACGAAATGTGCCACGTTGCGACTCGCGATATAGATTTATTCCACGGCCCCGAGTTTCAAAATTGCATGACGATGCTCTTCAAAAAGGGCGCGTTAGACGGACTAATCTGATGGCTTACAAAACGTCAATAGAAGTAAAGACAGACGATGGGGTAGCTTTAATTTACCGCTTGCGGTATCGAGAACCTGTTTCGTTCGGCGGCTGGGTTGAAAAAGAAATAGATTACGAAACGGCGATGATCATACTAGGTGCAATCGAGCAAGGTCGCGAGGAAGCAAAGGGCGCGTTACGTCGCGCATTGGGGGTTAAATGAGCGACTGGCAACCGATTTCGACCGCCCCTGACGGCAAAGTTGTAGAGACCAAGATTGACGACGGTCGCGGTGTTCGAAACGAAGTTAAACTGATACGTCAAGACCGCTTGTGGTTTTTTGAAGATATGAGCATGTATGTGTATTACGAACCTACGCACTGGAGGCAAGTATGAGTTGGATGAACAATTGGCAGCGCAGCCCGAGGCAGGATCGCCGAGTGGTGGTCGATGGAAAATTCGTCGAATTAGTACCGCTTCCGAAAGATGTTACCGAACAGGAACAATCTGCACTCGAAGCGGTCACAGAACAGGTAAGTATTCCCGCACAGGAACAAACAGAGGGTGCTCCGCAGCAAGTTAACGAGCTCGGAAGCGTGAATCCATCGATTTACATCGACAGGGCAAAACAAGGCGTTCACAGAGCTAAGCCTACTTCGGCGCTCGTAGCTTATGGGGCAGATAGGGTTCCGGAGCAAAAAGAGGCTGAAGTGTCATACCCCACAGGCTCTCTCGGCGAATACACGCCTGAAGAAGAAAACTATTCCGCATTCAATTTAGACGGACCTGAACACAAGCAAGCAGATGAAGAAATGAAAGATGCTATGGCTACCGCGCTGCTTAAAAAGATGGTGGAGCTCGAATTAGCCAAACAGTCCGAGAGCGAAAAACTTAAAGACAAAGCCGTTTTCAAACTGGGAGAAGAGGGCGTGGTTGCAACCATCAGCGAATACGCGGACTACCAAACAAACGCCGAGTTGGTGAATTTGGATGAACCTGTTGAGCAAACCGAGAGAAAAACTTCAAGACGATTTAGAGCCGTTGCCAAAGGTGGATTATACTGACATTCCTTTTTAACGATGTTGCCGGATAGCTACCGGCTGATCTAGAGATAGGTAAATAGCGGCTAGCTTGTTACCGAGCACAGGGCTGTAACCCGTGTTGCTATATACCGTGCGTGGGAACTCTAGTAAGAATGATATAAAGCACGCACAAATTTTAGGAGAAACTAACCTTGGCAAAATCGCGAGGCGTAAAAACAAGACAGATTGAGGAAGGGGCATCGCGCCTTAACGATTTGAAAAAGCTCCCTGGATTATCCTCAGAATGGACAGTCTCGGACATACTTAAACCTAACGATATACCAAAAGACTACCAAGGAAATGGGCAGACTGTTCATGCAACCCATGTTTGCGGTTATGCTTTGTATATACCGATATGTAATTGGTATGCTGCTTGGAAAAAATTAAAACCCACAGAGAATGGAAGTCGTGGGAGATATTGGGGAATAGGTAGAGTACCCGACGGTTTTATTAATGAGGACGGTTTGCAATGGTGTAATTTTTGTCGTTTGCTTCATAGTCGAGACTGGTTTACTGCGTCGGCTTGGGGCCACTATAACGATTGCCGATTAGGTAGAATGTCGAGACACCACAATATGTCGGATGATCGAGTTGCTGAGACTCGTACGCTGATGGCTGAGCAGATTTTAAACCCACGTTGTTGGAACAAAGGGTGTCTGCATCCCAAAGAACCACGCGGTGTCGGCTGGTGGCATTATGACCACGACCCCGAAACCGGACTATTCAGAGGTTGGCTGTGCCACGATTGCAATACCGCGTTGCGAGGCATCCGTATGATGGGTCCCTTGTTAGAGTACGCAGGGTATAAAAAATAGTGCTTGACAAGCATCGTAGTTTGTGTTACGATTTCTATTATGAATTTCAAAAAGCAAGCCGATACGTACATGACGCAGATTCAAACCCGTCGCCGCAACCCAGTGGCATCAGCTACCGTGGCTTCCTATCAATGTAAACTGGATAAGTGGCTTTTGCCTTTCTTTGGTCATAAGGACCTTTCGGAAATTGATAACGGGCTCGTAAAGGCCTTTGTTCAAAAACTATCCGAAAACGGTCTATCCGCTAGCACAATTAGCGTCACCTTCAACGTTTTAAAGCAAATAGTGGCCTCTGCTGTCGACGCGAACGGAAATAGGCTCTACGAGCGCTCCTGGAACTCTGAATTCCTTGATTTGCCTGTTATATCGCAATCCGAACAAAAAGCTCCCTGCGCCGCTCCTAGCGCCATCCAGGCGGCTATTAAACAAGCTTCCGGACAAGATAAAGCCCTTTACGCTCTTCTAGCCGGAACTGGGCTACGCGTGGGCGAGGCGCTCGCCCTGACCGCTTCTGACTGGGATCGCCAGAATATGACCCTCTCCGTCACCAAAACGATAGTAAAGGGGCACACCCAGGACAGCACCAAAACCATCGCTGGTACTCGTATCGTCGACTTGACCCCCGAATTGAACGCCTTCCTGACTAAACATATCCCTCACACCGACGGCCTTCTGTTTCGCTCGGCTAACGGCGGCGTTGTTCGCCAAATGTCTGCGTACAGCCACTTGGAAAAGGTCGGAATCCCAGGCTTTCACTCTTTGCGTCGCTTCCGCGAAACGTATTTGGAAACCGTTGGCGTCCCTCGCATGCTCATGAAGTTTTGGACCGGTCACGCGGCGAGCGACATTTCAGAACGGTACATTAAATTTGGTCCCGATGTTCAAGCACGTAAGCAGTGGGCCGTAAAGGCCGGATTGGGGTTCACACTATGACAGCCGAACAAATACGAAAGGACGATTTTTACATACCCGTACTGAATAGGCAGGAAGCCATCCTTCGAGAACTCGCCGCACAAGTGGCCGAACTTGTGCAAATTATGAGCCAGATTAAGGGGCAAGGAAGATGAGCGACCAAAGTTTGCGTGAACAACTGGTTTGGCTGGTGAAGAAGTGGCGCACCCGCGTAGCGTCTTCCACGGCCGCGAACGAGGCTGTTTACAACTCTTGCGCCGATGACCTTGAATACATTCTCGCGCCGAAGCCAATCGAGAAGTCGGTGTCGTGTAATATATGCGAACACCCCTGTGATTATACTCAGGGCGTGATCGACTGGCATACTCATACTCGGATGTTTCCGGTGCAGTGCGCAACGTGCGGGTCAAACGCGCCAGCTTTACGAGGCATATACTGTAATCAAGCGTGCCAAGATAGCTGGCACGGGAAGACCACATCAATTCCCGACGCAACCGGGCACAGCTGATGTTCTACATTTACAAATGGATTTTCATCCTCACTGGGAAACAGTGGGCATGGGATAAGTTACAAGAAGCAAGGGAGGCACGACGATGAGGTCAGTATTTTTAGGATTTATGGCGACGTGGCTGGTGATTCTTATTTACGCGGGTGTGCTGTTCTACATGAGCCGCCAGTGCCACGGCCAGTGCTTTCAAACACACGACAAGGGTTGCCAGCAACGTTGTTTCGATAAGGGATTGTGCCCGATGGCGGGAGGGGATCAATGAGTTTTGAAGAAGACGAGATCGAGGAAGTGGAAACAGAAGCGGACAAGCGGTACATGAAAGACCCGCTCGCTAAGTCTGTATTTGGGTTTATTAAAGGACTTTACCTGCTGGCTCCGTATATGAAAGAAGCTGAAAATACAAAATTTTTTCTCGCTGCCGAGCATGACGTTATTTACATTCACACAGAAAGGTTGAACGGGCCATTGGAAGACGAAAAATGTTCTCCTAAGGAAGACTCTCCTGACGGTCTCGCGCTGTCGGAACTAGGATTTCATTACGGCGACTACGGGTGGGGGTATTACACGTAACATGAACACATTTTGGTACCCTAAAACGAGTTTCCACGATCCAGATTACGTACCGACCGTTTTTGAATTTGAGACCACGGCAGATTTATTGGACTTAGATGACGTACGCAGAGTTGACCGTCTTGATGCTGAATTTGCTATGAGCAGCGAGCATTTGATGGTTCTTTACAAGGATGGATTTGAGTGGTGGGTTGTAGGTAAGGTCGGTAAACCTGAAGAAGTTGACCTACCCAAGTGGGAAGGTCCTAAGATTCGCGTCATACGCGCGGACGGTACAGAGTTTGTTACTACCAATGTCAAGAGTATTTGCGGCGATGAGATAACTCTACGAGACGGCTCCGTTGTTACGAGGGTTAAATGATCACGGGAAGATACGTCCGTTGGCTTAAACCGAAGCACAAATTTGTATGGGGATTAAAGGGTTGGGTACGAGTCAATCGCTATGGAGAGTACGTATCGGAGCCTGAGATTATAGGGGCGACTGAAAAAGAAGCTGAAGAAATTCTGGCTGAAGCAATTGAAGGCTGGTTGAGTTTTAATTTTAGTGTCCGACCGATACAACCATATACCTGGCCTAGCTGTGTATTTAAATTCTTAGGTTGGTAAGCTGCTCGGCCGACAACGGTTCCAAATCCTTGATGTACTTAGCGTGAGGGCCGTTGATCGGGTCTAGCGTTAGGAATAAACGTCGCAAGTTCGCGATTCGGTCAGCGATGTGGGCGTTGCGATCTACTCGGCAAAAGTCGTAGCTGTTCTCGTAAGCCATAAATCCAACGTGCGAGCAAGCTGGCTCATCTTGATGCTTCGCCTTCCAGCCGTTCTTCCATAAAACACGTCGAATTAGACCGTCATCCAACCCGTGAATCCCTTCGACGTGACCTATTACTTCCTCCATATACCCGCCGGTGTTGGCGAAAAAGTCTTTATTGATGTGCGGAATGATTGCGTCGACCAGCTTGCCGGTCAAACAAGAAGCCGGATTTGTGTACATGCCCGGGCACCGGTCCCAAAAGGGCATGTACTTGCGTCCGCAGGAAGCGACCGAGCCATCTTGCAAAGCGTCCCAGTGATACTCAAAGATATTCGGCCGAACGAGGACGTCTTCCTCAATCATAAAGATGTATTCGGCCTTAAAGGTCTCACGACCTTGCCGAATTACGTCCAAAATGTTCCAACAACCGGACGTTGCTTGAACGTGCCGAGGCTGGTAGTGCAAATGAGCCCAAGGCGGCGCGTGATTGGCGAAGACGTAGCTAAATTCATCTTTTAGTTTTTGACTGACGTCGTCAACGAAGACGTGGATCGGCACTTGGAAGTGGGCCTTACCCAGGCATTCCAAGGCCAATGCACAAAACTCGGGCCTTTCGGCCACCGGCATCACTACCACAGACTCGTCTTGTCGGTCTAACATTAACGGCACCCTCTACCTTAACTCGACTAACGTTTTCCTTCTTTTGGAATGCATCGGGATCGAAACCCTCAAACATCGCATCCCACTTAGCATCCGAAATCTTCTTCTCAGTCGTCAAATACGTGGCAGATACCGCGCCCCTTGCCAACTTGTCTCCACTTCCCAATCCGTGTGCCATTGTGTGTCTCCTCTATTGTTTTATTTTACTTCTTTAAAATCTGGATGCTGCAGTTCCTCGGGTATTTCCGCCTCTAGTTCTGCGGGCAGAGGTTTATCGTAGTCTGCTCCCGGCCAATTCAAACCGACATAATTCCGGCGCGTCGCCGGGACGTTGTTTTCCTTTAACCAGTCTAAAACGTAATCCATAATCCTCATCCCCTTAGACTATCACTTTCCGCCGAGTTTGTCAAGCCCTGATTCTAGCGCCGGTTCCTGCCCGACTTTGCTCTTAAAGTTCACGAATTTGCTAGGCAAAATAGGGAATCCAAAATCTTGCTGTGTAGACGGCTTCTCTGCGTTAGCTTCTATTTGCTCTCGGGCTGTTTTCGCATAATCGCGGACTTGTCCCTGGGCTTCCTTTTGGGTAATTTTGCCATTCTTGTATTGGCTCCAGATATCGTCGATGGCGGCCTTATGGGTTTCGTTAGACTTTAGTTCCATCGGGAAGTCTTTACGAACTTGCTCCCACACGATTGATTGAAGCTGGCGTGGCTGCAAACCTAATTCCTTGGCTGCCTGACGGTAAGCCTCGGCGTTCACGGCGTACGTGCCCTTCAAACCAGTCTTAAGGGCGCTCAACCGTTCGAAGTTATCTAATACCTCGGGGTCTTTGCCACTCAATGGACGCTGGTGACCCGCAGCGACGGCGTGCGTATCGATAGTAACGTGCCCGCCTGGGTTATTCGGATCGATAATGTTGTTATAAAAGTTGCGAACCTTGTGCGATCCACCTAGGTTACGGCTGATGTTCTCACGGCTACCGTCGTCGAGGATGTTTACGGCCTTCGCAATTTCGTTCAAAGCGCCCCAAGCGATTTTCGAGTTAGAACCGTCGTTGTTTTTCATAACGTTCGTGTATTCGCCGGTTGCTGGATCAACGTTTTGAAACGAACGGTCGTTGTGTGCCTCGTCGTAAATGCGAATAAAAGCGGCCTTCTCCAACGGTTCGGTAAGTTGACTAAGCGTCTTATCACCGATAGCAGCCACCATACCGCCTAATCCTATCTCACGAGCCTTGACGCGAGCCTCTGGTGACAACGGTTCGTTATTTTTGGTGTGGTAAATGTCGGTCAAGCGTTCGGCCAGCCCGACGTTCATGTTCCAATCTTTCTGAGGAGACATCGCAGCCAACACACCGGCACCTTGCTTCGTACTCTTACCATACTTGGAAGCAAACTTGTCAGCAATACTGTTGGCGCTTTCGTACCACTTTGCGGTAGCATCGCGAGTTTCTTTAGGCACCTGGTTGTAAAGGTCCTTCAAGTTCTCTTTAAACTGGTTGATGTACCGGCCGATGACCTTGTCGGGGTCCGTAATATTCTCGGGAGTTCTCATCCCAGGCATTTTGCGAATCTTATCAGCGATCTTTTCCTTAGTTTCAGGCGTCAAAGATTGCATTCCAACGTGGACATTCTCAGTGTGTGGATCGGCTATCGCGTTCTTACCGCCTGGAACCGCCGTCGAGATGATTCCCTTTTGTTGATCCGCAGTATCGGCTACGTTATGGCCGAATTCGAAGTCCTCGTCTGATTTTTGTTTCGTGGATAAATTATCTTCATCTTCGTTCTCGATAGGAGACAAATCCATTTTTTGTTCAGGAAGAACATTCGCTATATCAGAATGTCCCGACCAAATCTTCGCAGGAATATTCGTCTTACCTTCTTGATGCGCTTGTACCAACCGATGCATCCCGTCTTCAACTAAATACTGCCCGTTATCTGGATTATAGACGAGGCTAATAGGCCCTTCAGTTTTACTGCCTCGTTTTCTAAAGTAGTTAGACGTAGCTTGATTGTATGCTCTTTCGCCTACAGAAATCTTAGTTAACGGTATTTGAGTTTCTACTGCCTCATCCTTGGGAATTCCTTTTTCAAGATCGGCGGGTGGCTGCCAACTTCCTGCAGATTGCTTCGTGCTCAAATCATCCAACCGAGACTTTAGCGAATAGTCTGGGAACTCGCGTTGTGTATTCTTCCCACCAGTTGGTATTTCCTTTTGTTCCTTGGTGTCCCAAATCGCGCGCTGGTCTAATTTAGCCCCGACTTTCTTCGCAGCATCCAAGTCGTCGGTTGAAACGCCGATGTTGAGCTCGGGCTTATCCCCAAGCGTGTCCCATCCGAGTTTCATATCTGGATGTTGCTTCAAAACGTCCGCGTGTTCGTTGGCGTATCGTTGGAAGTCTTGTGCAGTTGGCTTGTGGTCGAGAACCATTCGATCCTCGGGGTGAATCTCTAAGCCGTACCGCTTGCTTTCCATGCTACCAGTGCGAGGATCGATGCCGCCAGCAGGATGTTTATCCAAGTCAATATTCAAATTGTTGGGGACGTGGAACTCTTCCGGCAGTAAACCTGCCTTATTTTGGGCGTACGGGCGCTCGGTTGGAGGAATATAGCCAGGTTGACCCCTTTCTGGTATGCGGCTCTCTTCCGGCTTGGCCTTCAAATACGTTTGCCGAGACTTTGCTAACTCTTGCTTAACCGCTTCCGGCGTGAGTTGGTCTGCCGACAAAACTAAGGTAGAGCCCGTTGTCGGATCGTGGAAGTGCGCCATATCCGGGACCTTGGCATCTGCGTCGCCCTTTTCAAACCCACCTGGGATAGCGCCACCTTGTTTGATCGCAGCATCAGTGGCTGCGTTGCCGGTGGTACGCTCTGGTGGAACTGTTTGACCTTCTTTAAAGGGTACGCGCAAGTGTTGTCCGTAGTTAACCCAAGAGTTCTGACCGCGCGTTTCAGTGGTTACGGCCGGGATAGACGCGGGCGAGAACATTTGGCGGTGGACGTTCCAAGCGTTCTCTTCGCCCTTAGGCCCGAACTGATACTCGTGCGCAGCGTGTCCGAATAAATCGTGGACCGCGCGCAACTTATCGTTGTACGACAAACCTTCGCCTGCTTGCTCGGTCAACGGGTGATCTTCAGGTAATTCGCCGCCTTGAAAGAAGTACAAATGCTTATTGTTCTTTACGTCGGCGACCATCTCTTTCGAGTTAGCGTACGGCTGGCCGTCTTTCTTCCAAGGTTCGAACTTGATGCCCATCTTGTCCTTGGCGTAATCCCACTGGTCGTCAATATCCTTCTTCAACGAATCGTAGGACTTCTCAACCGCAGGATCATTGGGACTGTGCGGCATCTTATCGTACGCGTCGGCTATGCGCTTTGCCAATTCGGGATTGTGCGAAGTGCCTGGGACAATCTCGTCGCGGCCTTTTTCTTTGTTGAATTCATCGGCCGCGTCAGCTACCGCAGACTTTTGTTTAGTCTCAAACGGTTCACCAACGGTCGGTTTGGTTTCGCTCTTGATATGGACCTGTCGAACATCCTCACCCTTAGCGAACACTTGTTTAAAAGCAGCCTTGTGATTCAAAGCCTGTATGCTTTCTGTGCGTACGTTTCCTTGTGGGTCCGTGATCTCCACTTCGTACGTGTTCTTAGGCGGCGAGAATGGCTTTAGCTTTTCAGCCTTGCTCGGATTTGCTCTCGGAGCTTCGCCTTCTCTTCCGGCGATAGGCTCTCGATTAACTTGATCTCTTGTTCCGCTAATTCCTGTCGTGTTATTATCTTGTTGTCCATTTAGTATCCCTCGAATTTTATCCGTGACATAGTTAACCTTATTCTCGCTGTGATGAAACTCCACAGGAAGATTGTCTTCTCTGGTTCTACCAGCTTCCCTTATTATATCAGCAACCCCAGGCTTTGTCAACTTCTCTTTTATCCGATTAATTGATTGATCTATCAACGCTTGGTGCTCGCTCTCAGGAAAGCCCGCCGCGCTCAAGGCCCTACGAGCATTGGCCATATCGCCTATTAGACCCGGGTTCTTATCTCTGGGCACATTGTCTAGCGCCTCGTTTGCAGCGGCACCAGCCATCGCTCTATCCAGAAATGACGGTAAAGTAGCTAGTGATCTAGCCTGAGTAGGTGGATCGAAAGATGCAGCAGCAATGATGGATGTACCTCTACCAACTCCTTTTTTTGCTAGCGGATGGCGGTTGCTTATTATACCCCTCTGATTAAAACCCTCCAGCTTACCGATAATTCCATGAGCTAATTCGTGGTGATGGATACCGGCTTCGGTCATACCCGATGCTTGCCAATCTGGGTGCTCTAATAAAGCCTTGGGCAGTGGCATCGGCTTCGTGTACGATTCTAAATCGCCTTTTTGTTCCGGATGAGCGCCTATTTCGCGCAGCATCGAATCTATATCGGATGGGCGAACAAAGTCCTTCTGGGTAGACGCGCCATCTGGCTCGGCAACCTCCATTACGGCATTACCGTTACGCCCCATTTTACCCACAGCTTGACGCATCTGCGATATGTGTTCTTCTGTTAAACCTTCCTTAGGAACTGAGAAAACAACTTCGTCGCCGCCTCTTCCTGTTCGGTATCTGGTGCGAACTACCTTTTCGCGATTTATAAAATCATTTAAGTCTCGATCTTTATTAGGACTGCGTTCCTCTAACGGTGTAGAAACACGAACAGCTGTTGCGTGGTCTGCGCCGCCTGTGTTAACTCGTCGGCCGTCAGATAAAATAAAGCCGGTACCTAGCGGGTCTTTAGTTTCACCGTATTTTTCCAAAAGACTTTTTACAACGGGGCTGTCTTCTTTTTCAGCGGCTTGTTTCGTGTTGAACGCCTTTTCTACGTCAACAGATAACGCATGAGAGCGATCTGCACGAGACTGTTCACGAGTTTTGGCGAGCTCTGTTTGCATATCCGTTCGCTTCGTCCCTGGACCGTTTGGTTCTACTTTCGCGCCTTCCCAATTCGACTTAGCGCGAGCCAAGGCGTGGCCCGAATTCAACCCCTTAACTTCGTCCTCGTGAACAGTACCATCCGGCCAAGTAACTTTTACTGGTTGGCTATACGGAAATTTCGATTCGTCGTAAGCCTGAGCGGGTTCGCCTAAATTCATAGGCTTCTTTTCTTTTTCAGCGGCTTGTTTCGTCGCCAAAACCTTCTCAGCTTCTTCGCGTTTAGCATTAGCCTTTTCGCCCGCAGCAAAATCTTCACGACTCTTCGCGAGCTTCTTGCCCACGTTTTGAGGTGTGATCTTTTCGCTAGGCTTGAAACCTAATGTTGATCCCGTCTCGGGGTCGTGAAACATATGGATTTTGCCAAACTCGCCAAAATCTTGCATGCCCGCAGGAATGCCGCCGCCGTTACGAATTACCGCATCGATATCGTGGTCGCCGGTGCTCTTTTCAACTAAGCCTTGGGCTCGTTGCTGAGTTTTTGGAACATCGCTCGCACCTCGACCGCGTCCTTCGCCTTCTGTTCCGGTGTTCTCTTTTTGAGCGCCGCGAGTATTTCCTTCGTTGCCCTGTCCACTGCTTTGCCTTGCATTTTTACCTCCGAGTGCGTCCAATTCTCCCGTCATCTGTGCTGTTAGTGCCGGGTTAAGGTGATGGCTGTTATCTTGACCAGCGATACGCTTGTCCGCATACTTGTTAAATATATCACTCATACCCGGGCTTGTCAACAGCTTTTTCGTGCGCGCCTTATGCATGTCGATAAAACGCTCTATTTCGCCGTCTGACAACTCACCGTACTCGCGCAAAATTGACCTAATACCTTCTAGATCACCGTGCGTTGTTTTATTTCCTTCAAACGGTACGCCGCCGTAAATCTCTTCTGCCATACCGCCCGAGAGGGCTCGTACCGTGAGTTCTGATAACTTAGCCTTTACTTTGGCGGGATCGATCTGTCCACGTTGTATAGCAAAACCAAGGGTATCCTTACCAAGCTTTATTTGATCATCTGTATATTTCAAAGAATCTAAACTGGAACGAGCTTCCGCTAACGCATCCGGGTCTCCTTCCGGATGTAAATGGGAGATGATATCTAAAGGTGCCATTCCCGCAGCGTGGCTTCCGACTATATGCCCAGCCTCGTGTATACGAGTATTGCGTGGCTTAACATATTTATATTGTTGTGGTACTGGTATTTCTTCGTCGGTATACTCAATCGGCTTTGCTTCAGGTTCGGTATGATCAAGCACAGAAGCCGCAGCAGCTTGCTTATTTTTTAGTCCTTCTTGTGGCTCAGCGGCCTTTGCTTTTTTAGCCTCTTCTACCTTTTGTTTCTTCTCTTCGGCCGCTTCCTGAGCGAGCATTTTGTGCAATTCTTCGGCAACTTTATACGCGTCTTCCCGAGACTTCTTTTGCGTTTGCTCGATGGCTTCTGTGTGCGCAGCTTCGTGTTCGTTGATTGCCCCAAGGACCTTGGTCTGAACCGGGGTCAACGCTACGCCAGTTTTGCGCATTGCTTCGACATCATTCTTAACGTGTTCGACACGATCATCTAATGTCGCATGGGTCAAAGGCTCGCCAAAATGGGTCGCTAACTCGGCGTTCAAGGCGTGATTGGTCGCAGGCTCTTCCATCGTGGCCGGTGCCACAGCGGCCGCTTGGTCAGCTAGCACATGGGGTGCAGGAAGAGGCTCAGGAGCGGCTTGAGGGTGAGGATTGTCCTGAGATGGGTGCGAAGGAAGGACAGGGGCCACAGGAGGCGCTACAGGCGCAGGAGATGGCACCACAGGACCACCGGTTGACGGGGTTCCAGGTGCTGGTGGAGTCCCTAGCGCAGGAGGCTGCCCACTAGGTGTTGGGGGACGGAAGGATAACTCGGTAGCCGATGCGTTCGGGGCAGCAAGTTTCTTAGCTCGTTCTACGTTAATGTTCGGGTTCTTGACGTTTTGATATACGCGGTCGCCAGCTAGATACGGAGCCAATGCCCCTAAAGCTAGTGGGTTATGGCCGAGAGCGATGGCGGTAATAACCGTCGGAACACTAAATCGCTTTATTAAGGCGTCCCACAGCCCGCCGTTGCCCATAGTTTCTGCTTTCTGTTGGGCCATTGCCAAGCGGTCACGAACGTCAATAAGATTAGCTTCCTTCTGACGACGTTCTTTGACATTGTCGATGCCTCGATTACCGTACGCTTCATCGATAACCTCGCGCATTACCTTGGCTGCTTCAAACGCGCCTGCCTTGTATGCGTTAGTAGTCGGCTTGGCATCGGTGCGGTATTGCGGTGCAGCATCTATATTCAAGCCTTGACGTATATTTTCCGATTCGAAAAGATTAGGCGCGCGAAGGATCGATGAGCCGTCTGGATTCTTACCGGCTTGTTGCATAATACGGTTCTTTATATCTTCTTTCGCAGCGTCGACCTCATCCTGAGTGCCGAACTTGCCTCGATTGTCGCTGAAAAACTTATCCAGGTGATCATCTAAGCGAGTTTCAAGATTTGAAACCACGGGCGCTATATCGTGCTGAGTTGCTCCCGATGCTGCTAAGAGAGCCTGTTCGCCACTCTGAATATGATCGTCTATGGCTTTAGCGAATTTTTGAGGGGAATTTACAGTCGGATTTGCATTAAGAATTGCTTGCAGGTCTGGAGATACATTTTGAATCTTGGCGCGATGGTCAGCAAAACCCGCTTTTGTGATATCGCTAGCACGCTCAACAGCTGTATTAAAATCCTGCGCTTTGCCGAGACTTGTCATCGACCCGACCGCTTTTTTAGTCGCTTGTGTTGCGACGGACGCCGCTTGACCTGTTGCAGTAGCCGCATCACTTGCGACTTTCTTATAACCCCCGGCCGCATTAATACCTATGTGGGCGTTGATCGACGCACCCACGATACCGGATACCGCAGCGACGCGTTCTGGAACGTTCATCTTGTCCCAGTTTTCCACTAAGTCGTGGGCTTGAGAAGCAGCAAACGGGACGTTAACGCCCATGCTGCCTATTAAACCGAGCAAACGAGCTTTGCCCATCGCAGAAGCGGCTTTAGTCCAATCTTGGGCCGCAGCTGCTACTTGACCCGCCTTCTGATATCCTTGGGCTACTCTACCAAATGCCCCGAGCGCATAATAGCCTGGGGAGAAAAAGTCCGTAACAGACTTAGCGGCCGCACGAGCAAAAACCTCAGGTTGTTGATTAACTACCCAACTGCCGTTTAGAATATGTTCGCGAAGTTGATCTGCCTTTTCTTTACCAAATATTGAACCTAGTATATCCTTGCCTTGTTCATTCAACATCTGAACACGGTCGGGCTCAAGCCCTGGAATCTTGTTAACTTCATCTTGCGTCAGCCAGCCCCACATGCGCTGTTTAACGTTGCCCCAAGCTGTAGTTGGTTTTTCGTCGTACGATATATTATTGTGTTGGTACGTATCTTTTCCAAGAATGTTGTTATAGATGTAGTCAGAGACATTCTTAGCTTGAGCCAAGGATGTATTGTCTTTCGCTTGTGCAGCTACCGACGCGAGGCTGCTATCCTGTGGCGGTTTTGTCATCACCCACGAGAGTGCGCGTGTCAAAAGATCGTGCGATTGTTCCGGAGCACTTTTTTGCTTCGTCTCAGGTGGTACAGGCGTGCCGCCCATCTTCGCAGCTTCCGCTAAATAGTCAATCTTCGATGGAACCGGAGTACCACCCATCTTTGCGGCTTCTGCCAGATAGTCTATTTTTTGCGCAGGAGCCCCTGCTTGACCGAGCGGTTTACCCGATACATCATGGGCTACGCCGTCGTCCACACCTGTGGTTCCCGCAGGAAAATCTTTTGTTGAAAGATCAGTTGCGGGTCCTGTGGCTCCGATATCTTGCTGCTGTGTTTCCTGAGGATCAGGCATTTATTTTAGTCCGTGTTTAAGTCTAAACGCGTCTGCTAGTTGTTGAGTTTTGAATGAAACAGGCCCGTCTGGTGTATTTACAATCACGCCCCCGCCAGCTGTTTGCGATGGAGTGGCTTGAGTTTGCGACTGTGTTTGTTGATCCTGTTGTTGGTTTCCAGTGTTTAATTCTGGATGGGCAGCAGCGTATATCGGATTCAAACTGGCGAAAGCTTTCTTTGCTTGTGGAGAAATGAACGGAAGCGGTGCTTCATAAGCTTTGCTTGGTGCCGCGTTCTTCCACTGTTGTTCAAAGGACTCTAACTTATCGTTCATAGATTGAGCCTGAGTCTTGATGGCTGATTCTCTGTTACCAGGCAACGTAGATGTTAGTGTTTCCTTAATCGCAGCAATAGCGGGGATTGTCGCGTCCCCATAAAACTTAGCCAACTCTGTCGCCAGGGTATCGGCCTTGTTTTGATACGCTGTCCACGCAGGTGTATGAGGTATATGGCTCATAGGGGTGTTAAGGTCATATAACTCTTTCAAGTGACCCATAGCCGTGCCACCTGCATTCAAAGCTGTGGCTGTCTTTCCAGACGTGAAATCTTTATAAGTAGCTGGATAGCTTCCTGCCTTCGACGAATCGAAATCCGGGAATGCCTTTCCGACCGCCTCAAGTACTTCTGGCTTGCGAGAAACCAAATAATCCATACGAGACAGTGTTATTTTTCCAGTTCCTATTTGTTTTACAAGCGACTGTTCTGACGGCGTAAGACTATTTAAAAACCCTTCCGGAGTTGTGGCGGTAGGATCGCCAACAAAACCTGTTTCCGCTTGTTTCTTACCGGCAGCTTTATCTTTTTCTATTTGTACTTCACCGTCTCGAATGTCTTTGACTACACCTAAAAGCTCGGTGGCTTTCTGGCGTCTCTCGGGAGGTTGGGCCGCGTCATTTGCTATCTTGGTTAAAGCTGCTTGAAACGCGGGCGTATGGCCCTCCATCTCTTGCGGCTTGTTCATCGCGATATCCAACATGTCGTTTTGAGTATCTTGAGCCTTCTCTTGCAGCTTGCTTAACTGCGTCATCTGGTCTTCGAACTTCTTAGTTTCGCCGCCGCCATAAGTATAAGCGAACTGTTGTTGCCAATTCTTAGGAAGTTGCTTTGCAATATTTGGATCGAGCGCAGCTTCGCGAGCCAAAATGTTGAATGCCTTTTGGAACAAAAACGGATCGCCGCCTTTAACTGGAGGAACATCACGAATGGCGGCTTGTACGTATTGATTGCCACTGAGTTCCTGGCTTCCTTTTTCAAGTAAGGCCTTATGTACCTTGTCTTCGGTCTCTGCCGAGGTCTTCGCGATAGCTTGCATATCTGCGAAGCGGTTCATTGCGCGCTGATTCAGCATGTAGTATGTGTGTGAGTCGAACGACTGACCTTCTTTACCTTCTTCTACGTCTTCAGGCCCCTTGAAATCTTGACCTGGGAGGTATTTGTTCAAAAAATCTATATTTTCTTGACTAGGGTGGATGCGGTCGCCTGGTTTGATTACAGAATAAGTCGAACGATATGTCGGCAAACCGTTTTGATCGGTACCAGTTAGAACACGACCTGTCAAGAATATTGCATCTTTGGACGGGTCGAGTACCTTACTATCGATCATTTTCTTAATTTCATCTGAGTTTTTTCCTGATGCAATAGTTTCAGCGTGCGGGGCCGCTAACATTTCATCCGCAGATTGCTTGCCTATTGCCAACGATGCTTGAACGGCGTCTTCACCAGTCTTGTGGAGCAGCTGTTGCTCGTGAAGCATAGCCGCGTTCGAAGTAGCCATTTTGATATTGTTTTCTTGCTCTTCGCGTTGGCGGGTTGTAGATGCTTTCGCAACACGAAATGCGCCCGCAATAGGACCACCTGCGGTGCCGCCTTCTGTGGCTGATGCGAGATCACCCAAATTAGCCTCAACTCCGTGGATAACTTTGTTGGCGTTTGATGGTTGCGGGCGCGGTGCAGTAGTCGGCTGCGTTGCATCAGTGTTTGATTGCGCAGCATCCCAGGTCGTGTTGCTAGGCGCAGGCGTATCGCTAGGCGCTGTTTTGTTAAGATTAGCAAGGGCGTGGACGCCGCCAGCTACCAATGCGTTCAACGGGTCCATACCTCCGATCATGAGTTTCTGTGCAGCGGCCCCTAGCTGTGTGTGCCAGTCGCGCGCGGGTGCAGCATTCGTCGAACTTGTTGCTCCGGGAGCGGTTGGTGCGGCCGAAGACGCAGGAGCTTGTTGAGGCGGCAACAGGATACCACCTGGTGTCGCAACCATCGAGTTCGCGATGTCCAAATTCGGAATAGCTGGCGCAGGATTAGGTCCGACAGCGTTCGACAGCTGTTGGTATCCGTCTTGTTCAGTTTGTGGTGGCGTATTCATTTCACTTATCCGTTGATACCAAAGTTAGTTCCAAACGTGGCATTGGAAGCCCCTGACGCGAAGTCCGAAAGACCTTCGCCAAAACTTTCTCCACCACCTAATGCGGCAAAACCACCCGCACCAGCGGTTGCCACCGTTGCTGCACCCTTCTCAATCATGCCGAGTTCTGCTTGACTTGCTGCGATCTTCTGTTGATTAATTTTATCGGCTTGACCAAACTGTGCCTGGTTGCTACTGCTTGATGCGTTTGCATACCCTAGTGGATTATAGTCTCCCGCGAGCGCTTGAAAACCTTGTACGGCAGACTGAGCACTCGCACGACCTTGGGCGTAATTCGCCGCTTGTTCACCGATTAATTGATTTGATGTATTTGCGCCTGCCAAAGCTTCGATACCACCGGAAATCTGACGGTTAATAGCTGCTGAACGAGCCAAACCGCTTGTCCCGCCACCGCCGACACCGGCTGACTGTGTACGTTCTGCTTGGATGGCATTGCGAGCTTGTGCTGCGCCCTGATTTTGAATCAACGCGATATTGGACGCGTTTTCAGCGCCGCCGTAACCAGGGCCTGTTTGTCCGGACTGAATACGCATGATCTGTGCGTTAAGCTGTCCCAACACGCCTTGTTGCTGGCCGTATTGCTGGTTAAACGCAGAACGCATTGAGTTCGTTATACCTACTTGGTTATCGTAGGAGGTTGTTTCTCCCTCGCTCGGTCCCCCGAAAAGATCACACATTTTTATTTTCCCCAAAAAGCATCGCGTAGTCATCGTTACCTACGCTTTTAAAACCTAGTTTTTCACAAAAGAATATTAACTTCGGACTTATAGACTCGTATACTAAACCTTTGAATCCATTTTCTAACGCGAATACCTTGATAATCGGAATACCTACTTCGGCTAAGCCTACTGCTAAACGCTTTTTACTAACCTCTTCTTGTGGCCCGAACTGCATAGCGATTCGAACCAACTCACCTTCCTCAGTAAGTTTAACGTATGCTATCGGTCCTTCATCATCTTGCAAACAATAAGAAAGTAAACCGTTGCCTGTCGTCATAAGTTCGGGAACGTTTCGTGAATCATCCTTGTGCCAAGGATCGCAGGCGAGCCACTCTCGAATTTGTTCTATATCCGATTGGGTTGTTTCAGTCAGTCTTATCATCCTAGTAACTCGGCTTTTATATGTAGGTTGTATTGCATGGGCGTTACACCTGACGTATAGCCCATCTGATATTGAATGGTGGTGGACGCCGCGACGTAGGCGATGAAGCATCCCGAAATAGTTCCTGTTGATGTACTGTTCGTAGTGTTGCTGTCTACGCCAGCCACGACCGTTCCCGGCATAGTTTTAACCACGGATGTGTCGAAATCAGTATATAAAATCTGAAAAGGTCCCAGAGTAGAAGACACGGCGTCCGCTTGAGTCACTGTCGCGACCCAAGAGATTCGATACATACCTGGGCGACCCGCCGTAACCACGTATAGTGTCGTAGGGGTAATTGCGGCTGCTTGATTGATTAAATCAATGGTAGCGATTTCTTCCGGGATGCCGTTACTCACGGTGGCAAGATTGTTGTAACTTGTAATTTTACCAGTGAATATAACGCTACCTGCTAGCGTGGGAGAATTGGACAATACAATCGCGCCACTACCTGTGGTTCCGTTACTCAAATCAGACGCCGCTAACTGCGCTACCGTAAAGGCACCACCCACCGTAGTCTGCATTACAACTTCGGAAGGACCACCCGTGGTTGATAAATTCGCGCCCGTCCCACCGTTCGCTGGAGATAAGATTCCAGTGACGTTACTAACGTTTGGAGGAGGCGGCAACTGAAATCTAGGGATAGCCGCAATCGCGCTCGAAGGCGGAATCTCATACAAAGCCATGCGCAAAGAGTTCGATGTACTTGCTGGCGATACAGAGAAAGTCACTGTATCAGAGGCAGCCGATACGGCAGGAATCAGGTATACGAAGACCTGTGATCCGAATATAGAGCCGCCGACACCAAAAGGTTGTCCCACCGTACCGAGTAAAATCGGTGTATTTCCTTGAGAATCCGATAGCACTCCACTGACGACTGAAAAGCGTAGAGTGCAATGACACAAAACCAAAATACTGTTACCAACCGTCATGCCCGTTAATGCTTTAGAGACGGAGGTGTTACCCGGTGTCGCAGCAGCAAAATTAGAAAGCGATGGTAACGCGCCGTTCAAGTATACGATCATGCCACTTGCTTCCGACGGACCAGCGGCCCAAGTGTCGACAGCAGATACGCCCGTTGAAGGGACCGCTATCGCATACTCTGGACTTACGCCAGTTGATTCTCCGAGCACGGTCCATCCCGCAGGAGCACCTGTAAAAGTAAGGGCACCAGCGATATTCCCGCCCGCCGCAATATAAACTGCATACTCTCCGCTGGGATTGGACGGGACTCCCCCAATAACAGTAAGACTCCCCGCCCCAGAAGATGCCGCAGTGTTGAAGAACGCGCCATCGAAACCAACAGCTGCGTTGGTGGGGCCAGAAAAAACAGTTCCGGCGGGCTCAGGAGCCAACGTAAACTCTAAAGGCCCAGGCAAAGTAACCGTTTGGGTTACAGGGGTAAATATACTCGGAATATCCAGTGTTATCTGATCAGAGTCCGAGCCGCCTGTTCCGCCACCACCGCCGCTGCCACCCTGACCGGGACCTGTACCTGCAGAGGCAGCACTACTAGCTACGCTTGTAATTTGCGCAGAAGTCAGCGCGACGCTTTGTACTCCCGGAGGCATCAAAGCGAATCTAGGAGCGCTCGTTGATCTAAGAGCCGTGTTTACAAAGTTCACGTCGTGCTGAATTGACGGATCGATTGAACCTTGGAAATACTGCGGAATCACGGGCGTTATATCACCAATTGATGGTGGACTTGGCCGTCCAGTTATGGGTGGCGCATCAATAGGCTTCCAGTTTGGGCCAAGCCCTGCCTCTTCGTTTATAGATGGTGAATTATCTGCCACTATATACCTTTATGCCTCTGTGAACAAGCGTCCGAAAATATTAGTATTAAAAATCTCATCACCGATTGACGTCTTGCCGTAATCAACTCGAATACGTAAGTGTCGGCAGCGAGCCAAAGAACCTGTGCCTGAGAAATAATACCTGTTGGGGGAATAAGACCCTGGGGTTATCGTTTGTCCGTATAGAGACGGTGGATCAAACACTGGATTTAAAGTAAATTGAACGAAGTTACCTGCAATCTCATTCAACAAATAGCTCACCGTCGGTTGGAAACTCACGTTGCTAAAATCAAAAGCGCAGAATTTCAAAGCCGCTATTTGTCCTTGGTTGACCAACACGATGTTACCCATTTCAAAAAATGCATCATATTGTGTCCCGTTATCGGTAAAAACAAGTTGGTTGCGAACCAAGATGGTTTGATTTTGAAGTTGTGGTCCGACCAACAACTGACTAATGCCTTGTGAAGTATTCACAGACACAACCATTTGGCAACCGTTGGTAATTATAGCGTACGGAGACCATACAGGCTCGGTATTGGGCATCGCCCCAGCTTGGCGGGGGTTCAATCTATACCAACCGGTATTGCCATCGCCGACAAAAATGGCGTTATCGGTACCGTTCTGATATGACGCTACATATACCTGCTTCGGGTCCCACGTCATATTAACCCCGCTCGACATCGCGCCCGATGTAGGCTGGTTAGCGAACTGATCCCCAATCGGAAATCCCGCGTTTGTGATATTCAACGAAGGCGTCATAACACGGAATTGGTTATCTGCCGAGAAGAAGTAAATTTCGCCTGCGAACACGTCGAGGGCGTTCCAACTTAACAAGCCTATTCCCGGAGCGGCCGTTATAGATGAGAACGACGACGTTGCGGGGCCGCCACCTATGAACTCGATGCTATTTGTTAAAAAGGTAAAAAGACCTTGTGCGGATTTTACCACGCGATTGACTGGTGCCAAAAACGGCAACGAATCTACCGCAGAAAAAGCTTCGTCGGGATTGCCGACGTGTGTGTCTGGACCGCCAGAGAACGCTACGAACTGCCCGTCTATTCCAAATATACGCTGGAAGTGATAAACTTGAGGCAAGAACGTTGACACAGGTGGATCGTTAACACCATTGATTGGCGCAGGGATCAACGTGTTTAATCCGGGATATATTCCGTTGGCGATATCAGGCAAAAAATCTTGGAAGTGCCACACGCCGCCACCAACAACGTTCGGAATTTCTGTCAATTCAAACATCTGACTTGATCCACCACCGTCGACTGATCTCCAAATAATAATCGTATCAACTTGTGGATCGCTTGAATAAACGCCACTAACAGTGATTACAGCGCCTGCGTTTGACCCTACCGTCACGTTTGCTGGAGACGCGGATGACACGGCGTTAGTTTCTGAGCCAAATGGCGCAGGTAGCGTCTGTGTAGTACCTGGTGGAATTTGCTGCACGCCGTCAATACCGCCTAAAGGGGGCGCAGAATAGATATCATCTAGCGCGCGGGCCTTGTAGCTGTATGCCCACGAATACCCTTTCGTAAATGCTAAAGAGTTCGTACTAGCTAAAGATTCGGCATACCATGTTAGCTGCGGCGAAGATGGCCCTTCCATCGTCGTCGTTCCAACAACACCAAACGCGGGTGGGCCGGATGACGCCGACTTACCAGAAACGATGACAGCTTGTACCGTCCCGTTTGCAGCGTCGACAGACGACCCGCCATACGGTTGAGTTAGTTGTGGAGGAGCAAAACCCACCAATGGCAAGTTCCAAATGGTCGAGGCAGTCCACGTAACCGAAGGCCCTACACAAGTCCAAGTAAGATTACCGTCTTGAGTAGTCGCACCATAAGTTGTTCCCCAAGCATTCAAAACAGCTGTTTGCGTATGCGTCTCGTTTACGGCCGCTGCGTTAGACACAACAACCGAATTATTCGTTGACGAAACAACTTGGAAAGTACCGTTGTTCCCGGCATTTGTAAAACCCGTGAATGTTACGTAGCTATTAGGTGGTGGGTTGTTTACCCAACTTCCGGTGCTCAACGTGTATGTAGCCTCTCCACTCAATGGAGTGCTTGCAGCGACGGTGGTAGTTACAGCGGCCGCGATTGTCGTACCAGGGGCAACCGTGCCACTTAAATCTGGGCCGCCGGACTTTGTCTTAGTCACAACTTGTAAATTTGTGCCGTCAAAAATTACGCCGAAGGCTGCGCCTGAAATTGTCCAAGGAACGTACGTTGTTGACGCATGCCACACGCCACTTAGCGCGCCGCCGAACGGCGTGCTCACGTTCTGCCACAAAAGCTGGCCATCCGTTTGCTGTTGACCCACGTTTAGTGGAACAGCTGGGAACGGCGTATACGTGCTACCAGACGTGCCCGTCGAAGTCGGAACTTGTAAATAAACCGCAGTAGGAGGATTACCATTCAAACCAACGGTCGGAGGCGGAAAAATAAAAGGTTCAAACGCCACGTTGGCTACAGCACGAGCGCCAGTACCTAATGGAACACCCGTTACGTACCAATTCGAATAACTATGAGACGGCTTCCAAGCCTGGGCTTGCGCGTATGTGCAAAAGAAAAACCAGTGCGGCTGGTTATATGTTATGCCGCCGCTAGTTCCACCGGCACCGTTTTGTTCGGTGTAGTTCCAACCAGCCGTCGGAGTGAACGGCGGCTTTACAGTTCCGCTGCGACTTAATCCGCCGCCACCGTTAAAGTTCAAATAAACGGCGCTTGTGGTAGAATCATAAACAACTACCGGTGCAGCTGTTCCATTAACGCCAGCATCTCCGTAGACAAAGCTCGGAGCCCACGGGGCAAGTTGCCCGACGTTCTGCCAAGTAAGACCGGTTGTTTCAGTGGTCGTGCCGTATAAAGATTGGTTCCAAGGTGGGCCACCGGTACCAGAAGTTCCAAATTGAGCGTTTGTGATATTAGGATTTGTCGGGTCTGCGTTGACGCCGATCAATTGCCATACTTGATGGTTCGTGGCATCATACGTTAGACCCATCGTGGAGAAAATGGTATTGGCTTGCCACACTGTAGACGCAGCACCGCTAGAAACAATTTGAATACCTGGTTGAGCAGCGGGCGCTGTGATACCCCAGTTCCAAACAGATACCGTGCTCCCTGTGGGGAAGTTAACGTTTAGTGGTGTGTATTTTTTGACATCGACGCCGTCCCCGAAGAATAAAATGCCTCCAGAACCGATAAAGTGTGTTTGACCAGCACCAGGAGACTTAGCAAACAGTAACTGCGCGTTGCCGTTCTGTTGGTCCCAATATACGGCACCCGCGCTAACAGCAGTACCGTTCGCTGTTTCCATTAAGCCATTAGGATTAGCGAGAGTAAGAGTTGTATTCGTCGACGCAACACAAACAAACGCGCCTTTATTAGCACCGTTACCGAATCCAGAAATCAAAAATATCAGACCAGCATAGGCTCCGTTTGGCGATGATACAGTAGGCGCACCATTGGTAATCGTTCCAGTGTAAACGGTCGTCGCAGTCCCACCAGGGCCACCTGTACCGCTCGCAGCAGCGACGGACGTCAAGAATATTGTCGCAGCTGTTGCGGCGTGCGACTCACTAATCGCACTCGCGTTCACGAGAGTTAACGTTGTAGCAGTTGACTGAAATACCGCGAATACGCCGTTGTTCGAACTATTCGTGAAACCCGCGACTGTTACTGATTGGCCTTGAAGGCCGTTGTTTGCGCCACTAGTAAATGAGCCTGTGTAAACCGCTTGACCGTTTACTGACGCGGCCACCGACGTGATCGTATCTGATTCGGACGGCCCTGTCGAGCCAGTGTCGATGATGACGCGAATTGTCCCGTCAATCAATTGGAAAGAATACGCAGTTAACGGTTGTGTCGGGTATATATAGCCATTCCCTGGACCGCCACCAGGTTGGGGTCCGAACGGAACCGTGGGCATGTTGATATTGGTAGCGGATGAAATCGTAACAGGGCCTGTCGTGACAAGGGCACGACCAGTCAGTGTGCCACCGTTAAGAGTGATGCCTGACGTTGCGAGAATATTGCCAGCCCAAATGTGTGTGTGGGCGTCAAATGTAGTCGCGCTCCCAACAACCCAAACTACGTTGACCGCCGATGCCCCGTTAATCAAATTGATGGTAGTTGCGGCCGTATCGACATTCAGAGCCGATCCGACTTGGAAAACGAACACAGGATTCGATAAACCTGCGCCATCGAGAGTTACGGTACCGCCTGTGAAATGAAGCGTGCTAGAAGCAGCGCCGACAAAACCGGGTGCGCCGTTATAACCTGTAGCCGTAGCGGTGAAAGTCGTTGTCCCAAACGAGCCACCGATTGGAACTGGTGTTAGGCCGTTGAAGAAAACAAAAGCCGCAGTCAAGTCCGTCTGGTTTTGGGCGGTAGCGGTTACATAGGCCGCAGGAGGAACGAAAGTGCCAGGTGGGAAACCGGAGATAGAGTTCGTGGGAAAGCTACCAATATTTCCGCCAGAGATAACCGTATTACCCGTGTTCGTGATGCCGGAATATCCGAGCGCGGCGTAAAGTCCAGCCGTACCTAGCTGTACTCCCGCTATACCGAAACTTATGCCACCGGTACGAAACGGAGATAGGCCTGGGCGACGTTTGAGAGTGAAGTTATTAGAAAGTTCCACGTTCGCGCCTAACCATAAAGCTTCAGGACGACCGCCGTAAAATCTCTCAGTGTATATATCTGCCGCAGAGTGTAGCGCCGCACGCTGAGTGTAAAGGCCGGTAAAAAACCTAGAGTTGAAAACACTCGCGTAGCGTGGTTGTTTCTGTGGCTGACCGCCGCTCTGTTCGAGAAGACTTGCCATTTATTCCTTAGACTCCGCGAGCCTGACTTCCTAGTTGAGCCGTTTGTGCTGACGATGCTGACTCAATACCTCTTGCAAGCCACTGCTGGACAAACGCGTTACGCTGTAGCTGCGTAAGACCTTCGGCCTTGGACAAAAAGGCTGCAATACCACGTTGACGATACGTTTGAGATCGAGCATCGTCTTCGACAGCGAACATCTCGCTCAAAAACAGATTATTGTAAATATCTTGGTAACTGTCCGGAATCGGACCCCAATCAAAGTTATTCGCGTACGCCGTAATTGTTTCTGCTACGCCAGCTGCGTTAACAACAGTAAGCGCTGTCGCCGTGCAATTAACCACGACAAACGAACCATTGTTTACGATGTTCGTTTTGAACCCAGTGATTTGTGCAACAGCCCCATCTGGAAATGCTAATGGATCAAACGTACCTGTGTATACCGTGTCTCCTGCAGATTCGTTACCGGCTGCCGAGATAATATAAGGACCAAACATAACCGGCCTTTTTTGATATATCAAGGTTACCGTATACGCAGCATTCGGTACACCGATGAAACGCAAAAGCAGTTGGGTACTCGACAATGTGAAAACGCAAGCTGAGTTCGGGCGTTGTTTATCTGCGTCTCGTGACATCGATAAGTTATTGTAGATGTCTTTGATTTCCCAAACTTTTCCAGTGTTCGCACCTGTTGTTTCAGTAAGCGTAACCTTTTCTAAAAACCCAAAATCCGGAATAGAAGACAGTGGAACTGGGTAATCTTGTTCACCTACGGTCGTCGGGGCATCTAGCTGAAATACGGCACGATTCCAAGGCCACGTCATCGGCGGCCCAGTCAGCGTATCGCGAATCATATTCGCAGTTGATACTGCTGGTTCTTGACCGAGTCCCGCAGTCACAGGCGCGTACTCGTAAAAAGCTTGGGACCAATTAATACTTTGTGTTAGTGTATACATAGTTTATCAATTAGATAACGGGGTAATTGAAGGGCCAAGCGCCACCCTTGAATGTGTTGCGGCTACGACCTGATCCCATCACGGTGCGGTCAGGAAGAAACGAATACTCTTCCAATTCTCTATCTTGGGCAATGCGCATACCAGTGAGAGACGCCTTCCACATCGGCCACTCTTCTTTAAACTTTGCGCGCACTTTAGCTTCCGGAGAGTAACGGTAGCACTGTGCTATGAAACCCGCGCGGAAAAAAGGCTCGTACTTATCGGGCAATGGGGCTAACAGATCATCAAGACTAGTAAACTTCGGCGGCACCATTTGGCCAACAATATTGAATTGCCACACAACACCCGTTTGCGTGGGAACGTCTACGATACGAATACCCATGCCGTTCGGATCAACAACCGTCCAAACTGTAGTTGCGCCTAAGCCCGAAACCTGCGTGCCTGGAACGGCCCTAATTGGTGCCAACGGCGCAGCGCTGCCTTCGGTGCCAAACGTCGTGATTACGAGAAGGTTTCCGTTTGCGTCGATGATTTGAGAGATAGGATTAGCGGGCATCGCGGTCGTCGCTAACGGGCCAATATATACAGAACCCGCTTTAGGATTGTTACCCCAAGACGAGCTTAAAACATCGGGTTGTCCCCAAGTACCATAATAGAGTTCACTATTCGGGAAAGACGAAACGATGAAACCTGGGTCACCCATCATAGTGCCATTATTGGTTATCGTATACGACCCGGTACGTGCTTGAAGGCTTCGCCCGCACTCGACGCGAACCCAGGGTTTCGGTACTTGCGTGCTGCTAATGTTAATCGCAATTCCACGTTCCAACCATTCAAATTCATAAACCGAACTGCCATCTGGATTCACCAACGCGTAGTCTTGCTGCCAAGACCAAGTGTAGAACAAAGGCAAATCGGCCGAGTTCCATTTATGAGGAAAAGGCGTAGCGCAGATTTCGTTAAACACATCATTAGCGATTGTTAGCGCGGGTTCCATCGACGTGCCGCCTACGTTTAGCACGGGCTCGATATCCCCGAATGAAACTACTCGGTCAATAATATTTTGAATCGTGTACGTCGATCCCTGGCTTCCGACTGGTTGGCCTAAAAAATTTACCCCAGAGATGTTTATCGCTACAATAGTCACATTCGTAGAAACTGGAGTGAATCTGATTCCTAGTTTACTTGGTGTGACCATGTAAGGACCTGCGTTCAGGCCTGCGAAGCTATATAAGCCAGTAGGTCCCGCAGTTGTTACGGCGCTCGCAGTGCCGCTAAGAGTGATCGTTGCGCCCGCTAAGGCTTGGCCTGAAATACTGTTTGACATGAACTACTCTCCTGGACCATATATCCCGGGCGTCCTGCTGTTTTCCGGAATATTTGCCGCGACTCTTGAATCAACAGGTTTTGATGTACGACTATCCACTGGCGGAATAGCTGCGTTATCGCTCGTTTGAACATCGTAAATCTTTGTTCCTTGAACTATACGATTAGCATTGGGGCCGAATGGAGCAACTCGACAGTCAGGTACAGAATATGGAAGAGACGGCGGCGGTGCTATGCAAACATCAATCGGTGGTTGGGTTGCGCCCGCGACAGCCCCAAAATTCGTCAAAGTGTTCCCATTTCCGGAACTGTCTGCTAAAAGATTACCGGAACAAAACTTCCACCAAGCTGTCAAATTGGCAGAAGCTGGCGTTCCGCCAGCCGCAACGGATGCTATTTGCGAAGGAGAGAGCACAGCATTGTAGATGCGCACATCCGATAACTCGCCATTAAAAGGAAATCCAGCGCCATTACCAATCGAAAAACCGCTTGCTGAATCATCGTACGGAGTCGAGCCGGGTGGTATTGTATTGCTGAGGGCATTAAGATTAACGCCATTTAGATACAATTGTATCTTGCCTCCAGCCACCATGTCGTATGACGTAGCATAATGAAACCAGATGCCCTGCGTGATAGTATTATTGGCAGAATCTACCTGATAAGCTGTTTGACTGTCATCATCAACATCAGCGCCTATAGCGTTTGTTGGTTCAACAAAGCACCACGGAGAACCAACGATTTGGTCTTTTATTAGTATAGTCTCAAGAGCAGCAATAGACGACAGACATTTAACCCACATGCAGATAGTTGATTTAGCGAGGCTACTGTACACCGCAGCTACGGGTGATGTCAGATAGGTTGAAACGCCGTCTGTGCGTACACTCATAAATTATTCTCCGGGGCCATACACGCCCGGTGCTCTGCTGTTTTGTGGATATGTTCCCGATGCTACTGGCACTCCAGCAGCACGACTATCCTTGCTCGGAACCGCTGGATTGCTGGATATCTGTGCATCGTAAATTAAAGTGCCGTTAACATTTCGACTTGCGTTTGGAGCGGGAGCTATAGCCCGACAATCCGGTACACTGTAATTCGACGGAACATCAACAAGGTTAACGCTTCCAGCCGCCCACCGAGTGATACTAATATCCACCGTGTTTGTAGGAGGAGAGGTATTGTCCGAAGAAACAGTCTGCGAGAGTTGAAGTCCCGCTCTCCCAAGCGTAACCGCTGCGTCAATATAAGTTGGAGAGGTGCTTAGCGGAACAGTTAGAATAAGCACTCCGTTTCTGCTCACATAGATGTTTCCACTAGCGTAATTCCCGACCACTGCCACGGTGAACTTGTCTCCGCAAATCCAAGTGGGCACTTGAATGGGTCCAACATTGAATGGAACTGAAATATCTAAATCTATTTGATAAACATCCAACCAACCAACTCCGTTAGCGTCGTTAAATAAATAGGCCACGTAACACGGAGTCAAATTCGCAAAATTATTAGGAGCATATCCAGCACGAACATAGAGAAGAGGGATGTTCTCATACTGAACAGGACCCGGAAGGTCGGAGTTTACGATGTTTCCTAAAACTATTTCACAATATTGATCGACGGGAAGAGCGGGTCGAAAAACTTCTTGGCCGTCAGCCTGATAAAGTCTAGTGGTACAAGCCTCGTGGTTTACTATTTGTAATTCATCATTTCCCGGCGCAACCGGGGGAACCACCCAACGTGCCGGGTCAAGAGGGTTTTCATCCGGTCGTTGAAAATCATCGTAGTAAAGTTCGGTGTATACCAATTTGACAGGCACTAAAACACCTTTAGCGCAGAAATTTGGGCAGACGCGCTAATAAAAGGGGGTTGGAATTCTGGAAGGAAGTTGAGGGTCATGTGCCTTTGGAAAATTTTAAAAAAGAATAGGGCGGGAACCGCCGCCCCTCGGGACCTTGTGGTCTAGGTTAACCTGTTTTAGATTTGTACGCCTTCGATGGTCTCGCCCGTTTCCTTGTCGACAAAACGGCTGGTAAATTCTGCGCCGTATTGATCGATGTTGGTTGCGTTCGGTGCCACGTTCGGAATCGATTCCGATGCTGATTGAGTATCGGTAGATGCGTCAGTCATATTGACTGCTTCGCGCCATCCGATTTTAGTGTGATTTGAAATCTTACGTTCTCGTTCTTGTTTATCCAATCGGACGAGATACTCAACTGTATCCTTCGGGAACCACTTCATACCGCAAATACGGCATCGAATGTACGTAGTGAACGCGATGAACCTGTGTTGGTAAACCGCGTAGTCCTTGTTCTGTGTCTTCGGACCTTTCTTTCCGCCCTTCAAGTGCTTACAACGCGCTTGCTTTAACAAGGCCTTGGAATCTGAGTCCTTGGCGTTACGATCACGTTGTACTTGACGCATCTTGTTACGGTTCTCGGCTTCTTGCGCCGTTTGTGCCTCCCGACCTTCCTTCAAAATCAAATACTGAAGGAGTTGGCCGAGTACACCCGCGTCAACACCAGCGACAGGTGCCGCTGTTTGTCCTGCGACTGCTGCTTGAGTAGCTGGTGCGGCTTGCACGCCTTCAACATCGGGCACTACACCTTCTCCAAGCTGATCAAATACTGACTTCGGTTTCTGTACGTTTGACATATTTTCCTTATTAACTACGTGTACCTTTTGGCGTACACAACCCGTTTTATTTTTGTCGACACGATGATGGTCGTCGACTGACCTTTACATTTGGACTTCCTTACTAGCTAGCTCATCCTCTGTGTATCGTTTGCCGTTGCGTTGTTCCCACAACGTTTGACGATACCTTCGGAAGCAACTATTCTCGGAAGGATTTCCAAAAATCTGATGGGCCTGCCACTCTGTCAAGATTTCGTTCTTGATTAGCTCGGCGAGGACCGTGCGCCAACCGCGAAGTTCACCGGCTGGTAAATTATGCTTGTCGAGTAAAAGAAGGCTCCACTCGTACATAGCGGGCGTTCGTACGTAACACACGTACCTAGCGCGACCTGTTACCTTGGGCGGGATGCACCACAGCCCGACTGTGCCTTGAAGACCGTTGTAAACGGTGAAGCATTTGATCGGGCAAATATCGTTAACTCTCAGTTTTCTAATGAACGCGTCGGTAGACATCGGGTTGACCATGCGGGCCTTGGCGTTCGTAAGGTCTTCTTGGTCGTCGAGCTTATATCTCTCCACCATTTCGTCGCTGATTTCTTTCTCGCGCGCGAAGGACTCTCGAACGAAATTTTTAAACTCGTGTGGGCGCTTCACCCAGTCAGGGGTGCCGCCCGCCAGTATTTCCTGTACCGACGCTTCGGTAGTAGGCAAATCGTGGTGGTGTGTGAACAACTCTTCGTCGTCTTTGGCTGCGCGCGTGTTGCGTAAGTCTACGGTGTTTTGGCCAGGGGCTACGTGTCTATTGTGGAATGACATTGCTATTGCTTCCTTCCCTACAGAGTAGGCATTTGAGATTTACGATGTTGCGATTGACATGCCAACGAGTATGCCGTCCTCTCAACAACGATGGCTCTCGTTTTACTTTTGTTTCTTCGGATTGTTTCTTGCCTAGTTGTGCCTGTCGCATTCGTTCTCTGGCTTCGTCACTACGTTTTGCACCAACGTGAGTAGCCAACAATTTCTCGTGATTCTCTTTGGTCATTTTACGACCAAGAGCGTACTTGTTACCTTTATTGCGTTCTGAGAGTTTACGACGATGACTCTCAGGCATTATTAAACCAGTACGCGACTCGGACATTTTAGCCCTAGTCTCTTTACTCATCTTAACTCCCAAAGACCCGTCGCCGCCATGCGTGATATTATAACCTTTTTCTGGATTGGTTGTGTCCCAAACCTTAATCAATCCAATCTCGTAATAGTCCATCTCTTGTTTCGTTCCAACGATAACAAGAGGCTCTACTTCGAAACCATCTGCGCCGTACTTACGGATAGCTCTGTATAACAGACGCTTACCTTGGTACCCGGTTTCTGCCAACCAAACGTTTCGACGCCAGTAAGACTCTAGGTCTTTACCTGCGTGCTGACCAACATATTTCTTTCCGTTCTTTTTATTCGTGATTAAATAAACTAGCATTTTCTCTCCTCTAAAAAAGAGCGAGTCGGGAAAGCCTGTTAGAGGCAGACTTCCCCACTCTTAATCCTAACACAGGTTGCAACCCGTGTCAAGAAGTTTCTTTATTGAATAGCAGGCCGTTTGTTACCGCTTTCGCGGGGTCGGTCATTTCTGCCGACCTCTTACAGTTTCGTTTCCTGTAAGAGCAGACTATCGCATCACCCCGAAGGGTGTTCGCTCGCTTAGTCGTTCACGGTGCCTTTCGGCTTCCGCCTTGTTAGCATTTCAGCTTCCAAGTCAATCAGAGCAAATTATCTACTAGCAGATTAC